GAAGTCAAGAAAATTCCCCTAGAGGCACTTGACAGCCACCTAGAAATGGGTTATCGTAGGGGGCGAAAATAGACAAAAGGAAAGGATTATATCATGGTTTCAATCATCGGAAAAGATGAAAGTGTTGCACGCGATGCTACGTGTAAGAATTGCGGATCGATTCTTCGTTATCTTAAGCATGATGTGCAAGAAGGCAAATCGTATGATTATGGTGGCGGATGTGATATAGTCCACTGGATCAATTGTCCGGGATGCGGATCGGAAATTAGTGTTGGACGCTGGTAATGATTACAAATTCACATCGGCTCGTTCATCCACGGGAATACAGTCAAATCGTAGCAAAGGAATTTGGTTGGAAGTGTGAAACTTGTGACCAATACACGGAAGAGAAACCGTATTGTTCCTATTGTGCAATGTATTGGAAAGATGTATCGGAAGGATTATTTGACGATGAATGAATACATTATATTATGTCGCAACCCAAGTACGGGTAACGTACTTGCAATCGAGGATGAAAACAATCATATTCATGTGTTTAAAAGCTATGAAGAAGTGGATGATTTTATTGAACTTGATCATCCACTAATATCAGCTTGGGAATATCAAATAGTTGAAATTGAGTAAAAAAAGCCCCTATGGACAAAAGAGGAAAAGTCGGCAGACTTAAAATCTGCGCATCTGTAGGTTCGAGTCCTACTAGGGGCACCAAATTATAATCTCGGTGGCAGGCTGGTGGTTTGAAGGCGTCTTATAAGCGTCTTAAAGATGGGTTCAATTCCCATACCGAGTACATCGAAATCTCCGGATGTATAAATAGTCTATAATGGGCTAACATTCGGAGATTTCCTAACTTGTTCTATACTGTATATAAAATAACTAATAATATCAACGGCAAATATTATATCGGCAAACATCAGACTAAAGACCTTGATGATGAATACATGGGTTCCGGTAAACTATTGAAACATGCTATTAACAAGTATGGTATCGAAAATTTTAACAAAGAAATACTTCATGTATTTGATAATGTAGAGGAAATGAATGCCCGAGAAGCAGAACTTGTTATTGTATCTGAAGGCACATATAATTTATGCGAAGGTGGACAGGGGGGATTTGGGTATATTAATCAAAGTCGTTCTTCTGAAAATAGAAGAAACTCAATACTATTAAAAATGCGACAAGATAAAAATTATAAAGAAACATGTTCCAAATCATTAATTGAATTTAATAAGAAACCGTCTAATAATGCTAAAATAGTTAGATCAAAAAATATGACATTGTGGAATAAAAATAATAAAAATCCAATGTCGGGAAAAAAACATTCTACAAAAACTAAAAATTTAATGGCTGATAAGAAAATTGGTAAAAATAATCCATCTTTTGGCACTTGCTGGATAACAAATGGAAATGAAGTCAAGAAAATTCCCCTAGAGGCACTTGACAGCCACCTAGAAATGGGTTATCATAAGGGACGAAAGTAAAAAAAGGAACGATGAAATGACACAGCAACATCACGTTTTTGATCTGGAACAAGTTAAGAACTATATTGGTTCTTCTTCCAGTGAAACTAAGATTTACCTAGGTTCGGACTCCGAGCGTTTCCGCAAGGATGGCGTTTGGCATGCCCGTTACACGACCGTTGTTGTTGTACACATCGATGGTTGTCATGGTTGCCGTATCTTCGGCAAGAGTGAAGTCGAAAGAGACTTTGATGCAAAGAAGGATAAGCCTTCGATGCGATTGATGAACGAAGTCTACAAGGTCTCACAGATGTTCATCGACCTACAGGAAGTTCTTGAGGATCGTTACGTCGAAGTCCATATTGACATTAACGGTCAAAAGGAACACGGCTCCAACGTGGTCATGTCGCAAGCTATTGGTTACGTCAAGGGTATGACCGGTCTAACGCCGAAGATCAAGCCGGAAGCTTTCGCAGCTTCATACGCGGCTGATCGTGGTCCGCGTATTTGGGAAGACGAAAGAAAGGCCGCTTAAATATGCGATCATACGGTTATAAATTGAGTGCGGTCATTGATAAAGTTGTACTTTATCGAAGCCAGTCCTTTCCTAATGCAAAGAAGTGTTTCGCCGTCCATTACTTCTTCAAGGACGGCGAAAACATCATGGGTGGTTATTTGATGCTTGTTAATCCCAAAAAATGGGATTGGGCAGTATTCCAAGGAAAGGTTATATCGCAAACCGGCGATAGATATCATCCAACTATGGATGAGGCTCTTACAAGCCTGATTAATGAAACTACGGATGATGATTCGAACGATTTGGATGGAACTGCAAAGCTTGTAAAGAATAAGGAAATTCGTTCTTGATGAGAATTGAAGAATTTTGTTATACCAAAAAGGATTTTAATCTTGATTGGTTTTCCGGTACTGGCGCTGGTGGGCAACACCGCAACAAACACCAAAACTGTTTAAGATTAACCCATATTCCTAGCGGAATTACTGTAACCGCAAGTGATAATCGTGATCGTGTTTCCAATCAACGAATTGCTTTTGAAAGACTGAAAGAGCAATTGGAACCTTGGATTAAACGGCAATTATCAAGTTTTGAGGTTCCTAGGTCAAATGAGACCATAAGAACGTACAACGAAGCGAAAAATTATGTAAAGGATCATGCCTCCGGGGAAAAAATTCCGTATAAAGAGCTTGACAAGCGCTTCGGGGACATGATAGGATACAGACATCAATGGAGAGTTGGCAGAGCGGCCTATCGCGACGGTTTGCTAAATCGTTGAGCCTTAACGGGTTCCGGGGGTTCGAATCCCTCACTCTCCGCCACTACTTTTAACATGTACCCGTGAAAGGAAGATCATGTCGATTATTGAAAAACTTCAAAACCTAATGGATAGAAATCCGGAATTTAAAAAAGACATTTTAAATATGCATGAGGCATACGTTGTCGAAATGCGTAGGCAACTTGACGTGCCCGATGACTGGTCATACACTCGTCAGAGAATGATCAAAAAGGATTGGGACAAACTTGTCGATATCCTTGGCGAACAGGATATTCGGGTTGTTTCCGGCAACAGCTTCCATTTCGATAAAGATATGAATGTCATATACGAAATGTCATATTTTTATTCCCCCGAAGCCCGAAATCGGGCAATTCTAAAACAACAGGAGCTTGGAATATGAATATTCTTAAGAAGGGTACAATTCCGGAAGAACTTTTCTACTATGGTAAATGTTATAATTGTCATACTGAAGTAGAATTTAAGCAGAAAGAAGCAAAACTTACCGCTACTCCAAGGGATGGAGATTTACTTTCTGTAAATTGTCCAGTATGTAAAATTAAAGACATATATTCGAATGCATGGTCCGGTTATACTCCAAGCAAAATGTTAAGTAGTCATGGCAACGTATGATTTTGGCGGTGGTTGCGCTTGCGGGCTTGTTAGGTGGTGTAGTTGTAAAAGCTGGTCTCAATCCGATGGGGAAAACTACGAGTTATTTAAACGCCGCATAGCGGCGGGTGAAACACCGCCCGAAGGCATGTTCAATCCTGTTGAGTATAGAATGGAACAAAAAAGGTTGAATATCATGGAAAAAAAGAAAATTAATCTTGTTCCGGAAATTAAATTTGAATGGTTCTGGAATCAGGATGATCAAGCGGAAGAATTACGTCAAAGCGGTTACGAACTTGGCCCGATTGTGGCATTTATTTCAACTGTTACAAATCCATTAACCAACAATGATGATACAATCAGTATTGCTTTCTTTGTTGAAGATGATGCCGGATATATTGAATATTTCGGTTGGGATGAAGATTATCTGGAATTGAAAAAGAAAGTGGAAACCGAAGTTAAAGATAGAATTGATGATGGAGTGAAGGTGATATTCAAATGAGACAAGTTATATGGAGTCAACAAACCGCCACATCGTGGATCGCAACGGAATATGGTGTTCCGTTTGATATATCAGTACAGCACGCCGTCATATTTGCCATAGATCATCCATTCACCGAAAAGGTTATGTATACCGGACTCTGGTTGGATAACGATGATATTTTATGGGAAAATGGTCCAATTTGCGATGAAAAATCATTGCCTTTGGCCTATGATTGTGTTAACGTTGAATTACAAAGAATTGGATTAGGGGAAGTGAAATATGGCTAAGGACATTTGGATAATTTCGGATACCCACTTCGGTCACACAAACTTTTTAAAGTTTCGTGACAGCAACGATAATTTGATTCGACCATTCTTCACTGTTGATGATATGGACGAATATATGGTCACCAAGTGGAATGAAATAATCAAGCCACACGACAAGGTATACCATCTTGGCGACGTGTTCTTTGGTAATGCAGACAAGGCGGAAAAAATCCTCGCGAGACTGCATGGTAAGAAGAGATTACTTCTTGGTAATCACGATATTCTGGAGAAGACTTTTGAGCATATGCCGGAATTCTCTTCGGGATGGACAGTTAAGGATAGTGTCCTTCGTTTCCATTTCGAAAAGATCATGCTTTGGCGTCCATTCGGGAAAGAGAAGATTATGCTTTCCCATATTCCGCTAAGGAAGGACCAGATGGGGCATGACGCCGGGGAATTTAACTCGGACGATCCGGATGCGCAAGCAAAGTTTTTTAAGAATTTCGTTCTGAATGTGCATGGTCATATTCATCATCAGGTTATCGATGAGCCGGAATATTACAATGCGTGCGTGGAGCACCACGACTATTCACCCATTCACCTTGACACGCTGATAGCGGAGCGAAATAAAAGGGCTGGCGGGGGTTGACATCCCCCTACCGGCATGGTAGAGTGTACTCACATGATAAGAATTGAAAGGATATAACATGTCAAAACAGGTTAAACTAGTAATTGATAATACCTTCCTTAAGGCACTTAAGGTTGCAGCGACTGTTGTCGGGGTGTGTGTTCTGATTGGAACGCTGCTATTGATAGCACCCATGTATCCAATAGTCGGATTGTTCGTGGTTATCGGTATTATCTTCATAACGCTTGTTTGGTTCCTTTGGAACGTAAACGACAATAACATCAACAAGCCATGGATGTTCGTGCCATGGAAGTTCGAAGAGGTTGATAAAGATGAGTAACGTGCAGATTAAGATTCATCCGGCCGCAATCGAAGGATTGAAATCCGGATTTAAGATAATTGGAGCACTTGTGGCAGTCGCGCTGACAGCATTATTCCTTGTCTGGCTGGCGACATTAAATATCGCCCTTACGGTTGGAATCTTGTTCATCATATTTTTGGGGGGAATATTACTCATATCCATTAGTGATGCGATGGATTCGCATAATGTTTTTAAGCCCGGTCCCTACCTTGGCAAAGAGAAGGCATTTACTTTTGTGCGAAAGGAAGATGAAGATGAGTGAAAAGGTTAAGCTGGTAATCAACTCGTATCTGATTGATGCAATCAAGGAAACGTTTAAGATTTTGTTGATTATCGTGATTAGTGGGAGTCTATTGATTCTCACATCAATAATATTCGTATCCTTGCTTATTCATTTTTGGCCTCTGGCGATTGTGTTCATGATATTGATCATTGGCGTATTCATCGCGTGGATGCACTTCGTCTTGACTGCCCCTTCGTATAACACATGGCTATTCAGATTTGAGAAGGTAAAAGATGATGAAACCGATTGATGCTATAATCTTTGATATTGATGGTACGTTGCTGGACAACAGTCACCGTCTCCATCACATCAAAGAAAAGCCGAAGGACTGGCTTACATACGTTGCCGAATTGGATAATGATACACCAATCCCGGAAACAGTAGAATTGCTTGAATTGCTCATGGAGCAAGGATACGCGATTATTCTTAGCACCGGTCGCAAAGAATCGGAGCGGGAAGGTACCGAAGCCGTTTTTGAGCGATACGGAATTGAATTCGATGAGCTTTACATGCGTCCGAACGGTGATAATCGCCGGGATGATATACTGAAGCAGGAAAACTTGGATAAAATCAAGCTTGTTTATAAACCAATAATGGTGTTTGAAGATCGAACGCGATGCTCGGAAATGTATCGCAATAATGGTCTTAAATGCTATCAGATAGCAAAAGGGGATTTTTGATATGATTAATAATTTTTTCGATTCATTGGATGATATTGTTGAGAATGAATTCAATGGTCACCTCATGGGGTATGTTATTGTCCTAGGAATGTGGACCATTGTAGCCGGTATAATATTGTCATTCATTGCTCTAGCAATTGCCGCGATAATTTTACATGCGGCATGGTTGACAATTCCCATTGGTGCATTCGTTGCTTTGGTGCTCTTCGCATACTATCGCAAGCGGATTAATTTTAGAGTGAGCGTGGACGATGAAAAAGATTCTAGCTAAATTCTATGATTCATATAAGTTTATCGCGTCGGATGGGGAGAAATATCTTCCCCCGTTCGTCATTCATCTGATGCTTTCCGGGGCAATTATTTCGACGCTGATTATCATTGCCGCATTGATCTTCGGAATCGTCAACTCGCCAATTGTGATCATATTCCTTTTCATTGTTTTTGGTGGCGGATTGTTTAGTTATTGGAAAATGCATGGACATCTTAAGATATGGAAGAGAGAATAATATATGACGAATGCTTACCAAAATATTATTGAAGAACTGGAAGGTCCAATTTGTTTTTCCGGTGGTTCTAAAGGGGCGGATACTGTTTTCACGTATTGCGCCGGATTGATTGGTCATTCCGCCATCAATTTTTCTTTCTTGAACCATAGCACGCCATGCCCGAAAGATACAATTATTATATTGAATCAGCATGAGCTTTCAATTGCGGACCCAAAACTTGAAGAAGCGAATAAACTTCTTCGTCGTAAATACCCAACAAGATATGAATATGTCAACAATTTACTTCGCCGTAATTATTATCAAATAATTTACTCCGATAAGATTTTTGCCGTTACGCCAATCGAAAAGAATGGATTACCCGCTGGTGGAACCGGATGGACAATCGTATTGGGTGTATTGAGTGGAATTCAAGAGGTTTACGTATTTGACTGCAAGCAACAAAGCTGGTTTGAGAAACTGGAAGGAAAATGGCAATGGAAGCCAATTGAAACCCCACCAGTGCCCGATGGAAAATATACGGGAATTGGTAGTCACGAATTACCTGAAATGGGTAAAGATGCAATCCTAAAACTATATGGAGTATAGATCATGGGAATAAGAGCAACGGCTAATATTGGATTTGGTGTAGACCTTGGAAGCGAAGATGATTTTCTTAAAAGTCATGATGAAATGAATGAAATTGTAGATCGAACGTATTCATCCCCTATTATGGTTGTTACGCATGGTCATTATGAATACCCATTTTACACGGCAATAATTTCCGAAACTTATGGTAATACCGGAGATTGGGGGGAATGTATTGATTTCGATTCCCTTGAAAAGCCAACCGACGATAAAATCAAAATGTTGCTGGATTGGTGCAAAGAAAATGATTTTGAAATTGTTGATGAACCGTCATGGCTTGTTAGCGCATCATATGGATAAAAATTATGAATTATGATTTTCCGACAATACGTCATTTGGATGAAGTTCTTAAAGTCGTAAAAGGAATGAAGGAATTCACCGTCCTGAAGCGGGGACCGTACACGGTCGTCTCGTATCAGGTTGCGATGCCCGAAACCTTTCCGGACGTAAAGGGCTTCTTCGGGGCTGCGCGCCGGGAATGCCGTGGTCTTATCTTCGATAAGGACGGAAAAATAATTCGTCGGGCATATCATAAGTTCTTCAACATGAACGAACGGAACGAAACGCTTGAAAAGAAGATCGATCTGTCCCGCCCGCACGTCGTGCTTGAGAAGCTTGACGGATCAATGGTAACCCCGCTGATTCTCAACCGGGACACATCAAAGGAATTTAATCGCCGCGTATGTTGGGCCACAAAGCTTGGTATCACGGGCGTAGCCATGGAAGCGGATGCTTTTGTGCAGAAGTCCAATATTCGGTATAATGATTTTGCTATCATGTGTGATGCGGCGGCAATGACGCCAATCTTTGAATGGTGTAGCAGAAGCAATAAAATTGTGCTGGATTATCCGGAAGATCAGCTAATTCTGACGGGCATACGCTTCTACAAGACCGGATCATACATTCAATATGATCAAATGGTTCGCATTGCGGAGAATTGGGGTATTCCGTTTGTGCAACGGATGGATATCAAAGACATTCATGACGTTTCCGGGATGGAAGGAATCGAAGGAATTGTAATTCGATTTGATGACGGTCATATGGTCAAGGTAAAGTGCGACTGGTATGTTCTGCGTCATAAGGCCAAAGAAGCAATCAAACAGGAAAAAAATGTGATTTCGATGATCATTAATGATCAGGTGGATGACGTGATTCCCATGCTGGCGGAAGCGGAAGCGGAACGGCTGCGCAAATTTGGGGTTGACTTTTGGGTGGGGGTGTGGCAGTATGCTGAAGAGTTGACGCAAATGATTCATCGGATGAAAAATTCGCACTCCCGAAAGGAGTTCGCATTGCTCTACGATAAAAATATTGACAAGGTGAAAAGATCGATTATATTTGGTTTTTACAATCATGACGATGTTGATCGACATGAAGTGAAAGACAGAGTAATTGAAAATATCGCCAAAAACTTAGGATCAAACCCTAGAGTCGAAAATGTTCGACATCTTTGGGGTGGCAAACGATGGAGTGATTATGCCTAATTTTTACATGTTGGTTGGTGTTCCCGGCAGCGGGAAGTCCTCTTATCTCAAGGAGCGGTTGCTTCGGAATGAGGACGAACGTGATGCCGCTATCATCAGCAGCGATCACACGGTGATGTATCGCGATTTGGATGATGCTATCAAATGGGGGGACGATATCTTTTGGGATCAGACTAATCTGTCTTATGGCTCCCGGAAGGGCAAGCTCAACAAGATTCCGGACAGCTACACGAAGGTTGCGTTGGTTTTCAACACGCCGGATGATGACGAGCTTGAGCGTCGTCTGAATTCCCGCGAGGGAAAGCATATCCCGAAGAAGGTTATTAAGGACATGGCCGGTCGTTATCAGCCGCCAACCATTCCCGAAGGGTTTAATCGGGTGGAATTCTATCAAACCAATTTTAGTAACCCCAATGCATCGTTTGAAGAGAGATTTTTTCTAAACTATGTAGAATCGTAATGTGAGGATTATGTATGAATTATGAGAATGTGATACAAACGTATAAAGGGAATTTATTTGACTTTGAAGAACTTGATGGTAACGTAGTTGATATTGAAGATATTGCGCATTCCCTGTCTAATCAATGCAGGTGGACGGGACATACAATTTGCTTCTTTTCCATAGCGGAACATTCGTGTCGGGTTCATGACAGGGTGTTATTCGATACGGGAGATAGGGTTCTAGCGGCGGAAGGATTAGTACATGATGCACCGGAAGCGTTCTTCCTAGACATACCTAGACCGTTGAAGAGGCTCCTAGGGGATTACCTAGGCAGACTGGAACACGGGGAAGAGTATGTCATGGGTCAACTTGGTTTGCCGCATAAATTATCCCCGGAAGTCGCTTTAGTTGATAATAGAATGCTCTCTACCGAGTATCTACAATTGATAGACTGCGATAATATTATTCGAGTTCCTATCATGATGGACTATATGAGGGAATTCCCCCCATACGACAAGGCGGAAGTTAATCTTTCGACAGTTTGGACTCCGTACAGAGCGGAGCAAGAGTTTCTTAACCGTTGGCGCGGTTATGAAAACTGGAAGGAAAATCAGTAAAATTCCAATTTGTGTAAACTTAGCCGTCCCTTCGGGGGCGGTTTTTTTTTGTTTTACCTAAATAATGATAAGTAAAACAAAGGTCTTAGGATGCTTACACTCAAAGAACATATAAATCTTCAGGAAAGCTCCATACCCGACAAGCTCGAAATGAGAGTATTGAATGGCGTGGATGGAGTTAATTCGGCAATAAAACTCCTAAAAGGAACCAAGTCGGATACTTCCGAAATAATGGAAGTATATAAAAATGTTAACCCGGCAATACTAAACTACATCAAATCCAATCGCATGATTAAACGGGATATGAACGAATGGATTGCCCATCATGGTCATGGAAAGACGATATCCGACGTGCGAGAGTTCGTTGTCGGACTGATGAACTATGCGATTAATAAGGTCAATAAAGACATTGTTGATGCCAGAAAACCGTTACCATCGCTGGATGCTAGGTTCGAAGCTAGACCAAGAAGAAGACCTAGATATGTTAAGGGAGCGTTCCTGCGCAAGCGGAGAACCATCAACTTCTACAAGAACCATCCGAAACAACTATATTATCTATTCCGGTTGTATAATGCAATCTTATCATGCAAGAGTGGTGGAATAGATGAATCCCGAAACATAGATAAGTTATTGGAAACACAGGACTTTATCACTTCTTCCGACAAAGGGATCGTTGGAACGATTAAATCCGCGACGGTTAGACGTTATCACGGACATAAAAAGGAAACTTAATACGCCATGAAAGAAACTCTAACGAAGAAAATAGCTAAATATAACAAGAAGAAAAAGGCTAGGAAGTCCACTTACAAGCCTAGAATCACATACAACGTAAATTCCGTTGATTCTATGCTCGCCGGAACGCAATTATTTGGGGCGTTTGGAAGAATGGGTGAGCAGGTTTTAGCGGATTATCTCAAGTTCAGAAACAAAGGAACTGAAACAAAATGACACTTCAAGTACCATTCACACGTAGAAAGGGTCTTGCGCTTGACGCCGTTACGGAAGTCATGCAAAAGAGCCAGCTAGTTCGTGATGCGAGCAGAGCATTGAACGAAGAATTGGGAATTCCCGACAGGGAAGCCGTCCCGCATGATGCGCGCTCCGAATATGATGAACTTCTAGAACAAAAAATAGAAGAACTTCAAAAAAAAAAGTTAGATGAATCCGAGCAGGTTAATGAGCTTTCCAAGAGAACCTTGGGTCGTTATGTTGATAGGGCTTCTAAAGATCGCGTCGTAAGAAACTATAACATTGCTTCGGACGACGAACATTATGATCAAACCGGCAAACGTAAAAGAAGCCTTAAAGATACTGCAACGGATGAAAAAGTTGACTCTAAAAGAGAGCGTGGTATTAATAAAGCCTTGCGAAAACTAACCCGTGAATCCAAATCGGAGCATCTAGATGAAAATTTAGTGCCGGGCGCACTGGTTAAAGTGAAATCGGGTGTACCTAAGTTCGGTAACATGGTGGGTCGTATCGTTAGAAATAACAGAAATCATCTAATGATTAAATTCTCCAACGGACAAACGCATGGTTTATATAAGAGTCAATTAGTTCATGAAGAGAATCAAATCGATGAACTATATGGTAAAGGCAAGCTTAATGATATTAAGTCCAAGCACGAAGCTGGTGTATCCCAAGCATTAGAAACGGGTGACCGAAAACAATTGGCCCACCATATGGCAAAGAAAGAAAAAGCATTCAAACTTCGCGCAGTTGCCGGTGATCCGAGAAGAAATTCATTGGAAATGCGAAAGAAACTTAGAAAGAAATGGAAAGTTTAATAAGCAATGCATCCACGATACGAATCACTTGGCGACATTTTTCTTAAGGAATTTGACTTAGGTGGCGCATTCAAAAGCATCTTTGGCGGTGGGGGCGGCGGCAAAAAGTCGGTATCTTCCGGTACTGGTGGTGGCGATAGGGTCGCATCATCGCCAAGGGGTTCACGCACGGCCGGTTCCGCTAACAGATCGGTTAATTCCGGTTCCGGTGCAACGGCCGCGCAACGATCAGGAACTAATGTAGGGGCGGGAACCGCTGGTGGTGACAGTGCCGCTAGCGGATTGAGAGCTAAACCCCGCACGCCTTCCGCCAGATCAACAGTGGATCGGGCAAAGAGGGGTGCAGCAACTACCCCCGTTAGTCCAAATCTGGCCTCGCGTGTCAAAGCCCAACAAGCGGCACGAACCAATCCGTCCGGTTCGGTAACTCCAAGTTCCTTATCAAGAGCGGGTAGTCTTCGTCGCGGAAGAGCGTCAATGAATGCGGGTCAAAGAGCTTCATCCGACCGTTATTCCGGACAAGCAAGAGCGGCCGGAAAGCCACCAAGTTCTTCCCCTAGCCGTCCCGGAACATCCATCAAAGTTACCAATCCAACATCGAATTATCTTTCCGCAAAAAGATCGGCTGCGGTCCAAAGCGATACCAAGAGAAAGCAAGCGGGTGTACGCGGTCGTGATGCGGCCGACAGGGGTCGTTTGGGCAGATCGGTTGCCGGAATTGAAGGAAATGCGGCCGGTCGTAAGAGATACGATCCTAAAGTCCGAGCGCGTAATCAAGGTAACGCTATTGCCGGTTCACTCCGTTTCAATCAGGATCGGGGCAGACAAGCGCAAGGCGATCAAGCGGCGCATGCGGCAAGAACGGCACGAACATCCAGTGGAAATGCGGCTAGGGATCGGGCGGCACAAGCGGCTGCGCGCGGTCGGAGAACTACTACGAGCGGTGCCGGTCGGGCAAGATTCCATACGGTCAAAAAGGGTGATACTCTTGGTGCACTAGGAAAGCGATACGGTCAATCCGTTGATAAGCTACGTTCCGGAAATCCTGACGTTGATCCAAGAAGAATGCAAATTGGTTCCAGAATTCGGCTTGGTCGTCACGGGGCAAGTGGTGGTGGCGGAACAACAACAACCACCACTCCAAAGAGAAGCGTAGCACCACCAACAACAAGAACGTCAACGCCACCAACCCCTAGAATAAGACCTAGAGGTTCGGTAGCGGATCGTGCCCATTCCGCCGCAATGGCAGCAACTAGGGGAAACCGGGGAAGCGGTAGTTCACCATCCGGTCAGACGGCCGGATTGGCTAAGGGTTCTAATCCAATTGCATTCTCCAAGGAACATGGAATTACGCTTAAGAGATTCTATGAACTTAATCCGAGTGTAAAGGGTAAGGAAAGACGACTGCAAATAGGACAGAAATTGAGATACAACTAATGAATAAAAGATTCGCAAAATTATACGAAGATTTTCTTAAGGAAAAGAAGATTAAGGGTGTCAAGCCCGATGTTGACGTGGAAACGGAAGATCAACGAAAAGCTCCATCGAAAAAGGTTGGAAATATAACAATTAACCCGGAATACAAGGGTTCTTACGTTGGCAATCCCTAATTAACATAAATACTTGACTAGAATAGATAACTCGTACAATCGGGAGAATAATAAAAATGCCTCTATGGTCATCAACGGATGCTAACACTGGTTCGCCAAAGTTTACACCGGCACAGTTCAAGCTAGCAACCACTCAAGCCAACGCTAACACGCTGTTTAGCAACACAAATCCGAATGTTGTTGTTACTGGCATCAATGTAGGTGTGTTTGGTATTGACACTGACGAAATGCAAGCCATGTCTGCCAATGCGGCAAGACCGGCGCATGCAGGTTGGGTTGTTCGAACATCCGGACAGGGTGGACGGGCAGGTCGTGTTCATTACGAAACCCTTGTTGCTGGCGGTTCAATCACGGGAGACGCCGAAGATACGGTGCATCCGGATTGGAGAATCGTTATTTACGATCAGCCGGAAAGTTCCAATCAGCAAACAAGCAATGCTATTTCATTTACAGTCAATGCAAACACGGTTCCACCGGGTAAGACGCTACGATATCAGTGGCAGTCGGACGGCGGACCGCCCGCACAAACGTGGGCAAATGTTGCTAATACTGGCGTATTCACAAACTCAAACACTTCCACTCTTAACATTTCAAACAACGCGCTTCTAGCGGATAACGTATATCGCGTAATTGTTTCAAGTGGTAATGGTGCAACGTCAGTAACAAGTGCCAACGTTACAATCTCTATTTACTAAGGGGGATTGAAACATGACAATCAAATCATTCGGGAAGTTCCTTGACGAAGCGAGAGTAAGACCGGAAACGGGCTATCCTTCCGCCGAAATTCAGAACAAGAACTTCTTCAAGAATAAGATGGATCGCCGGGAAGTTGTCAATCGGGAGTTGGATATCGTAACCGCAAAGCGATATCTAACCCCATACCTTGCGCTGCACGCAATCTCAAAGACGTTATCAATCTTTGGAATAGTTCTTCCAAAGTATAACTTCTTGAATCCGGCAGCGGGAGAACAGACGTTCAAAGTTAGAACCTATTCACCAATGGGTCAAAATCTTGATGGAACGTTCGATCCTCCGAAAAGTAAAGAAGGTCCGGACTATTACGTATACTTCTCTTACAACATGGACAAAGACGGATTTACGGAAGTCTATGCGGAATTGACTGACATAGAAGGTGTTCGTGAAATTCAAGGGTATTCCCCTATTTCGGAAGAAAATGTTAATGAACTTGCCGGGAAAGGTCAACTAAGAGCTATTGCCAAACATTACGGAGCCAAGTTTCGGGAAAGTGGCAACTGGAATGATCTAAAGAAGCACAACAGAGCGGCCGGATTATCAAAATTCAATCGCGGTTTCAATCAACAGCCGAGCGTCAAAGGAAAATCTACAATCAAAGAAGAACGGATTGTTGAACTATCCAACAAGTTGATTGCAAGATATTCTAGAGCCGCTTCGAACGACAGAAATCAGGCCGGTTATGAACAGGGAATGAATGACACCAAGCATAATTTCAAGAAGCCAAACCCGGAAAACGACAATCGTCTCCGCAAGAGAGCGAAAGGTTCGGAACTACTGGCTAATCGAATTGCCAAGGAAGACATTCAGGAAATTGCTTTAAATCTAATTCAGAGATATGCCGCAATGAAGAAGGCCGATGCAAAGAAGAAGATGCAAAAAGCGCAACAGAATGAAAGCAACACTCCTAGAGATAGGGAATACGGAAAAACATCCCTACGTAAAATCTATACAAAGGGTACTCCCGGTCAGAAATAAATGATAGCAAACTATGATCTGAATGATGAAAATTTCCTAATATATTCGATGAAGGCTTACGAAAAGCCTAATTGTATCATGTCCGAATTTGACTCTGATATTAAGAGAGTTAAATACGTGAAGAGATTACTAAACAAATATTTACAATCCGGAGACTTAAAGGAGAGGCTGATACTTAATCATATTATCATCCTCTCCAACGTCTTTGGCGCGGATTTTACTACCCGCATGTTGTTTTTCAAGCTTGAGGAAGAATATTATTCGCTAATAAAAACCTTCCTGCTATATTTGAACATGATGCCGGAAAGAATAAATAGTATTGAAGGTAACGTAATTATATCCAGCGACATTCTCATAGACATGAATGTCGTCAACAAACTAAGAAGGATTTAACATGTCAAAAACCTTTCCTCCACAACATGTGGACCAAAGACCGGATGGTGACAGTAGTATCTATAGAAACAAACATGAAAAGACTATAATTTATAGACATCAAGGTTCTCACCATAAAGCTTTTGGTGAAAGGGATAGTAATGGAAATTATAAAATAACTTCCGGAGAACATGAAGGTAAGAGAGTACATATAAATTCCGTAGGGATGGCGAATAGAGAAAAAGAACATATAGATCGTAAGCAAATTATGAAAAACCATATAAAAACTAGAAATAACAAACCAATTCATTATCCGGTTAAGCGAAATAACGTTGATGAAGAAGCTCCAACCAATGCGGCGGGTAATGGCGGAATCGACGGGATCGGAATCGGTCCTAACGGAGAGCCGGGTATCAGCCGCAAGATACAGAGTATGATACAGAAACATAAAGGTCAGCATATGATGCGGAGACGCAAATTTGCGGGTAACGACGTATTTGTTGTTGACAACTCAACCTTCCACAAAGCCACCATGGGTAAAAAGAAGTGGGGACGATGGAAGAATTATGTTGGCGAATCCGACATGCACGACGAAATAAAAGAATTTGCATACAAACATCCATACAAACCAATAGTGCTGCAAAACGAAATGACGGGGGCTATGCAGTATCTAAGATACGGCGGAAAACAATAATGGCTTTAACATACGAACAAGTAAAAAAAATTGCCGGATCATTAAATTCGGCCAATGGCAAGAAACACATAATAGAAGGTTTTGTCGAGTATTTTAACAAATACGCGGAGAGGTACGGTATTACCACATACCTAAGAGTATGCCACTTCGTCGCGCAATGCGCGCACGAGTCGGCCCACTTTAACACGCTGGAAGAATACGCTTCGGGTAACGCCTACGAAGGTCGTCAGGACTTGGGTAACACCAAGCCGGGTGATGGGAAGCGATATAAAGGGCGTGGCGTCATACAGCTTACGGGGCGTTACAACTATGCGGAATTCAGCAAGAATACCGGATTTGATGTTCTAAATCATCCGTTAAGAATGCTGGAACCGGAGTTATCCGTTCTTGCCGCTATGGAATATTGGAAAACGAGAAACCTTAACAAGCTTGCCGACAAGGATGACGTTAAGGGAATTACCAAGAAGATTAATGGTGGATACAATGGACTTTCGGATAGAAAAAGATATCTGGCGGTAGCGAAGAGCGTTTTCAAGAACGCTAACTTAGACTTTGAAGATACGCCACTTTCATTCGGTATCCGGGAGATTCAGGAAAAACTCCTAAATCTTGGATATGACGTAGTTGGAAGCGCGGATGGAATTCGCGGACCAAAGACTGATGCGGGAATTCTCACATTCAAGAATGAACAAATGTCGGTGGATAACATAATAATTGATCAAGACTTTATTGAAGCTCTCGATCAAGGGAAACATAGAAACAACAAAGATGAAGAAGATAAAGATAATATCAAAGATGATGGTTTACTGACAATGTTGCTGAAACTATTCATTAATGCTATATCGGCCCTGTTTGGAAGACGGTAACCCAATTCCATAAATACTTGTATAAAAACAAGAGTACCAACCGGAGAGTATTATGACCAACAGCAACAATGGTGTTGTCAAAAGGCAATTATCCGACGCGGAACTAACCCCCGACGAGAGAAAAGAGCTACGGGAACTTCTTGAAGTTCTTAGATTCGAAAAAAAACTAGCCGACAGAAACCTTAAGCGTTTCGCTTGGATTAAAACTGGTGCGGGTTGGTTTGTCGGTGTCATGACCGCAGTGTATATTTTTCGAGATACAATCGGAACTATCATGGCATTTTTTAAAGCTGGTTTCAAATCACTAGGCGGAGAATAAAAAATGTTTAACTGGATCAATATCAATTATGTAATCCATTCAATTATTGCCCTATCAATGATAGCAGTAGTTGGGCCTTTGGCATATTGGACTTTTGACAGAACCCCCCCTATTGAAATTGTAAGTAGCGTTGAAATTACACCACAAATTAAAGCGGGTGAATCTTTTCGATATGAGCAAGAAATTTTCAGGGATGAACTTTGCCATACCGTGATTGAAAGAAGGCTTATTGATGGGGCAAATATACTTCACCATTTTACCCCTATCACTAGAGAAGCGGGTGGTACACTAGCTTGGCCGGATTCCGAAACCAGAATTATTTCTATAAAAATTCCGGAAGATGTTTCACCGGGTCAATCCATACTTCAAGTTTCCGCGACATTTAGATGCAACCCCGTACATCAATTGTGGCCGATAAGAATTCAGTTAACCGACCATTATTTTGAAGTATTGCCTAATGATATTACAGCACAGCTTCGTCAATTGGAAGAACAAGGTTTATTGCGCGATCTACCAGAGGCTGTTGAGCGCAGCCTAGCGTTGCCCCCGCAAGAAATTCAATAAAGCCCCTTGACATCCCCCGCAGGATGGTGTAATATCCGCCTCTGAATCCCTACAGAGAGGAATACACCAACAATGGGCGATCTACTTCTAGACACCATATATGTACCAAAACTTGCCGGTCGGCTGGATAGATTCCGCCGAACGAGCAGTTATACGTGGAATTTTAGATGCCCCATCTGCAACGATTCGGCCAAGAACAAATACAAGGCGAGGGGCTATATCTATAAGAAGCGCAGTGATCTATACTTTCACTGCCATAACTGCGGATCAAGCATGTCTTTCCCGAAATTTTTAAAGACGGTCGATCCTTACCTATATCGGGAATATCAGTATGACAAGCTAAAGGGAACCAAAGACGAAGAAAAAATAGGCGAAGGAACCGAATACGTAACAAAAACATTCAGTTCTAACGTGAAAATCAAGCTTTCTAGAATATCCGACCTTACAAACATACATCCGGCGAAAAGATTTTTAGTAAATCGGAAGATTCCAAAAGATTTTTTCACTTCTTTGTATTATACGGAAGATTATTTCGCATTTATAGACGAAATATTACCCAACAATAACAAGGACTTACCGAGCGACAAAAGGATCGTAATCCCTTTATATAATAAAAACAATGAGTTACAAGGTGTGCAAGGTAGGGCACTCCGTAAGTCCTCCAACAAATATATAACAATACTGCTTAATGAAGCCTCTTCCAAAATATACGGTTTGGAGAGACTTGATCCTGCCAAAACGGTGTATGTTGTAGAAGGTCCGTTTGACAGCATGTTCATTGAGAACGCTATTGCCGCAACGGATGCGCAACTTTATAACATCCCAATTAAACTAGAATCCATGGGATATGAAAAACTCGACTACGTTTTCGTTTACGATAACGAGCCGAGAAACAAGGATATTGTCAAACACATGAGGAAGACAATTGACTTGGGCTACAAAATTTTCATCTGGCCGTCCGATATGACGGAGTATAAAGATGTGAATGAAGCCATTTTAAATGGTGTTTCTTTGGCTGAAATGTACCATACCATCCAAAACCGCATTTTTCGCGATTTAAATGCCAAAATAGAATTTGCGCAGTGGAGCGCTTAAATTCTCTTAATGAAATCAATGCTTTATAAGGGCAAAAAAGTGGAGTAAAAAAAACTTGAAAAACGTTATTTTGAAGGGGGTCACATTTCCCCTTAATATTGAAGACATAGAGACGCCGGAAGACTTTATAGCATATTGCGCAAGAGTTTCCAACCCTAAAAATCAGGCTAACAAGGAAACCGCATCAAAACTGCTGCGGTATCTAATCAAGCATAAGCATTGGTCCCCATTCGAAATGGTGGACGTTGTGATTGAGATTAATACCAATCGCGACATTGGACGCCAGATTTTACGGCATCGAAGTTTCTCATTCCAAGAATTTTCCCAAAGATACGCGGAAGTCGATACTACGACTTTGACTAGAAGCAGGGAAGCGAGAATGCAAGACCCGGATAATCGGCAGAACAGCAAGTCACTTCGGGACTTTACCTTGCAGCAAGAATGGGATGATCATGTGGATAAAGCCAAACGGAAGATTATTGATTGCTATAATTGGGCAATTGATAACGGCATTGCCAAAGAGGTTGCCAGAACGATCTTGCCGGAAGGGTTTACCCCAACAAAGATGTACATGAAAGGTAGTCTCCGTAGCTGGATTCACTACTGCGCGCTACGCATGACCAAAGGTACGCAAAAGGAACATCGGGATATCGCGGAAGCGTGTTGGAAGCTTGTTGTTGAACAAGTTCCGGCCCTTGAAGGCGTAGCCGAAGACATACGGGACGAATACGAGAGGGATAACAATAGATCATTAGAAGATGCAATATCAAAGCTCAAAGGGGCTACCGAATGGACCGGTGGTCATGGTATGCCGGGAACAGATATGCGTGCAATTAATGAAGCTATTCAAGATTTGGAGAAGCTATTGTGAAAAAAACTGAAAATGCCGCCATAGACGACGCAAAACAACTATTAACAAACAAGGAATAACAGAAAGAATGAATAACGACAATTATTTTCCAACGGTCTACCAAGATTTTATACACAAATCGCGCTACGCAAGATGGCTATGGAAAGAAAAGAGACGGGAAACGTGGCAAGAAACTGTTGGCAGATATTTCGATTTCTTTGAAGAACATTTGCAAGAAAAATGTGAATACATCCTAAGTATTGATGAAAGGAATGAACTTGAAGAAGCCGTACTAGGGCTTCGCGCAATGCCAAGCATGCGATGCTTAATGACTGCCGGTCCCGCATTGAAACGGGAGAATGTTGCCGGATATAACTGCTTTCGGGGAAGTGAAGAATTTCTCACGAAAGATGGTTATAAGCAATTTCATGAAGTTGTTGGGGAAACGGTAGAAGTTTATACTCCAAAAGGATGGAAACCTGCCAAGGTTGCTTCGTATGGAAATCAAAAACTTCAGAGAGTTACTTTTAAACCATCAAGAAAAACTAATGTTAGATTTTCTGTTGACGTTACGCCAAATCATAGATGGTTAACAACGAATCGCGGAGAAATAACAAATTTATCTATTGGAGACAAAGTTAAATCCAATCTTCAAACAGATAACTTTGAATTTATTCCTCAAGCATTTATTCGAGGGTTTGGATATGGAGACGGGACATTAGATTCCAGAGGTAGGGCTAAATTACGTCTTTGTGGTAATAAAGATGTAAAATGGCTTTCCGTGTTTGAATCTTATGGTAACGCATCAATATGGTCACCCGAAAAAATGAATGGGGACGTATTGATAGTTTACCATAAAGGATATTTTGGTAATTGGAAGGAACTTCCGATAGAACATATGCAAGATATTAATTACATGAAATCGTGGTTGGATGGTTATCTTGCAGCGGACGGTCATGTTAATTCTAAACAACCCGGATTGTCTTCACAGAATTACGACGCCATCCAATTCGTGAAATATATTGCTCCAATGTGTGGCTATATTGTTACCGGAGAAAATACTTCATTAGTTATGGAAACAAACTTTGGAATACGAAAAAATCCGCTGACTAGATTAACACTAAGAAATGAAGCGGAATTTATCGTAACTAATATTGAAGAACTTGATGAAACTGAAGAAGTTTTTTGTGTGCAAGAACCGGAAACGCACTCATTTACTCTTGCGAGCGGATTATTAACTGGAAATTGTAGTTATGTTGCTGTTGATAGTTTGCGTTCATTTGACGAAATTCTTTACATCCTTATGAATGGTACGGGCGTTGGCTTTTCTGTAGAAAAAAAGTATGTCAATCAACTACCAATCATAGCAGAGGAATTCTATGACACTGATTCAACGGTTGTCGTCGCAGATTCAAAACTCGGATGGGCAAAAGCGCTCAAAGAGCTTATTCATCTTCTCGCTTCTGGACAAATTCCACGGTGGGATGTTTCGAAGATCAGACCCGCTGGTGCGCCTCTCAAAACATTTGGTGGCCGTGCTTCGGGACCGGCAGTCCTAGTTGATTTATTTGATTTTGTAACAAGAGTTTTCCGCAATGCGGCCGGAAGACGCTTGACAACGCTCGAATGTCATGATATAGTGTGCAAGATTGCGGAAATCGTTGTTGTGGGCGGCGTTCGTCGTTCCGCGCTAATTTCGTTGTCCGATCTTTCGGATGACCTTATGCGATCCGCAAAGTCAGGTCAATGGTGGGAATCAAATCCCCAACGTGCGCTGGCAAACAACTCGTTTGTTGGCAACGGTCATATTGACACGGGAGTATTTTTAAAAGAATGGTTATCACTCTATGAATCAAAATCGGGCGAACGGGGAATCTTCTCAAGAACTGCGGCGCAAAATCAAGCAAGCTATAATGGACGACGTGACGAAACGCTTGATTTTGGAACAAACCCATGCTCGGAAATCATTCTTCGGAATAGGGAATTCTGTAACCTATCCGAAGTCGTTGTTCGAGCGACCGACAGTGTGGAGACCCTAAAAGAAAAGGTTCGTATCGCCACTATACTCGGAACATTCCAGTCAACTCTTACGGATTTCCGATATCTTTCAAAGAAATGGAAAGAGAACTGTGAAGAAGAGCGTTTGCTTGGTGTGTCCTTGACCGGAATCATGGACAACGCGCTGACCAATAGTTTACCGTCAAGCACAAACGGTATGCCTATTGAAATTATGGCTAATGATGATTACGAATTGCCGGGAATTCTTCAGGAACTGAAGCGGGTAGCGGTAGAAACAAACAAGGAATGGGCGGAAAAGCTAGGAATTAATCAGTCCACGGCTATTACTTGCGTCAAGCCGTCCGGAACCGTGTCGCAGCTAGTGGATAGCGCATCGGGCATTCATTCCCGTCATGCGCCATACTATATTCGAACTATTCGGGCCGACAAGAAAGACCCGCTAGCTAAGCTTATGATCGATCTTGGTTTCCCTTACGAAGATGACGTAATGAAGCCGGATCACACATACGTTTTCTCATTCCCCGTAAAGTCGCCAAGCGATGCGGTATACAGGGAAGATAGAACGGCAATCGAGCAACTTGAATTATGGAAAGTATATCAGGATAACTGGTGTGAGCACAAGCCTTCAATCACAATATCAGTCAAAGAGGATGAGTGGGTTGAAGTGGGTGCTTGGGTTTTCAATAACTTTGATAGAATGAGCGGAGTATCGTTTTTGCCATTCACGGATCATGTTTATAAGCAAGCCCCATATCAAGATGCTACGGAAGAAGAATATAAAGAACTATTGGAAATCATGCCGGATGGTATTGATTGGAACTTATTAAAGGATTATGAAAATGTCGATGAAACAATCGGATCACAAGAACTCGCCTGTGTCGCCGGAAATTGTGAAATCTAAAAAGACTTATGTCCACTGGCAAGAACCGGTGGGTGAAGATGAATTAGGAACCTTCGGATGGGAAATTAAGATGGAAAAAAGTGAAGCCATCCGTTGGTATCGTCAAAAAAGAATACAAAGTAAGTTTACTTCCGAACGGAGTCGTAATATATTACGAAATATGACTGATGATGAAATATTTGAAGATTTAGTCATTTGTTATTGGGGGTATGTAACAGAAGAAGAGGATAATAGTAATGACGGATAATGAAATAGATAAAGCGGCGGAACGATCAAAATTTCAATTGATATTTGAGAATATGGACACTAGCGTCCACTACCCAATAAATAAAAAATTGCGAAGACTTTATAAATTTAAATTGCGACATATTCCATTATGGATTGTTTCTATTGGAAAAGCAACATTTGATAATCTGTATTCGCATGAAAAAGTATCGATAAGAGACCTTTTTTATGGTCGATATAGTTCGGATAAGCTGATTAAAGATGCGACCATACAATTGAATAAGCGGGAAGGGGTAGACAAAATCGATCAAATAGAAAAATATAGGAAGATTGTGGACGAAATTAATGAAAGAAATAGAATTGAGGCACTAACAGAAGCGGAAGAAAGAATCGATGAAATTAGTAACGAAGGCAAGAGCGGATGAACTGCTTCAATACTTCATCTATGTCATAGACGAAGATTTGAGCGCGGAGTTATTCGATTCGGTCGAACTGGCCGAAGAAGAAATACAAGAAGACTTACGGGATTATATCAACCAGCTTAAACAAAATTGGTATAATATACTCAAAGAAGCGGGAGTGGAAATCGCATGAGTTTTACAATATACACAAAAGATGACTGCGTATTCTGTACGCGCGCAAAGAAATTACTGGAAGAGCATGGTAAAAGATACCATGAATATAAGTTTAGTGTTGATTTCAATAAAAGAGAACTTGCGGCAATAATAGGATTGCCGGAAGATGCTAAAATAACTCTTCCGCAAATATTCGAATCCGGCTTCGATTACATCACGGATGAAGTCGATATGCTGAAAACCCACGTTGGCGGATACGAGCAACTGGTTCCATACTTGGAACGCCCAAAAATAGAAATAGATGGATGGTAGATAACAAGGAGTGATATAAATACTGACATATGGTCCAAACCCAAGAAGGGAGACTTATGTCAGACTGGTTGTACAATGGAAAACCATTTACCGAAGAACATATTGGTTCAAACACTGCGTTTGTGTATCAGATAACAAACACTAGAAACAATAAAAAGTATATCGGTAAGAAAGTATTAAACTTCATCAGAAGAACAACCCGCAAAGGGAAAAAGGTGAAGGTTCTAAAAGAATCGGATTGGAAGACATATTTCGGTTCTAATAAAAAGTTAGTGGAAGAAGTCAAAACCCATGGGGCGGAAGACTTCAAGCGGGAAATTCTGCACTTGTGCAGAACTAAAGGTTCCGCGAATTATTTGGAATTGAAAGAACAGATACTTCAGGGTGCCCTTGAGTCTGACGATTACTACAACGAATGGATTAGAGTGAGAATCCATGCATCCCACACCAAAAATTAAAGCTTGACAAGCCCTTGCGGGCATGCTAGGTTACGGATACTGAAATGAGCATGCGGGCGATGAAGCGCGCATGTACGACCCAACATACTGAAATGAAAGAGGTATACATGAGCGATAACAATATTTTTGATACAATTGGTTCCGAACACAAGCCGAAGCCTAAAAATCGTGATAGGAACGCAGTAGAACCTAACACGGAAGAAGAAATTAACGTAAAAGACACCGGAAAAGGGGACAAGCGTAGATGGGGTTCCGTTGGGGACATCTATCACGGGCTTAGCTCCACGCACGAAATCCTTCCAACCGGTCTTTTTAATTGTAAAATCATCAACAACATTGGTCCCGCACTCGAAAAGCGGGCTAACGACACGGATGATCTAATTCGATTCCCCGATTCGGATATTGAAGGAATTATCAATGAATTCCATCAGTTTTGGGAGATTGAAAAGAGGTTCCGCGAACGCGGTTTTCTTCACAAGCGGGGATTCCTGCTATACGGTCCGCCCGGAAGTGGTAAAACTTCGTGCGTACAACTGTTGATCAAGTCCCTTATTGACAGCTACGAAGGAATCGTGGTAATGATCGACAATCCGGAGGTTGCCGCCGAATGTCTGGCAATGCTTCGCAAGGTGGAGAAGTCCAGACCAATCATTGGTATCATCGAGGATATTGATGCGGTCGTGGACAGATACGACGAAGATGATTTTCTGTCATTGCTTGACGGCGAAAGACAGGTTGATAATGTTATTTTCGTCGCTACGACCAACTATCCGGAACGACTGGACCCCCGATTTATCGACCGTCCATCAAGATTCGACACAATCAAGCTTATCGATATGCCTAATGCGGCATCCCGCGAGATTTATCTTTCAACCAAGGAAAAATCCTTGAGGGAAGATGCTGAAGAGCTTGAGAAATGGGTAAAGGCAAGCAAAGGATTTTCCGTTGCCCACCTGAAGGAAATGATCATTGCTATAAAGTGTTTTGATCAGGACTTCGATAGTGTTGTTGAGCGTCTTAGCGCAATGCAAAAGCGTAAAATTGATTCGGCCGAATATGACGAAATGTCCACGTTCGGATTCATGCCAACTAAAAACAAACTTGATGACGATTAAGGAGAAACATAATGATCTTTAGCGATGAACTAGACGCACTGGAAGCTCACGTAAAAGTAACAAAAACCGAACCAAACCTACGCAACACCCTATTTCGTTCCCTTTTAGTGGATTTTCTCACCGAAGGGGTATGCAAGGTGACCTTCACCAAGAAGGATGGCAGCGAGCGTATTATGAACGCCACGTTGCATCCCTCTTGGCTTCCACAACCGGAAATTAAGGAAGAGGAAGGGGTTGACAAGGTGCCGAATTATGATATAATCACGGTTTGGGACATTGATAAGGACGACTGGCGGGCATTCCGTCTTGATAGTCTGAAAACGTTCAACGGTAGGGAGGTTTGATATGCCGACAGGATATACTCATGGAGTAGCCAATGGTGAAGTTACGACCTTCGCCCAATACGCAAAGCGGTGCGCAAGGGGAATGGGGGCGCTCGTATCGAAGCGCGACGATCCCCTTGATGACGATCTTCCATCGAAAATCGAACCGTACACCGAATACTATGATGGAAAAATCGCGGAACTACAAGAAGAAATCAAATTTTTCTTGTATAAACCGGATAATGAACTAAGGCACAAGATAACCAAAGAATATGTTGATGATCGTATTTCAACATATGAATACTTAAACGAGAATCGAGAGCAAATTGCCAGATATAATGATATGCTTGAGAAGGTCAAAGCATGGGTTCCCCCAACCGAAGATCATGTTAACTTTAAAAAATTCATGACGGATCAACTTGAAGATAGCATAAGCTTCGATGATTCATCAAAGTATTATGAAGAAAGGTTAAATGATTTATTTTCGCAACCCATGCTAATTATCGATGATGATGTTCGAGAATATCGGGAACGGAATCTGAAAAGTGTTCGCGAAGATATTACTAGCTATGAGAAACGGCGGGATGAAGAAATCGAAAGTGCTAACCGCAACACCGTCTGGATTCAAGAAATGTTAAAATCATTGGAGGAATAATATTATGGCATGGGAACGAAAGAACCGACCCCGGAAGGGCAGACGTAAAATCGGAAGCAAGAAACGCCGGGAGAGATTGAGACAGAGAAACGAAAAAAAGGGCAAGTAATTTATGTCTACGCTATCAAAGCAAGAGTTGAAGAAATTTCATGGTGATGAACCGGTTCTGGATGAAAATTCAACGACCGGAGACTTCATTAACGCCCACACATACTACAACTATGTTGACGACAAGCGGGTAAGAGGGTACGCACTCTCTTACCTTGAGAGTATTGGATACGACAAAAAAAAGATTGCAAGCGCGGAAAAGATTCCCGTCCCATTCATGCAATCAATCGGCACCAATTTTCGATTGCTTGCTACTGGAAGCGTGCTATCCCAAGATGTTATCGATAAGAATTTCGAACGACTGGAAAAGCTTATTGAAAAGTATGGCAAAAAGACCAAAAAAAGTGTAGCGCCGAATGAGCCTACCGTTCAAGATAGAACGATGGAAAAAGTTGGCTCCCTTATTGCGGATATTGAGGATGAAATTGACAAGTTTTGGGACAAAGGTAGTAGCGACTTCAACGTAGCTATCTGGCTGACCAACAATGAAGTCAAGCCAAAACTATCCACCAAGATAGCGGAATATTATTGGCCTCTATACGAAGAAGCATTGGAAATCCTTAAAGGTACGGACGATCAGCTTAACGAAGCGTATTCAAAAGTTAAGCGAATGAAGAAGAAAAGATACGCCGAATTTCTAAAGAACATCATCTATGCGTGCGAAACACGATTGGACGTACAAAAAGCGTCACGCAAAACGCGGAAGACCAAGGAAAAGCCGGTGAAGGATATTGTCGCAAATGTGAAGTATCTCCCCGCAGCACCAGAATTTGGCATTAAATCGGTTAATCCGACCAAGCTGGTGGGCGCATCGCAGGTATGGGTTTTTAACACCAAATATCGCCAGTTGGGTGTCTATAATGCCTTGGGTCCGAACGGCATCACTGTCAAGGGCACAACGCTACAGGGGTTTGACGAGAAAACTAGCACCGGAAAAACGCTGCGCAAGCCCGAAGAGGTATTGCCAAAGGTGTTGTCGGGTGGTAGGGTGGCGAGACGTAACCTAATCCCGTCCATTCGCGCGGTCGAAAAAAAGATGACCGGTCGCATAAATAAGGATACGGTAATTATGAGAGTGATAAATGGGTAAAGTGCTGGAATTCCCTAAAGAAAAGTTTGGTAAATTTCATCCAAACGAGATAGCCAAGCGGAAATCCGAACAGACCGATCTATGGAGACAGAAGCTTGATAAGAGCATTCGTCACCTTACGAACGATCTATTTTTCAAGATCAAAGAAGACCTTGAAAAGTCGGACATTCCGCTTGGTGACCGGTTCAACGCCGACTATGCATACGTGGAAGAAGCCATTGTGGCTATGTTCTATCGCTTGCATGGTTTAGAACACCCCGTTCAAATCCAGATGGATATGATCGGTCATGGGTTCATCGTTGATCCGGAGCTTCAGAAGGAGAAGAACAATGACAAACCCGACCCCGGACCAATCACCGCTTAAATGGCCGAAATGGCTTAAATATTCAGTTGTCTATACGGTAATAGGAACAATCTTCATTATGACTATAATGCTAAACTAAAGGAAAAAGAAATGATAGACAAGACGGAAGTGCTAGTAGAATTATTGCTTAATCCGACAATGAAAAACCCGGATATCGAGGTTATCATTGCGGAATTTCGGCGGCTACAAGATGCACTAAAGAAATCACAATTCGAGACGATGTTTGAAGCTGATAAAAATTTGGCAAAAGAACTTGAAATCAGTGAATTGATAGTAATGGTCAAAGACTTAAAAGAAACGGTGGAAGCATTCAATGAGCAAGCCGCAAAGATTGATGAAGAAAATCTTGGCTTGAAAAACAAGCTAAAGCGAAAGCAGGATGAAATCAATATAGTTGAGAAAAAATGCAACAGTATTGACAAGCATTTCAAAGACTTATATACAATCAATGAGTCTTTGCTGAAGCAGCGGGACGATAAAAAGAATGAAATCGCGCTACTCGATGATCTGCTCAATCAAATGGCTCTCGAAATGGATGACAGCAAGAGAACAGTTGAAAAATTAGTTGAAGATAATGCAAAGCTTTCCGATGATCTAAAAAAGTGGCAAAGAGGATACGCCGACGAATATGTTGAAAATATGCAAAAGGATCAGTGGTAAAATACTATGATTTTATTGGATTTGAACCAAGTTGTTATTGCGAGTGTGATGGTTCATGCCCGTGATTCTAAAGATGGTGAACTCAATGAACAAATGATTCGCCATATGGTGCTCAACACCATTCGATCATACAATCGTCAATTCAAGATGAAGTATGGCCGAATGGTGCTTTGCTGCGATTCGCGTCATTACTGGCGCAAGAATTTCTTTCCCAACTACAAGGTTCACCGAAAGAAGGATCGGGATAAATCCAAGCAAAATTGGCAAATGGTATTTGACACCCTAGCGAGAATCAAACAAGAGATTCGCGAAGATATGGGATATCAGGTCATAGAGGTTGACCTTGCAGAAGCGGATGATATAATCGGAACGCTAGCCCCAATCCTATGCACGGTAGAGCCGGTGTTGATCATATCATCCGACAAAGACTTCATGCAGCTACAGATTCATCCTAATATCGATCAATATTCACCCACATTCAAGAACTTCATTCGGTCGGATGATCCGGTAACGTATCTGCGGGAGCATATCCTGCGGGGGGATAAAAGTGATGGAATTCCTAATTTCCTATCGGATGATGACACATTAGTGAGTGGAAAACGCCAAAAACCCCTAAATAAGAAAAGAATGACGGATTGGGTTACGTATGAACCTGAATTCTTTTTGAATGATGATGATTCAACAATAGCTAATGGTTATCATAGAAATCATACGCTGGTTGATTTATCTAATACACCGCATGATATAAAAAACGAGATTATTATGCAGTTTCATAAAAACCCGCCGCCCCGCCGTACAAAAACGGACATTCTTAATTACTTCATCAAGAAAGGTTTGAAAGACCTTTCGGGAAAAATAGAGGACTTCTAATGATACTAAACATGTATGAAATCTTTGATCTAGTCGCGAATGAAAATGGCGTAAATGCTAGGAAAGAGATTCTAAAAAAGAACGAGTCGGACACGTTAAAGAACGTGCTCCAAGGCGCATTCCATCCGGGAATTAAATTTATTTTCCCGCGCGTTCCGGAATACACACCTTCCGATGATCCGCCCGGAATGGCATACGTTAACATTGACGAAGTGCTTCAGCGAATTTATCTATTCGTTGAAGGTTCAACAAAGGCTTCACCAAACCTGACGCAAGACAAGCGAGAGAAAATTCTCATTGAAATGCTGGAAGGCATGGAAGCCCGCGAAGCCGAAGTGGTGTTAAACATGATGCAAAAAGATTTGAAGGTCAAGTACCTAACCAAGAATTTGGTTGACGAAGTTTTTCCGGGACTTACTCACTAAAGCATGGTACCTCTCACGGAGGCAATTTCCCTTACTAAAAGGGAAGATTTTCACCCAACAAAAGCGGATTGTGAATTTTGGTTTAATTTACTCAACGAAGAGCTATTTTGTGCCGAATTAGCCAAACCAAAATTTGTGATTCGCCGGTTGCGGGGAAAATGGGGCATGCTCGATTGTGACTTGACAGAAGGACCGGAAGATGCTAAGTTGACCATCACTACTAAATTTCCGGGCAAAATGAAGTTCGTGGAAGTGCTGGCGCACGAAATGGTGCATCAATATCAGCTACAATTTCACGAACCCATGGGGCACGGAAAGCACTTTAAAAAGTGGAGACCCATTTTCGAGGATCGCGGGTTGAAACTTCGGGAAAAACTTTGATCCTCATAGAGAGAAGGAACCATGAAGAAAAAGGTTGATTTTCGTCAGCAGAATCGTCGTACCCACCGCAAAGACGATGGCGAACATTTCACGGATCGTCGCAGCAAGCGAACGAAAATGGAAGAAATGACTGGAAGACGAAAGAATTCCAATAATAGTCGTTCAAAACTACTAAGATATGCGGACATCATTGATGAATCCGATATAGACTAACATTAAGGAATAATATGCCAAGATATACATTCGAAGACGAAAATGGTGAACAGTCCATTGTTGAAATGAAGATGGCGGAGTTGGATGATTTCAAGGAAAAGAATCCTAACTTGCATCAGGTTTTCACATCACCACAGACTGTTGATCCTATTCTGCTAGGACGGGAACGACCGCCCGCCGACTTCCAAAAGTACGTGATCGATAAGATTAAAGCAAAAACACCGGGGCATAGCATGGATAGCACCCGATGGCCCACATCGAGAGAATGGTAAATCAATTCGATTACGGATTAACCGATATAACAACCGATTCCGGGAGGATATACGTTCTCCCGGACGGAACTCAATATCCATCAGTAACTACCGTTCTAGGGCACGTTAAACCCCAAGGGATAATTGATTGGGAAGAGCGGATCGGATTGATAGAAGCTGACAGGATTCGTGACATTGCAACATCAAAAGGTTCAAAACTTCATGATCTTGTTGAAAGATATCTTGACGGACAGAAGCCGGATCACAAAAGGGAATTCCCGGATGTTAACGCACTATTCTTCAAGATAAAATCGGAACTTGATAAGATATCCAACATCGTATGCCAAGAGGCTGCGCTATATTCGGACGAACTTAAAATTGCCGGTAGGGTTGACTGCGTTGGTAAATATAATGGGCAATACGCTATAATCGACTTCAAAACAGCATCCAAACCAAAGAAGCCGGAATATATCACCAGCTACTGTGAACAAATAACCGGATATGGGCGAATGTTTTACGAGAGAACTGGCATAAATATCAGACGCGGTGTTATTATTATGGCATCACCAATCAAAGGCCAAGTTTTTAAGGTGCGTTTGGATGATCATATCGAATCCTTAAAAGCCAAAATAGAAGGATACTATCAAGATGTTGAAGCTAATACTGACACTATTATTGAGTAGTGTTATAATTGTCGGCAGCGCATTCGCGCTTTCCGCCGATAAAACACCATTGCCCGCCCATGCGATTGCGTATCAGGCGAGAGCGGCAACAGTCCTTATTCATGCCCATAACAACGCAGTAAAGCCATGGTGGAATGATTCGGTCGGCACCGGATTTATGATCGATCCGAATGTATTCATCACGAATTATCACGTCTTTCCAAGATATTTTACGGACGACGTAAAGGTAACGGCGCAAACGTACAATACGAGCCGTGAATATGAGGTTGAAGTAATTGCCGCTGATCGCTTGACGGATATTGTCATCTTTGGGATCATTGGATGGAATGAATTTAAGGGAATCGAACCATACGGCATTCTAGAATTTGAGGAAAATCCAAAAGGTATTCAATACGCGGATATAACATACGCTTTCGGTCACCCCGGAAGGGCGGATTGGACATTCCTAAGCGGAATCGTATCTAATCCGAATGGTCATCCGGTCACCGAAATTCAACCAACCACAATGATTCAGACGAATCTAGGCATTGGACCGGGAATGTCGGGTGGTCCGGTTTTGAGTGAAACAGGAAGGGTTATTGGAATCAGTAATCAAATTATTGATGTTCCCGGAACAAACACCGGTTTTGCCATTCGTTCGGATTCGGCAATCGAAATTATTTCCGACCTGATGGATGATGATGGTGTTGTTCATTGGCCTAAAATTGGAATCGGAATGAAAGACGATCCGGATTTGCCATACACATTGATTGAAGATGTGATTGAAGGTTCTACTGCGGATGGAATATTCCTTCCGGGGGATCAAATTATTTCCATCAATGATCGGAGCGGTGCCAGAGTCAGGGACGTTCAAGAAGAAATATGGCTATACAATTTGGGTGACGTGCTGGCGTTCGAGATAGAACGGGACGGGGAACGATTGACGAAGATTGTGATAATCAAAGAGGTTATCACATCCGAAGAATTAAATGAGTTGATTCACGTCTATACTCCAACCCCGCTTCCGCTGGTGGAAATTGCACCGCCACCATCACAACCGGAAACGGATGACGAAAATCATTAAAAATGCATTTTTAGGGGTTGACATACGACACCGGATGCTATATACTACAGAAATAATGACCGATGACGGTAATCGGAGGGAAGCAAGACCGGGGGGCGGTACCCCGCGCCTCTAAAGTAGAAAAGTTATAAATAGTGCATAGGAGGATAACTCTATGCACTATACGATATACAAAATAACAAACTTAGTAAACGGTAAAATCTACATCGGAAAACATCAAACCAACAATTTGAACGACAATTACTATTCATCATCAAAAATTTTAATTGATGCTATAAAAAAACATGGTAAAGATAATTTTCGAAAAGAAATTTTGTTTGATTTTGATGAAGAAGAAGATATGAATATGAAAGAAGCTGAAATTGTTTCAGAAGAATTTGTCAGTCGGCAAGACACTTACAATGTCGCATTAGGAGGGAATGGTGGTTGGTCTTACATCAACGATGGTTCCAATGAACACTTGGATAGAGCCAGAAAGGCTTCGAAGAAAGGCTTTGAAAATGCTAGAAATCACCCAAATTGGGGTAAGACATCCTTTCAAAAAGGTGATCCGAAAGTTGCGCAATTAGCCATAAAAGCAAATGAATATAGAAAAAAATATGGTCTGACAAAAGAACATAAAAATAAAATTCGTCAAGCGTCTTTAAAAAGAGAACAACAAAGACGAGAAACTGGATACTATCAGAAATAACGCTGACTGATAGCTCATCATAGATCGACTGGATTGTGGTATGGACCCGGTTTCGATTACCGGCATCTCCACCAAAATATATGGGGATGAAAGGATTTCGACATATACGAAAAGGAAGATTTAGGTGTTCGACAAGATGCTGTCGTTAAATAGAATCACAAACTAAACGCAAACCTAACTGCGAGCAACGACAATGTTGCAAATAAGGGTAAGCCTTCTCGCGGAATCGTCAATGACGGTTTCGCTATTGCGGCCTAACCTATGAGCTTCGGGAGTGAGCTTGGAAACAGAATCACTCCCAACTTATTTGAATCGGAAATGTATCATTAGTTTAACTAGCGGAATCTAGTCAATGCTAGGATGCAGAGAAGGCCCGACCGCTAAAGACTAGAATGGGGGTAAGCTCTGGTGATACATTTCCGTGCTACGCGTTAAGGCTTTGGAGATTCTTCGGGGGATAAACTCCAACCAGTCAAATAAAAGTAATCCCTTGGTCTTTCAAGAGCTTTCGCCATAGTAAAGCTCTGTCATTTTCCCTCATACCCCTAGGAGTCTTCCATCGCATGTCTTCTTCCTATCATTACTACGCAAGGGCCGGATTATCATACGAAATAAACAATGTAATTAATTTGGAAATAGATAGATTGAAACATATAAAACGAGACATGGACCCCGACAAAGATACATTGGATGAAAATTGGACGACTTACAATAATACAATTAGACAAATTGAAGATATGAATATGATTAAGACATATATGGAAAGTAGAATTAAAAAATTGACGGAGCAATTGGATGACTGACGAAGAGATTATTGCGGTCTACAAATATGAAATAGAACATTACATCAATCCTGAAATCGCAAAGATGAAAGAACAAATAGATAAGGACGATGAAAAAAGTAGACAAAGATGGATTGAATGGAATCCGGACAAAGACCCAAATTCTTATGTAGCTTCGCCGGGAGTATGGAATGAAGGCAGTAAAGAAGCAATGAATAGTTTTCTATACGGATACTGGCATAACATAAGAAGTTTTATGGAATTAAGATATTTAAGACTGATAGAAAAACGGCAATTTCCAGAGAAGGAGGATCGTGACAGCTAAAGAAGACTCGCTACAGTTTTCCACGGAAATAGAAGAAATAGCACGGGAGAAACGGCTAAGCTACATAGACGCAATTCTACATTATTGTGACGCGACAGGCTTGGAGGTAGAGTTGGTTAATAAACTCGTCAACAAGCAATTAAAAGAAAAAGTACAAGTAGAAGCGGAAGAATTGAACTTCCTGAAAAAATAGAGGATCGCGCCTCATGAACCTAGAACCAGAAGAGACATACCGACTATACCTTGCAATTAAAGCGCATTTCAAGTCGGACTACGATTACTTCAAATACCACGGCAAAGTTAAGACGGGAGATTTTAGAAAGCGAAAGGATCGCTTTGCATTCCATAGACTGGCTAAAAAGTATGATAACGAAGACATTATTGATTTTTTGGTTTCAAACTGCGTTTATCTACCGGAAAAAGACTTTTGGATATCAAATCTATTGTCGGTGGATTCCGACATTATATTTCAGCGATTTAGAGAATACAAACAAAATTTTCCAAAACATTTCATTGAAGAAATAAAACAGTTGCGGAAAGAATTTCCGCGATTTTTGGCTGTGGAAAACGGCCAGCTACCTTACATCATTAAAGGGTTGATTGGCGGGCATGTCTCTTATCAGACTGTTGTCGCCACAAATCAGGTTTGCCCTTTTTATGACGATATCGAAGATGACCTAATATGGCCGGATGTTCGGACGAAATTAGTCAACTTCAAGCCGTTCGTGTGGTTTGACCACGCGGAGACCGCAGCGGTGCTGCGACAAGAAGTGACTTGACAAACCAATTATATTATGCTATACTACTTTTTTATTATGTGATCCGTGAACAAGAATATACATTTAACATACTATTACACACGGAGAAACAAGTATGGATTTTAAGACACTAAAAAAGTCTGCTAAGGACTTTTCATCACTATCTAAGAAGATCGAAGAAATTAACAACCCAAAGTCCTCATATGGGGATGAAGACGAAAACTTCTGGCAGCCCGAAGTGGATAAGAGCGGGAATGGCTATGCGGTTATTCGGTTCCTGCCACAACCGGCAGCGGACGGTGACGAAGGAACTCCCTTCGTTCATTACTTCCGACACGCATTTCAGGGTCCGGAAGGTGATTGGTATATTGAAAACGATCTAACTACGCTTGGTAAGAAAGACCCTTGCACGGATTACAATAACGTACTCTGGAAGAAAGGTCATGAAGATCAGGCAAGAAAACAGAAAAGAAAACTATACTACGTTTCGAATATTCTCGTAATCGAAGACCCGGCAAATCCGGAAAACGAAGGAAAGATTTTCTACTACCGTTACGGTAAGAAGATTTTTGAGAAGATCGAAGCGGCAATGCACCCGAAGTTCAAGGATCAGGAAGGATACAATCCGTTCGATCTTTGGGAAGGTGCAAACTTCAGCTTAAGAATTATGAAGAAGGACGGTTTCAGAAACTATGACGAATCAAGCTTTGCACCGCGAAGCGAGGTTGGTGAGAGTGATGCGGACCGCGAAAGAATTTGGAAGGCGGAACGTACCCTTCTAAAGTTCACGAATCCGGATCGATTCAAGAGCTATGAAGACCTTCAGGAGAGACTAGAGACGGTTCTAGGCATTGACTTGGAAGCAATCCTTAACAAGAAAAAGGAACGTGCAACCACAGTCTCGGAAGTCGCAAAGAAACCGGAGCCAAGAACGGTCGAAGATGACGATGCTGAAGAAGCGGTCCATGAAATGGATGAAGATGAGGATGACAGCGGAGACTTGGATTCCCAAGTTGAAGCAATCCTTAAAGGCAAATAATACCAACATGGAAACGGGGCGGGAAACTGCCCCGTTTCTTCGTTATACGATGGTACGAAGCTCTTCGTCCGTCATAAGTCGGGCCGCATTCACATGTTCCTGCGCCGAAGATGGCTTGGTAGGCTTTGACGCCGTTTCATAACCGCCCGGTGGTGGTTCCCCCGCCGTTACCGCATCAACTTCAGCCGCTTTGGCTTCCGCTTTCTTTCTCACGTCAATTACTTCTTTACGAATATCAGCCAATTCTCTCCCGAGTTGCATAAATCTTTCTTCGCCTATTTCTTCCGATGAAGATGCGCCGGAAAGTTCCGGAATGATTTCATTTGCCCTTCCCCCACCCTCTTGGGCCAAAAGTTTCGCAGCAGTGGATCGCATTCTTACGAGGTTTTGATCTGATGTCATGACGGGTTTAGTCCATGGACCGCCCGCACCTTGGAAATGTCCACCTTCCAATTGCATCTGTCCATAACTATATGCGTCATTTATCCATTTCGGATTGTCGGGTGAAGCAATATTTGCACCAGTAATTCCTTCCCGTATAGATTTACCAATCATAGTGGAAAATACTTCCGGATTGGAATCCGCAGTTAGTCTTTTTCCATCCGTCGTTACTGCCACCATAGTTCCATTTCCACCAGTGATACTCGACAATCCATTAGTGGCAGCATAATCTTCAAGCCAAGTTTTTACTTCCGGATATGTATCAAAACCGGTAACAACCGGCTTTTTAGTTGCGGATGATGTTGGAGCGGCGACAGCTTTAGCGGCCTGTTCCGCCACCAACTTTCTCTGTTCCGCAACCCATGCATCAACATCAACTCTCGGTATTTCATCCTGTTCGGACCAAATTTTCTTAACTTCGGCTAATCCGGGACCGCCACCCCAAATATCGGTTTCCCATGGAACCATTCCAATATGATGGCGACCCTCTTGCATATAACCTGCCCCGCCCGGCGCACCAGTACCGACACCAAAACCGGTTAATCCGGCAGCAATATTTCTCCGATAAATTCTTCGAAGAATTTCGGCATCTTTGGGATTAGTCCACTTAAGAACGCGACCATTCAATGTATAGTCAATATCTGCCGCTCTACCACCAATTGGATTACCATCTTCATCATATTCAGTATCATGCAGAGAAGTTCCTACTCTCGGTCCTTTACCGGCTTGGTGCTGTCCACCGGAAGCAACCACTGCTTCCAAACCATCCATAAAGCTAACACCATAAGCTAGTGAAGCTTTAAGTTCTGGATCAATTGGAAGTTTTCTCGTTCTAGCAACATCACTTTGTTCTTCCCGAACACGATCCAATGGATCACCAAGTTTTGCACGTCTTTCCTTATCCTCTTGGAATTCATACGTATTGAGATATCCAAAACTTGGATCGCGGGGAGCAAACGAATATCCTTCGGACGATTTACCGTATGACGCTCTGGCGGCCTGTAAAGCCGATCTAACTTCAGCAACCGAATGTGATGACCTATTACCGTGACCATAATAAGAATTTCCCGTTTTTGGATTTGGCATCGATGCAAATTCTTTCGCAATATCCATCATTGCCGCATCAATATTATCACTATCCCCACGAATATATGCGGCTAGATTTGGTCTCTGGCCGTTCATTATCAAATTTTGCGCAAGTATTCTCTGACTTCTCTCATCAAATAAATCATCTTTGGATAAACCGGAACCCGGAAAAGCAACAGTTTTTAAAGTTGATGGAATAAATTGCATATAACCGGCAGCAAAAAGTTTACCAGAAGCTTGTGCCGCCATAACTTCACCAATTGTCATTTCAGTTAAGTCTTTTCCAAGATATTTGGAAGCGTCATTTGTGCTTCCAATAATACTACCATGTCTGGTACCTTTATTCATAGAATTGTATCCGCCTTCACCGGAAGAAACAAATTCTAATAGTCCATCCAATCCGGAATTGTTTGGTTTCATTGGAATAACTCCACCCAAACCAGCCATTTGTTCACCCGGCTTTAATGGGGGAAGTTTAGGTCCGGATGATCCACCATTTCTGTTACCACTGCCACTGCCACTGCCACTGCCACTGCCACCCCCGCGACTGGTTGATCCCCAACCCCGCGTATGACCGAGACCGGAATAAATCGAAAGACTGCCGGATGTTGTTCCATCAAAGAAACCGTGCCCAATATCACGACCGCCAAGTCCGCGACCGAAACTAGGACCAAATCCGCTGCGCGAACCGGTTTCTCCGCCACTATCATATTGACCACCCCCAAGCGATGCGTAGCTTACGCCTCCACCACCATCATCATATGATGCGAAACTAATTCCACCACCGGGACCGCCCCTATTACCCCTTCCTCTACCCGCCGCTGCTTGTGCTACGGCGCGGGAACGCGACGAAGGTGGCGGTGCTGCATTAAGATCGGTTGATGATGAAGAAGATGATGATCCAATTCGTTCAAGAATGGAAGGATTTTGGAATTTACCCCTTTTGAAAAAGCGGTAGCCCATTTTTTCCTTTCCAATCTGTATAATCATATCATACAGTTCGGAATAAGTTAATATTCTCTGACCATCAATAGACTTAACTGTTGAATCTCTAGGGTCAATTTCTTTAATTACTTTATATTTTGCATCTGTTCGTAGAGATTGTTTAAGGGAATTAATGAAATCGGCATTAAACTTATTGATATTACCAGAATCATAAAGATATTGAGTTACTGCTTCACGCATACTTTCCACGACCTGATAAAAATCTTCATCCTCTTCCGGATAACTTCCGGGAGTTAGAACAAGATAATAAAAGTCCCTAGTCAAATTCCATAAATCTATACCAACAGCGACTGCCCCTCCAACACCACCCGTAAGAGGCATTGATATCCATGCACCCATGGCCGCAACTTCAAGACCGGCACCAAATTTATCATCGAAAACATGATATCTTATTATGGCGGAAGCGGAAGAAAATAATAGACCAGCTATCGGAATTTTTTTCAAAACAGCTTGGGAGAAAAACTTACCAAATTCTTTATCCAAGAAAAGTTTAATTAATCTAGCCCGTTCCGCTTTTTTTATAGCTCTCCAACCAACATACGCATCAGCGGCAATAATAGCATCAGCGGCAATATTGGTACCTCTAGGAATACCCGCTCTACGAGGGTCCGGTTGTATTGAAAGGTGTTGTCGTCTCCATTCTGGACTTCCAGTAGGAGGATTTGCCACTGGTTTAATAGGGGCAACTTCAACTTTTGGTACTGGATGTGAAAGCGGTCTTGGTGTAAATTTTCCACCTTTAGTTCGAGTTCGCGCTTCGGCTTGCGCTCTTCTATGTTCCCGAATATCAGTCGGATCAGTTATTGCACCTTGGGGTTTAAATCGTTCCGCCATTGGAGAACCCGCTTGTCTGACCGCATTAGCGCGTCCCCGTCTCTTCAGCGCATTGAGTGCAGCGGCACCCGCCAGTCCCGGAACAAGAAATCCGAGAATGCTACTTAGGATACCGCCGAATAGGCTAGAATCATCTAGATTTTTTTTTTGAATATCGTTTATTCTGTTTCGAATATACGTGGTATCCGCTTTAATTGCCGTAGCGGTTGTGGATATTCGATTAAGCGTGATGGTTTGCTTGTGGGTGGTGCGTTTGAAAGTCCCTACTGGACTCGCAATCGCATCCTCCACAAGATCGGGGACTTTAGCTTCCAACTCGTCGTTAACAACGTCCCGAAGTCCTTCCCGGAATCGGTGCATCGAAAAACGGTCGGTAATGTTTTGTGCTATATCAAAGGGCACTATCTCTAAACCTTTGTGCTTGTTTTGCCAACAGGGTTGCTTCCCTGTCTCTTCTATCTTCGTTTTCACGCTTTATGTGCGCGGCAATCATGTCAACATAAACCTGTCTTTCCCATGGAATCATTTCATTCAAATCGGAAAGACTGTACTTATGAAAATGCATCAAGGTAAAATTAGTCTTCATATGGTTGGCGAGGCTATCCCTGCTCGCCATCATTAAAAAAAACTTGCCAAATCCCTGTAGATAAACTTATGAACAAATCCGCAGTTCGTGCACGTATGTTCCTTGTTTACCTCAAATCTTGGCAGATCGGCCAACCATTTTTCAATCTTGTCGAATTGATCCTTGGTAAGCGAATCAAAAAATTCAATAACTTCTTCATCCGTTTGATCGGCAAGGGGATATACTTGCGTCTGATCATAGACAAGCTTAACAGCGCTGCGAAGAAGCTTGACCCCATATTTATCTTCCGTAGTTGTGTCCTTGACGGAATCAAACGTTGGAAACTGCATCTGCACGCCAATATTTTCGCCAAGCTTGATATCCATCTTAGGCTTTTCGTTGCCAACCGTTTCGACGGCCTTTAGGTCATATTCGATCTTGAAAGGCGTTCCGCATACTTTATCGCCAGTAACGTTGTCGCAACGATACTCGTTCTCAATCTTGCTTCCGACCGACTGAATGTTTAGCGTAAGCAGCACGTATTCAACATCAAACACGGGTTGCTTGTCAACATCAAATCCTTCGGTAATAACGCAATTCGTCACAATTTGTCGAATCGCATCGCGTATTGCTTGATCACTGCCATCCTGTGCGGCAGTAAGAATAATTTTGTCTTCTTTAACTAGGAAAGATCGATAATCGATTTGCTTTCCGGATGGTAGTGTTAGTGATGATATTGGGACATCAATTTTTGGTAGTGCCATTTTAAGATTTCACTCCTGTTTATCTTGGTGGTCTTGCCCGCCATTGCGCGGCTATGGATGTATCCAGTGTTTCATTAGCATTTTCCAAACCGGATACTTGATTAGTATTTGGAAAAAGTGTTTGTTCTTGATGGGTTCTCCAATGAAGAAATGTGAACGTAACCTGAAGTCGATGAAAATTATCTTCCGCCCAATTCATGCTTAGCGGACTGACCATAATCGGATATGCGTGTTCCAATCCTATTTTGTATGTCGCTCTTAGTCCATTATCCCCTTCAATCTCGCTGAATTGCCAAATATCTATGTTGGTTGCGTAATTATCCCGATATTCGAAGTCATACGTCGTTTTCGGGTTAATTAATTCAATCCATCTATCAAAGAATTCTTTCTCAAGCATTTCATTTCTGACAAGAAACGATAGATTCATTTCCAAATAAGCGGATTGGAACGGCAGCTTAAAGTTTGGACCATAATATCTTACATCACCCACGTTAAGCGCCCTTCCGGGAAATTCGGCCACATCACACAAAAACATCAAATCTTCCGCAAAATCCGCCGTCAAGAGGCGAAAATTGTTAATTTGGACGCCAAATCTGGCGGATTTCGCCAGATCACCGAATTTACCGAGTGTCGAGCGAAATCGTTGAATTTCGTTAATTTGTGGGGTATTTGGTATATCGTATGTTGCCATTTATGGATTTCTTCTTCTGTTTCTTCTTCCGCTCTGGTGCGGTCCTGTGCCTGCAATTCGGGAACTTTCCCTCCAAACATACTCTTTTGGCTTCTTCTGGAAGTTTTCAACCGGCAAGAATAGCGAATATTCCCATTCGGATGGTTTTACTTCGGAAAACGGGCTTCTGACATGCGCCCAAAGGTATCTCTTAAGCATTGGCTTAACAAATCTTGAACCGGCGAATGATTTTAGCACCATATATGATAGTCTTAGTCTCGCTTTATCGCTTAGCGACGTGTCATCAACGAATCTCATAAGTTGCGCGAGTATTCGTATTCTAATATTTGGTTTCAAATAGTGCAAATTAATGCCATAAAATCCGTCCTTAGTGAATTCGAACGGGAAAATTAGTGGAAAAGCGTCCCAATACGGAAGTTTTTTTTTCCATTTTGCATCATAAACGAAGAAATATAGCTTGCCTATTTCCGGTGTAGCTCTTCTTTGCTTGCGATTAGCCATAATGTCTTTATGGCGATCAACAGTCATATTTCTGACGCGGCGTTGTAGCCACATTCGGGATTCCTGCTTTTTATTAGCAATTCCCTTTTGTTCAATCTCCATCTTGATGCGATCCAAGAGTGGAATACTATAAATTTTACCCGCCGCATCCCTCATAGTGCCAAGAAAGCGTTCGGTTGCCTTATTTTTTATTCTTATTAGTCTTTGTCTTAGCTTTTCTAGACTTGGTAACCTTAACTTCGCCATTATTTTTGTATTTGCCTAACTCTTTTTCCGTGATGATTTGAAATTCGTATCCTTTGGATTCACACCAGTGCTTTGCCGCTGTCCACTTGGATTTGTTGATTCCCCATGCGTGAACTTCTTGTAGAAATCTTTTAGTAACTCGCTCGGGTTTCTTTGGTTCTCTTGTTTGTTCCAAAGGTTTAACCTCCATGATGCATTCTTTAATATTCCCATCTTTATCTCTCAATTTTACGTAAAAATCCGGAAAATATCTCCGTCTACGCTTCATTTTATCCCACGGGGAGAAGTATGGAATCCATATTTCTTCCGAAGACCACTCCAATACGGAACTGTTTCGATCTAAATAAGACATAACGGTTCGCTCCCATCCACTTCTATAAATAATGTTAGTGGGATCACCTTTATATTTATTCGAATTCTTCGGACGAAACTTACCCTTGTGGGTTTTAAACATTCTCATACAAACTATATAGGACGAAAATGGCAGACATATCACTAGATGGCGGTGCATCCAATGCGGGAGACATTATTGGTGGAGTAAAAGAATTATGGGACAAAGCCATAGATACATTTACGCCTGCCGGATTACCGGGCGATGATACACTGGATCAATCCAATTATGATTTTACGGAAAGATATTTTCCATCCAACCTTTTGGCGGATGGAAGTTTTAACAATCATTGGATTTTGTTTAACATTAACGTCAAAGATAATTCCAACTTCGCGAGTTATTTTAACCCGGAAGGGGATTTCATAACCGAATATACAAGAACGGATGAATTATCCAAAGTTGATGCGCTAAGAACTAATATTGATCAACGATGGAGGGGTGCCGTTAATAATAGATTTGGAGTACCGCAACCGGGCGAACAATTTAGCGGTCCAAACTGGATATTCGTTCCAAGAAGAACGCGACGTATTGTCGAATCAATAGCATTATTCATGCCATCCACCGTACAGTTTTCACAGCGGAATGACTACGAAGATATCAGCCTGACAAAATTTGCCGCCGACACAGTGGGTGGAATGGCCTCATTGCTTGGCGGTAAAAAGGCGGGGGCACTGGTGGGATCGGCATACGGTGCTGCCAGCACGATTACCGGATTGGCGCAAAATCCAATTAATCCAAGAATGGAAGTCCTGTTCTCGAAAACACCACTCCGGGAATTCCAATTTGACTTTTTGTTTGCGCCAACAAGCCAACAAGAAACTGACAATCTTAGAAAAATATTAAGGGATTTTCGCTTCCATGCCGCTCCGGAAGTAACCAGCGTTGATGGTGGATTCGTTGAGGATTTCATAAAAGGTCTATTATGGATACCACCATCCGAATTTGATATAACATTCTATCATGGGGCAAAAGAAAATCTGGAAATTCCCCGAATCAATACATGCGCAATAACGGCCATCGACATTGACTACGCACCATCCGGTGTGTATTCAACGTTTTCGAATGGTGCGCCCGTAAGAACGCGAATGATGTTGAGATTTAGAGAACTTGAAGTTCTACACAAGCTGCGCGTGGCGCAAGGATTCTAATATGGAAGTGAAAAAACTTGAAGAAGTCGGAACTGAAGATATCGCCGCAAAAATTGAAGGAAAATGGTATTTCTTCGGCAATGCATTAAAGGCGGGTGAATTATATCAAGACCTTAGATGCATAGCGGGACTTGATCCGGATGAAGAATTTGCTAGATTAATTAAAGAAAGTGGAATTGGTCCATACGAAACGCTGAATGAAATTAAACAATATCACAGCTAAAGGGAAACAAGAATGAAAATCAAAGAACTCGTTACCGAACTCTATGGAAAAGGTAGCATAGAAAAAATTAAGAAATATCACCGGGACGCGGAAGACGCCGCTGATGCTAAAGTTGATCGTAATCCCACTATGGGAATCAACAAGGTCCATTCGCTGCTAAACAAGGGCCGCAAGCATGCCGCTTCGGCCGATAGAGCGGATGATCTTAGGGACAAGCGGGACGCGCTGGCAAGACGAAGAAGATAAATGGGAACATATTTCGATAAATTTCCAAAGATTCGTTACGACATAATTCGGGACGGGACGCCAAAATACGTCACGTATACGAACTTGCTCGTCCGCACGGGTATACGCGAAGCGATCAAGAACAACATGTTCTCATATTATGATTATGTTGTGCCGGAAGGAATGTCTATTGAGATATTGGCGGAACGGTATTACGGAAATCCGCAATTTCATTGGGTAATTATGATGGCAAACGATATGGCCGATCCGCATCATGACTGGCCTTTGGGACAACTTGCGTTCAACAAATTTATTGTTGCCAAATACGGAAGCATTGCGACGGCAAAAATTACGCCATACAAATACACTAAAACTATTTCCAGATTTCATATCGCAACCCAAACGACGGACACGACCATACTTGACGTGACGGAGACAGTCTATGACGGACTGGCAGCGTCATCGCTAGTAACATATAATCTAGAGGATGGAACGTCGGTCGAAGAAACAATCACGCGGGGAATAACCTACGCGTATGATTATGAGGTTGCTCTTAACGAAGAGAAACGAAACATCAAGCTTATCAAGAGGGAATACCTTCCCGCAATCAAAAAAGAATTTGATGACCTAATGTTTACCGAGGGAAACACAAGTCTCCGTTTCGGTCTTAGAACTTTAAGGAATTTTTAAATGGCTTTGGCCGAACAATTTATGGAACAAACCGCTTCTTATGATGTTTTTATTGAAGGAATTTCACCCCGATTTGCAAATGAAGTAGTGGCGGGGGATATCACGATGATGGAATCATTGCTATCCCCTTCGCTGGAAACTATTGTCAATTTTGAAGCGCCAATCCACGAATCGGACGGCGTGTCATTCAAGAATTGGGATTTGTTTCGCGGAAACAAGATGACAATCGAATACGGAAACCCGAACATCAGTCCGGGGAGACACCAGAGCGTCACGCAATACATTTATCGCATGGAGAATCGCCAGTACGATAATTCCAACAAAGAAACATTCACGCTGCGCGCCTGCGACGAAACCGTCATCAACAATCAGCGAAGACGCATGTCCAAGCAATTCGACTGCGAGACGCCAACCACCGTGGCGGGAGAAGCGCTACGCTGCATAGGGGCTAGTCGCGTGGATATGGACGACTCCGGTCCGACGCGGAATTACATAGCGGAAAACGTCCATCCGTTCCAAGTGCTATCCGATCAAGCGGACGTAGCGCTATACGGGGATGATCCGTCATTCCTGCATTACATGACATATCTTGGCGGGGGGACGCACCATTTTAGATCATTCAAATCCCTGATCGAAAAAGATACCAGATGGGATTATTTCAAGAACGATCCGGGATTTGGGGGTAGCTTTATGGGAAACCCTTATAACATCATGGCTTACGAGTTTCCTTGCGATTTTGATTTGCTCACGGATATCCTGAATGGCATCAACGATGATGGCACCATGGCCCGGTCGCTTACCACCATCAACCCGTTTACCGGGGCTGTAAGCCTTGTGGAAGGCGATTTGACCGCATGCGGGGGTATGGGCGAGGCAATCAACGAAGAGGTTGTGAGCGACGCGGGGACGGATAATGAATGCGGCGTGAAGGTTGAAGAGTATCATCTGAAGCGTCAGGCGCGATTGTCGTTGATCCAACCGGACAAGCTATCCTTGCGAATGGTTGTTCCGTTCAACCCGCTGCTAGTGTGCGGGGATATGATTGATGTGACGTTCCCGATCCGACCAATTCAGGGGCAGCACACAATCGAGAAAGACTACGGGAGTGGTGAATACATGATCGTGACCCTGAAGCACCAGCTAAGCCAAGGCGCTCACGGGGTCACGATGATAGAGGCGGTAAGCGATTCGATTCGGAATAACCTAACCTAATCCCGCAAATGCGATGACGTTCAGCGGGATTGTGAAGAGAACCCAAATCAATAAGCAAATAAAATTGATCCAGAATGTAATCCCATAGTCGTCTTGATCCATTCGCAACTTAACGACAATCAAACTAATGGCAACGAAGAATATTCCAAGAAAAATAAAACCAAGGTGTATCATTTTTTGCCCTTTCCCTTTTTCTCCGCGATAACCTCAAGGATATACCAAATAATGAAGATCGCGGTTACGATAATAAAACCAACGGATAAACTCACATCAAGCCTCCGAAGTCCCATGGCGGTAGTAGTTCCAAATCCAAGGACTTCCACCACCGCTTAGATTTAGCTGAACAAAAAGGGTAATTCCCGAATCCTTTCCAATCTGGAAATCATAAAGGGACTTTCCCTTCTCCTTCCGGAGACGAATCTGCTTAGTCCAACGCGTCTCCGGAATTACAAAAATGATATTCATCTTCATCTACCCCCTTTCATCCAGCAATTCTTCAAGATTGGCGAGTTGCATCCCAAGTTCTTGATTTTCATTATGCATCGCCTCAAGTTCCTCCGTCAAATCTTCAACTTCATCCTCTTCGATGGCTAGATGCAAAGCCAGTTCATCATACTGGCGGGAGAGTGAATCATAGTCCGTATTCAAGTCATCAAATTCCTGACACACTTCGGCATGGGAATGCTTCCAGCGCTCATTTTCAATTGACAAACGGATATTCTCCTTGAGTAATTCTTCAATGCCCCCCATTGCTTCAGTCAAAGCATCAACCGCAAGTTTATTATTTTCGGATAGCTGATAATTCTTAGCGGCAATTTCTTCGCTTCGCTGACATACGCCGTCGTAACGATTTCTCCAATAATCGACATCATTCATTTTTCAGTTCCTTTCATGTTATGGGATTATGGTGAGTAGTACGAAAGATATTATCATTGCGGCCGATACCATTCCGAAAAGTATACCGATTAAACCGAATGCTATCGTCAGCCACATAGTAATATCATAGTTAAAGATGTACTTCTTCTCGTGGATTAGGTGTTGAAGATATGTCGAAATCGTCACAAGAATGACGAAAATGATGGTAAACCAACCGGCCGCCCATATTAAATCAACAAGCATAACTAAACCACATCTTTCCTTCATTTTCTTCAAGTTTTTTTTCCGAATCGTTGGATGAACCGGAATGTCAAGATAAATGGACGCTTTCTCGAAAAATTCAAGTTCGGCAGACCCGTCCACCATGATATTCCCCGACGTAAGGCCGTACAACCCGTCCGGTTCCTTCATGTATTGGGAAACATAATACATGAAGGAACCGGCGCAGCCAGATTTCCGCGCCTTCCTGCTCGGTGATGGCTGTCTCACTCTTTTGTTCCGGAACTTCGCTCTCAATCAAAGAACCCGAATCTAGGTTAAAAAAGTCGTAATCCCTAAATTCCCCAAGAACGGGAATATGATAATCAATCCATTCTATTTGATCATCGGTGTACTTTGTTATCCGATTCGAATCATTCGTCCATTCGGAAGTACGTTCGTCCCAAAATGCCTTACGTTCCGAATGATATAGAACCGATACGGGTTCGACAAATTCTTCCCAAGCCCAATATCGATTATCCATTCTTATGTTGCTTGGAAGGGAATCACGAATATCCGCATCATATCGTTTCGCTTCCATGATATGATGCGTAATACCAACACCGGTCCAATAGGGTCTATTACCCGAAACATTTTCCCATTAATACGTATTGCTTAGTCATAGGTTTTCCTCAATATAATTTGCGATGCGTTTAAAATCCTCTTCGTCCCTGTCATTAAGACAAATCAAATCGGCTTCGACATCCGAATTAACTCCAAGTTTTTCCGCCAACCAGAATGGAAGTTCCGTGCTGATACCGTTTTTACCAATAGTATGTTCGCTCAAGTTGCACCCGTAATAATACGAGTTATCAGGCTCATGCAGATATCTTTCCAGCGGACCATTTTCATCGGGGTATTCCGAATTATCATATTCAATGCCTTCGTCCAAGACAATCTCGCAAAGCACGCCAAGGCAGCAATATTTGTCCCCCGTTACATCCGCACGGCGAAGCGCACCCTGCCCTTGCTCGTAATTGCCGCTCCGCAGGGCGGCAATCCACTTCTCTTTAATTTTCTGTTCCATCATAAATTCCTTTCAATCCAGTCGGCAATGGTTTCGAATGTATCATTATCCGTATCGTTCATTTCGACAAGGGTATCCATTTGGGCTTGACTCAAACCAATTTTGTTCATCATACGATCCGACAAAACTTCATACGCATCATCCTCGTACATATAGCATTCCAATTTATCATCATATTCGGAAGGAATTCCCATAACTTCGCAAAGCACGCCAAGGCAGCAATACCCATCAACATCTTGAAGTCGGGATTGTGTCTGTTTATACTTGCCACTCCGAAGCGCATTAATCCACTCAATTTTCAGGTCGTTATCCTTCATGACTTTTTCTCCAATCGAAATCCTGATTGGCCCAAAAATTCACTACCGGCTCATTCGGATTGTCCGCAAGATAGCGAAGATAATCCGCCGCATCTTCCTTGGTTGCATTAAAAGAAGATTCGAATAGACAGTAAGCTTCGGATGAATTCAACCCTAGAAGTTCCGCACCAATATCGGAATAATCAATGCCATCCCAATAATGATCTTCTTCTTCCCATGCCAGTCGTTTTTCTTCAATAGTAAGTTTGGCGTCTTGCATAAACTTTTCCGGTTTCAATGCGAAGACGGCATAGCCCGCAATGCATGCGGTTGTGTTGCATACATGAATTTCATCTTCGTTGCCGGTGACTTCAAGCCATGATCCCATATAAAATTCGGGACGCGTTTTACCATTCGCCTCAATTTCGTCCGCTACTTTTCGTAGCGCATCCGCATTTCTCATTTTTTTGTCTCCTATTCGATTTGTCATGAACCGGTTATAGCATGCCCGCTAGGGCGTGTCAAGCGGAATCTCTTCCAGCACGGAAATATCCAGCCCATGATTATTCCCAAGACTATTCAGATTTTGTTTCCAACTGAAAAAGAAATTATCCATTTCAGAATTTACTGTCGCCCTGTCATGCGCCATCTGCAACTCCCGGATAAATGCAATTCTCGATTTATCGTATTTTAAATCGCCAATCTGACCTATAACTTCTACGGCATTCAAACCCTCGAATTTCTTTTGGTATTTGCTATCCGGAATGAGCCAACCCATTGCGCACTTGCGACCATTCCTCTTTTCGCGATATAGGCAGTGGCGTTCCGCATCCACTGATGGTCCCCCCTGCTCTATAATCTTTCGGGTTGTGTAGTCAAAGATTTCTTGAAGAGAACTTAGCGGTGTTACTTCATTCATCATATCATAGCTCCCGTTCGATCCAATCGGCAATCCGATCAAAATCGTGTTGTAAGGTATCATTTCTGCTTGAAAGAACGTGTTGTTGACCCGGCGTAATTCCAATTTTGTAAAGGAATTGTTCGGACAAGTATCCGGACGATAACTTATCGGGAAACCGGTAAGAATAACTACCGAAATTATTTGGGGTTCCGGTAATTCCCGCAACTTCGCAAAGCACGCCAAGGCAGCAATACTCATCGCGGATTGACCGCAAACTGCATATCCCCTGTTTGTATTCCCCGCTCCGTAGCGCTTCAAGCCACTTCTTCTTCAAATCCGGATTCATCATTCCAAAACTCCATCCAGCACATCATAATTAAGACCGTGGTTAATAGCAACTACTTTCATCGAGAAAGGCCAAGTCTTGGAGAAATCATATACTGCGCATCTATCATGCACGGCTTGCAGTTCCGAAATAAATTTGATGTTCGGAACTTCAACGTTCGGATAAAATATTTTCAGAATATCATCAATGTTATTCTGCTCCATATCCGGAATGTATTCGTTGTCCGGAATGAGCCAGCCCATTGCGCACTTCCGTCCGTCATGGCGGTAATAGCAAGACGCGTATTCGTCAACGCAAGGACCGCCCTGCTCGATAATCTTGCGAGACACGAAGTCGAAAATATCCTGCTTCGAACTCATAAATGTTACTTCCGCTTTTTTTGTCATTTTAATCTATCTCCGGTTTAAAGGATTTGAGAATGATTGCGCATTCGTACAAGGCTTTTCCCGTATTCCCGCAATCATCCATGAGACGTTCATATTGGGCCATATCCGCATTGCGATGCCTCTCCATTTGTTCGGCCGCTATGCGATCAAGATTCATAGCGCCAAGGTAAATCAACAAGAATATGCCGCCAAACAACATATATGGTATGGCGGATAGTATGAATTTAGTGAAACCAATCATGATTCAAAAAATCCCCTTAGCTCTTTCCAGCGCTTCGCCGAAAGTGTATCGATACCCATGACTAATTTTATTATATTCCCATGGAATATAAGTTAATTCGGGTTTGGACGTTGCCGTCCAAAAATTGGAACCAACGAGCGGACCATCAACACCATTATGCTTCAGCCATTGGGCCAAGAGGCAATTATTGCAATCGGAGTATCGGTACGATTCATCCGGATCATGACTGGAAAGCCAGTCGATAAACGCTTTATGGTCATCAAAGTATTTCATTTCTCTATCTCCATCTGATTATGCCCATTGTCTAGCATGCCGGGGTATCCCCTGTCAACCCCCCTATGGGCATTTTTTTTGCTTGGGAAATTTTTTGGATCGGTTTTTCATATAGGGATTTTCCAAATATGTCAAGGATTTTTTTTCGTTGTCCGAATGATAGGTACTCTGTACTGCACACAGAACATCCCGTTTCACTGGCCGAAACAGTGTCCTTTTGGCAACACCCCGTGTGGCCCAAATGTCACACCATGGCGAATCCGCAACCGGTTGCAATGATTCCCGCGAATCGCACGGAATCCGCGAATTGCTTCCCCTCAGGGGTTGAAGTGAAATTACTCATAACCCCGTGCAACCCGCCACAATTCGAGGTAACGGCAAACGGCCATGTCCATGCAACCCCTTCATTGGGAATCAACAGGATATCACCATCATTGATCGAATCATCACACTAGCATGCATTGTAGGCGTCATGCGTCGAATCGAACGTGAGAACCTTATGCGTGGCAGTGGCGAGTGAAGCGAAAGGCGAAACCGAATCGTAATCAATTGCGCCATCAGTCCAATCGTTTTCCGTAATGCGAATCATGCTTTGAGTCCCTTTCCTTAGTGGAAAACCCTTATCCCATATCATGGGTCCAGAGTCAAGCGCTAAATCGCAATTAAAATGCACTTATTTTGCTCTCATGGGTCATTCCCTTATATCGTCAAATAAAACGCGTTTCTATTAAATTGACCCTCTTTTTTATCAATGATATCAATGGGTTACAAAACCGTTTTTTTAGGGGTTTATGGGGGAATTGGGCTTATGACATTTTTGTGCACCCTCATACCAGAATATACCCTAGAATCGGCTCTAGGCGTCATACAGCGGGGTTAGACCATTCCTAGGCGTCATGCCTAGCCTAGCGCTTCCAACGCGTGTCACAAGCCACGACAAGCGCTAGCAAGGCAATACAGAGAATCCATGCGCTAGCGCTCAAAACCAAAGCGCCATGGTCAGGACGTATCCAATCAAGAGTCCTGCCGTGATTGATGTTTTCATGATATGCGTTTCCTTGCGTTCTAAGCGCCATACGGCGGAGTTGTCGGGGTTAGGCTAGGCGAGTAACTAGGAATGATTGATTGCCCTTCCTAGCCCTTCCCTGCGCTCTAGATGATTTCGCCTTTCGTGGGGCGATTAAAGAATCCAAACTTAGGGTCATCCCGCGACGGCTGAATCTTCGCATCAAATGCAACCCGCGTACCCTTGGAATCTTCGCCAACGTCCAATCCGGCCGGGACAGTCCCGTAAACCTTGAATCCGTCATCCGAACGTACCAGCATTTTCAGCATGGTTCCGTATGCGGTATCCTTCCACTTGACGGACAGAATCTCACCAGTGATACGGATTCGCTTGTCAGTTACAGGAACGGGATTCGCCGCATCCGATTCGGCTTGCCTTGCCGCCTCAATAGCGGGGCGATTCTCAATATCCTTCACAAGCTTTGCCATGAAAGCGAATTGCTTGTCGGACAGATCGCCATAAGCAATAAGCTTCCCGACCATATCGCGAATCACTTCATACGCGAAAGAAATATCCATGTATCCATTGCGCTTTTCCTGCGGAATCTCGGCATACGGCATTTCAAAAACATTCCAAGCGCCGGACAATCCCATATCATCCAGAATCGCCTTAGCCTTAGCCTTTCCGGCTTTCGCCTTCCTTGCGTCGTTTACCGCATTGCGAAACGCAGTCCCGTCATAATCGGATGCGAGATTTTCCGCGCAATCCTGTCCCGTGCGAATATACGTATTCGACGGCTTATGGTGAAACAGGACGGTATAAATAGCGTTGACGTTGCCGCAAATGTGGCAGTTGCCGCCATGCGCATGGCGCGAATAGGTTCCGCCAGTGCACTTCATATGATCGGCAATCCGCGCACGATTCCACGCGACCATTGCCACGTCACCCATATCCTCGATTTTCATAACCTCTTCGCCAACGTAGTCATAATCGGCGGGGTTAATGACGCTGGGGCGATGCACATCCGTGCGAAGCGTGCGAATCAGGTTTTCCATGGGTCCGTTTTCCTTTTCCGTTTCAAACTGTCCGAGAGTAATACAGGACAGTCAACCCCGCTTAGGCGAAATCTTTTCCATCAATTTTGAAGCCGCGCATATAATCGCGATTGAAACGAATCCAGTTAATAGCTTCCATGCGATCCCGCGCTTCATACGTAACCGGCAAATCGACCTTTCCAGTTTCGCGATTGTAAGCATTTGCAGTAACAGTGATCATTGATTTGCCTTTCCTATTCCCAAACTGTCCGGATGTTTTACACTACGGAATCCGGCATGTCAACCCCAATGGATAGGGGACAGCACCTTTATTTTCCCGTCAACCCGATTTGCGACATATGCCGGGACATTATAGCATGTGCCGAGTCGCGTTGCGTATGCCTTAGTATGCGAATATTCCGCCTCGCCAATCTGGAATCCGTTCGCATCCATTTTCTGGATTGTCCACATTTTGATTTCGGAATTGAACCAAACATCCACATGGTGCAACGGTCCAACCGTATCAAACGTCTTAACATTCAGAATCCGCATAGCCCTGATTTCCTTTTCTATTCCCGATATGGTCCAGTCTTTTTATATGACCATATCGGGAATGTCAACCCCTACAGGTCACCTTTTGCGTGATTTTTCCCTTTCGTCGTGATCGCGCCACGCTTGTTGAGGTAACCGCCATCGATCAAACTAGCCTTAGCGGCTTCCCACTGGACACGCGTCGGAATGGTCGCACCTTCCCGATACCGAAGCGTATTGCAAGCCATAACGAATCTATCGCGCCCGTTATGGGACGATTTCAGGCTACGAGCGGCAATCAAAACGATCCGCTCAATTTCGGAAAAATGAACGGTTTCGGGAAGGCGAATCGCATTGATCGAATCCGGATGCACGTATATCGTGATTCCGACATCCTTACCCTGAAAAATGGTATGGCGCACAATGGCATAATTCGGAACCATGGTAAAGGAACGATCCGCCTTTGGATCGCGCATTGCGAGCATACCGGATTCGGTATCGTCCAGTGACACGGATTCGCCCGTTGTCATATTCACAACGCGGAACGTGTCGCGGCTTCCGCCATTCCATGCGCCATGGTCAAAAGGAATCTGAAAATTGCCGGTTACGGCAATCTTGAACTTGCGGCCGGTATAGAAATCCGGAATCAGAATCGACGGAACGTCATTCCGTTCAACGTGAATATAATTCATTTGACTTGTTCCTTTCGATTTCCCAAACTGTCCGAGTGTTTTACACGACGGAATCCGGAAAGTCAACCCGTTGTTTTGAGATAATGTCGGATTCTTTGAATGCAACCTGACATTGACCCTTGATTATGTTTTCCACCTCATATTCAAAAAAGTGGTATCCATGCCGTGTTAATGCGCGCAATTCGAATCGATTAAACCAACGATTCATCTGGCGAATCGAGCCGAATCCGAATCGCATATCTTGAGTTATGAAATTGATTCCGTCCCTTTCCGGCAATGGGTGGCGTAGCTGGCTTTGGTGATCGCCATGCAAATTATAATATCCAAGACGATTCGGCCCGTTATACGGACCATAACCGTTTTTATCCTCGATTCGGTATAACCGCGCCATTATTCGTCGCCTAGCCCTACGTCATCCAGCCATGCCAGCCGGTGACCATCCGCCCAATGATCGAAATCCGTCGAACCGGCCGGATAAGGGTTATCCGTTTTTCCGGCAAAATACGCGTCATACCCATAATTGCGCACATCATCGGCCCGAATCATGCGGTAATGCGCCAACGCCTTATCCTTATCCGTAGTGGAGAGAACCGCCTTGTCGCCGCGCCAAACCTGATAGGCGTAAGGGTAGCAAGAATCAATTACAATGCGGGAATTCATGGGTCCGTTTTCCTTTCCGGTCCGTCTTTCGATGATTGTGTTATCCCACACTGTCAGGCGAGAGTCAACCCCTATTCATCCGAATAATCGGAATCTTCATAAGTGGCCAAATCGGCCGCAAGGGAATCCGACACGCCAGTTTCGAAAGCTTCCCACAAATCATCCGCGACCGGATCGTTATCGCCCCTGTCGCCATCGTAACCGGCCGAATTGAATTCGTGCGCAGTGAATTCAAAGGGCGAATAGCTACGCGAATTGGATTCCGCCTCATAACAAAGGCTGGCATGCACTTCGCGCGCATCGTCAACCGTTTCAACCGTAACGCGGCCATCCGAATCCGTCCAATAGGTTTCACCCATGGACGGGACATTGTGGCAAGCAATCCCGTGCGCATGGTTCCAACCCGAGCGATAAGCATCGGCCAGCACGTCATTGGATGCGAATTCGGCGGGAATCGTGCTAGGAAAATTAGGCATAATCAAGAGTCCTTTTCTGTCCGTCTTTCGATGATTGAAATATGCCACACTGTCAGGCGAGAGTCAACCCCTCATATGGGCCAATCCGCAAAGCATTGCAGAAACCCGAAAAACAGAAACGCGGATATCGAATCCCATTATCATTTTCCCACACATCCGCATCATATTCCGAATCGAAAACATAGTAAACATATCCATCCGTATGATAGACAATCCGCATGTGTTTTCCCTTCCCTTGTTTCCGATGATTGGAATATGCCACACTGTCAGGCGAGAGTCAACCCCTCATCTAAGGATATTTGATTTTATCGGCCGGGACAGCAAAAGACGTGCGCGCGCCAACCGTATCGAAAGACACGGTATAAACGATCCGGAATCCGTCAAACGACGTTTTGTCCCGGATCGTAACTGGACGATTAACCCCGTAGGACGAATCCGTAACGATAACGGTATCACCAATATTGAACATGATTTGCGTTCCTTTTCCGCGTTTCGATGATTGGACTATCCCACACTATGCCGGGACTGTCAACCTATTTCTGCAATTTCTTCCGTCCAGTGTTCCGCAACCTCTTCCCAATTGACATTTTCCATTTCGTCGCGGGACATGTCGCACGTTCCTTCCGGGAACAACCCGCACGCGAATTCTTTTGCTTCCCACTCGTCAACCGACAGGCGACGCTTCAAAAAATTAAACTTCGCGTCATAGCTCCATTCATCATTGTCAATGTGAAGCATGATATTCCACGTTTCGTAATTTGTCCAGCCGTTATAAGCCATGCGTCCGTTTCCTTTTCTGTCTTTCGATGATTGGAATATGCCACACTGTCAGGCGAGAGTCAACCCCTATTCCGAATAATATTTGGAATAAAGCGAAGCGATAAAATCCGCGTCTTCATGCGCTACCGCGTCAACCGACGCAATGGAAATCATGTCAACAGTAGAGTTTTCCGCCTTGATGCGCTTTGCGGCCTTTTCCGCGACGGTCCGATTCGTCATGATGAAAACCGCGTTAGGCATGGTTTTGAACGCAACATAAACCCGCATGAGAACCTTATCAGTCATTTGATATTTCCTTTCCGTTGCTTCCGATGATTAGAATATGCCACACTGTCAGACGAAAGTCAACAGGGAAAATGAAAAAAGATTCGATCCGTTTTAAGCGCCGTTGACGGGGTTTCCCAATAGGGCGGACAACCCCTAGGCCATTGGCCGGAACCCCGTCAACGGGCACGACAAGCGCTTAAACGGACAGGAAAAGCGCTTGCCTTATTGCTAGTCCGTTACCGGAACGGCCGGGACGGGCAGAATCCGAAGATTCCCGCAACCCTCCGCAACAATCTTGTTCAATTCGCGGGACTGACTCGCGTTTGCGTTGACAACCTCGCCGGAAATCACGTCAACAGTCTGCCACTTGCCAGCCTTGCCAGCCTTGGAAGGGTAATCACGGCCGATTGCCTTGTAACCCCACGAATAAGCCTTTCCGCCGATTGTCGCATACCAGTTAGTCATTTTTTGCATTCCTTTCCGCGTTTCGATGATTGTGTTATGCCACACTGTCAGGCGAGAGTCAACCCCTAACCTTGAACAATTACCGAATATTTGATGTCATCCGGCAAAATTTCTTCAACAAGCTTACGCGCCGCCGTGTCAATCCCGTTTGTCAGCATGTCGCAAGTTTCCGGCCAATGGGAATCTTCCCACGATTCAGCGGTATTCGGAACCTTGGAAGATTCCACCCTAACCGTTACCGTGATGTGCTTCAAAATATCCGTGTCAGTCATGCTTGTTTCCTTTCCGATTTGATGCGCAAGTTATCGCACGCGGCGCGACAAGAGTCAAGCGCTAATTTGCGAAATCCTGATATATTTCATATATCGTTTCGGTTGTGGCGTCTATCCTTTCCCAATTAGGGGTTAAGTAGTATGCGGCAACCGCGCCGCATACTATCCAAAAAATAAATCGATCCGTTGTCACTTTGCCATGCCAGTGTCAACAAAACCGTCCGCAATCACAACGCGAGTTCCGCCGCTACCTTCGTATGGCATGCGCACAACCTCAAACTTATCGCGGCCGGTAAACTCGTCATAAAAGAGGCGAGTCTGAATCTTCCCCTGCCAGCTTTGTGCTTCGGTAACGATATCAGTCTTTTTCGTACCAAGACGCGAGGCAACCGACTTGCCGCTACCCTGAATCGTTCCGCGAAAATGAGCCATGTCTGTTTTCCTTTCGGGTTGTCTGTTTCGATGATTGGAATATAGCAAGGGTTGACCGGATTGTCAACCCTTTTTTTTTCACTGTTTTACCAGTACCATTCTTCGGGCAATTCCAAGCCAACCGGAATCAGGAACACGTCACCATTCTGGTAAACAGTGTATTCGATTCCGGTTTTCGGCATGGTAATGACCGCGTTATTCAACACGGAATCCCACGCTTCCCAATACCACTCGCCATCCGGACCGGCCTCAAGCGTAGCCCAATCCGAATCAGACAAGCCCGACACGCAATCGCGCGAAACCTCTTCCGCGAAGTTTTGCGGAATGAAAACGCCACGATTGGAGTCGAAAAGAATCTCAATATCGTTTTCAGTGTAAGCCATGAGTCCGTTTCCTTTCGGGTTGTCCGTTTCGATGATTGGACTATGCCATACTATGGCGGGACTGTCAACCCCTATAACCAAACATTTCCGCAATGGCAATTTCGCCCGGTGTCAATCGGCGATAGCTGGCGAATTCTTCCGCACATTTGCGGATTTCCGCGCCGGAAATTGCGGAACACATTTGACGTTCGGTTGCGGTATGGCAAAGCGCCAAGTCCGCCAGATGCGCCTCATGCAATTGCTTAATGTTCCAAGCTTTCATGTCCGTTTACCTTTCTTCGTTTCGATGATTGTGTTATGCCATACTCAAAGCGGCATGTCAACCCCTATTTTAGCAAATGATCGTGCCGATTTTGTATGATTCGCCATCGTCGCAAATCTGAATCACGACGCCAGAAAAGAATGAATCGCCCTTGAATCCATGCCAGCCGGGAAACGAATTGGTATATTCGAATTCGGACATGTGATACCACGATCCGCGATACTTGAAAAAACCGTCCGTTGCCTCATCGGGGCTAAGCCAATCGAATTCGGATTTCATGACATCGGCCGGAACATCAAGCCAATACTTGAATTCATGCCACTTGTTATCCGTCGTGGTAATCATGTGATTTTGTCCCTTCCTGTCCGCCCGTTCGATGATTTGAATCTAGCGCATTAAATCCGGATTGTCAATCGCTTTATTGAGGCAATGGCGAATGAAATCCTTTTCCAGCAACGCGCCGTGCACAACGCTAATCCGATCCATGCCGGATTCAAACTTGGCAAACTTGGCATTGAAAAGCACCTTGCGAACCTTGATAGCGTCCGCCCGGTCAATGCCGCCAAGCTCCATCAAAACCTCGTCAAAATTGCGATTCGCGTTGTCAATGCGATCAGCAAAAATCTTTGCAGTATTCTTGATTGCGTCCGTCATTTGTTATGAATCCCTGTCCGGTTTCGATGATTGGAATTTAGCAAGGGTTGACCGGATTGTCAACCCCTTTTTTTCATTTTTTCCTACCGCAGCACAAGCCGGTGAATTCGCTTGCGGCTACTAGGCGTCACGTTGTCCGGAATATGCAGCGAACGCGTTTCCTGCGCACCCGTAAAGAATTCAGACGAATTGTAAACGGAAATCCAACGTGCGCCTTCCACGTTCGAATCGTTCGCCTCAATTCCGCCAACGTGAATCGTGCGAGTCTGGAAAAGAAAATCAATAGCCTCGCGTAGCGTCACGTTGCGCGCAATCATGCCACGTTCGGCACAATCACCATATGATGCAGACTCTGGCGTCACAATCTCGTATGAAACACTAAACATTCCCGTTCCTTTCCTGTCCGTCTTTCGATGATTGTGTTATGCCATACTCTGCCGGGACTGTCAACCCCGTTTTAGAGCAAAACCGCAATATTTGACGGAACGTCATTTTCGGAAATCATACCGAAACGAATCAGATCGGCATACGCGCAAGCCTCATCGTTTTCAACCTGCCATGCTTCCGACCCATAGGCGTTTGAGTGGAATTGCCAATGTTCAATATTAATGGTCCCGCGTTCCTTTACGCGCTCCACAAGCCGGTTTGCCAGCATTTCCGCACGATCCCCGCCGAAATCTTCCGCGAATATATGGGAATGAGTCCAGCGGGAACCGTCAACAGCCTCACAAAAAACAGTATATTCGGGCGCGTTGTCAACCCCATGAATCCATTCAACCGACTTAACCTTAAGAATCATGGTTTGCATTCCTTTTCTGTCCGTCTTTGATGGTCCGGAACCTAGCAGGCTCCGGACCGATTGTCAACCCATTACGTGAACATTTTTTTATTCTCCGTTGTTTGAGTAAACATTACGCGTCATTTCCATTCATTTAATTGGTTTCTCAAGCTAAAAGGTTAAATCCTAGCTAGGGCCATGTCATGTTAGAATCTCCTATAAGTAAGGAATAACTAGTTTTAGGTAAAAGGCAGTTTAATGACTTACCCTAGGTCAATTCACGATCCGGAACCTACCAGACTCCGGACCGATTTAGACTATCGTAAAGCCGCTGGTATTCGGCTTTCATGTCCGCAAGCTTTGCGTATGCCATTGCGTCGCGCCCCTGTCCATGCTGCCAGATAACGGCCGCAGCAAGGTCATATGTTGCCGTTGCGTGCTCGCCTTCAAAAGCAATATTCATTGCTTCGCTCAAGTCCATCATGATTGAGTCCTTTCCGTGTTTCGATGATTGGAATATTGCACGTTTTGATTCGCGTGTCAACCGAATCTGGACATAAAAACCGTTTTCGGCCATTCCGAAAACGTATCAAACGAGATAAGCCCGGAACCAAAATTGTAGTCAATAGATCGCACGAATTCCTTAGCCAATTCAATCGGAATTGCCGTTTCACCTTCCACGATTCGAATGACTTCAACAAGCGCCATGCGGGGAACAATATGGCGCATAGACCTGATAATCGCAATCTTGCGAGAGTTATCATGAATCGTTATCCGCGCCGAATTAAGTTCAACATTCGATTCAGTGTAAGAAATCATTCCATGCCAGTCATTTTTCATAATTGAGTCCTTTCCTGTCTATCTTTCGATGATTGGAATATTGCACGTTTTGATTCGCGTGTCAACAAAAAAATGCCGGTCATGCGATCACGGCTTTTGAGTCCACTCACACACAACCGGCATTTGATCCCGAAATCCGCATAGCTTCCACTAGTCAAACCTAGCTACCTCACAATGCGGCGTTCACCATTAAAGCTATTCGGGAAACCTAGAAATTATAATCATGAAACTTTACCGGATTTTTGCTTGCCCTATAAAGTCCCTGCGCCCAACCCTTAGCACCGAGTCGCACCTTGGAAGCGCTGCCACAAATGCCGCCATAAATCCACTGTTGCTCCCGGTTATTCGTGCAATGACCGGCAAAACCGCCCGGAACGATTTCCGGCTTCCATTCCGGATTTCGCTTTGCTTCAACCGGCGCAATCGTCACGGTTTTGCCACTCTTCGTAATCGCAATAACCTTGAACGGATTCACGTCCGAAAACAAGTGCTGATTGATATAATCACCGACTTTCACTTCGCGGCCGACCATGTAACGATCAATTGCAAAACTTGTCTTAATCACAACCGGCACGATTCCCGTAAGCGCACGGCCAATCCTTTCGGCTTCGATTGCGGCATCTTCGGCCGTTTCAAATCGTCCGAATTCGGGCAGCGGAATATATGAGCCGTTATCGCGTTTCGTGTCAATCATGATTGAGTCCTTTTCTGTCCGTCTTTCGATGGTCCGGAGCCTACTAGGCTCCGGACCGATTGTCAAGCGGTTTTTTATCGCGTGGAAATCCACCGATTAACGCGCGACTCCGGATGCGTATCGTTCATAAACTTGGCGTGGTCCAGAAGAAACGCGTTGACATTGTAACCCGCCTTTGTAACGCGTTCCTTAATTTCCGTAATGTTAAGGTCGCTCTCACGATTCGACTTATATTCGTAAGACATTTGATTTCCTTTCTTGTTTCGATGATTTGGTTATAGCCTAACGATTCGCCTTTGTCAAGCTATTATTTCGGACTTGTTCCAATGCATCCGCCATAGTGGAACGATAGCCTAGAATCTTCCAACGTTGCCGCCCGTTGACGGTTGTGTAAGGCTCCACCTTGGCAAACATTGAAATCCAAGGCTCTTCCGTAATCAGGTAAGCGTTAAGCGCTTCCACGGCTGATATTTCGGACGTAAAACCGGAATCTACAATGATTTCCACCATAGCATTAACAATAAAGTTCGTTAGCGTCAACCTTATAGTAACGCCCGACCGTCATGTTGCTCCGCATGTCTTTAATTGAGGCAAAATCGTTTTCGTCTGGCATGCTGAATCCGAGTGAATTCAATTCCGCTAGCATTCCTTCATATGAATCGAATGACGAAACCGAATCACGCTCGACTCCGTCATCCCAAAATGTCATGATAACAACCCAATGCATCTTACCAATCCTTTCGCTTACGATTGTAAGAACCCTTCCCCTTGCGAGGCTTGATTTTCTTCGGCCGATACACGGCCGTCCGAACCATCTTGGCAATCGGATTTTTCATGTCTGAATCTCCCTGTCCGCGTTTCGATGATTCGGTTATAGCCTAACGATTCGCCCTTGTCAAGCACTAATAATACGTGGTTTTTATCGAATCATTAAAAAAAAAGGTCGTCGTCCATTTCATATTCTTCATCCGTAAAAAAATGCTTATCCCATGCGTGAATCATGCCGAGTCCCATGGAATCCGAATGCATTGCGCCACCATGCAGCGCAGAAAAGCGGCCATCTTCGGCAATCCGCCAGATCACACTTTCCCAATCCGAATCGGACTTCACAACGATTCCAATTCCATCAAAGAAAAACCGGCCATGATAATTTGGACGAACTTCGATATTAATATCGAGCGCCATATTAATCAGGAAGTCAAGAAATTCACTTCTATTAACCTTGTCCATGTTTAGTTCCTTTCAATCAGAGTAAGATACCACGGGTCATAGTATCCGTCAACCCCCCCAAAAAATACTTTATACTGGATATTTCCATAAATATCCAGCGGATCAACTAGCGTAACAACGCCAATAAAACCCGTAGACTCTTCCCGAACAATATCACCAACTTTAAATTCTGTATTCATCGGTTTCCCTTTCTAGTTCGATGGTCCGGTTATAGCCTAACGATTCGCCCTTGTCAAGCTACATTTTGATCTTTTGTGAAATCTTTTCATAGGTGTCGCCAAGGGGATACCGGCCGAGAATCAAATCACCATTCGGCAATCGAATCCACTTCAACTTACTCCATGTCTCTTTTTCATCCATAAGCATATCGGTTGCAAAATCAATGTTAGCATTGACCGAATACGAAATCACACGCTCGCCAGAATCATCGTATGTGTAATTTACCATGGGTCAAGACTCATCTTGGCGTGCTAGTTCCCTCTGGCGTTCGGCGATGGCGGCCCAAAGGTGTCTGCGGGCGAGGGCAGACACAAAGGCGGATTCCCGTTGCCAGAAAGCCGCGTCGGACACGTCGGCTGTCTCTGGCGGCATATCGTCAAGATACTTATTCAAAGTCATTGGATTTGCTCCTATGTTGCAGTTTAAACGATTTCAAACATTGGTGCGGTAGCACTGGCGACAACCTCGCCGCCATAGACGTTCCGAATAACCTCAAACTTGCTGATATGCGGAACATATCCGGACAACTCCGACACGCGCCAGTTAGCACCGCCCGGTTGAAAGGATTTGTTGTAATCCTTCCTAGTCTGTTCCGCCCTAGCATCGGACGGGCGACCCTTCCACATGATATCATGCCAGCCCTTTTGATCACGATATCGGGCGCGATACTTCGGAGTGATTGACTTACCCATTGTCCGTTTTCCTTTCCAACGTTTCGATGGTCCGGTTATAGCCGAACGATTTGGCTTTGTCAACTCATGTTTCCAAGCCGGGCGGACGAATACTAATGACGGTTTCGACCAGTTCACTAAGATCATCGCCGACAATGGCCCATGGGCCATTACTTCCATCTTCGGAAGGCAACTCGGAATCGTCATACGGCTCGCATACCATAAACTTGCCTGAAAATTTTGTGTTGATACGGAAATCCCGTTTCCCTACTATCCATCCGCGATTGCGAATAAATTCAATTTTTTCAGTCAAACTCGCATCGATTTTCATGATGTCAGGTTCCTTTCCTCGTTTCGATGGTCTGGAACCTAAACGATTTCGGACCAATTGTCAACCCTTTTTTTGGGTTACTCGCCGGAATCCATGAAGGCTTGAAATCCATCCTCAAGAGCTTGGACAAGCTCCGGATTGTTCCTTACTGATATCTGTAAAGCACCAACAACGCCAATAAAGATTTCCGTGATTGCCTCATCGTCGCCAATGATATCAAACAACTCCATACCACCGCAAAAAGCATCACGCATAAGACCAACTTTAGTTTCGCTATCCATAACAAAGTTCTCCTGTTTTTTTGTGTGAAATTGGACCGGGGACGCCAAACCCCGATAAATCGATTCGCCGCATTCGCTTCGGCATTCCAATTATTGAAGCTATCGCGTCCCCTAGCTGGCTTCAATTGGCTTGATTCGAAGGACAGAGTCCCCGCGAATCGAATTCAGTGAACCGTTCTGACCGAAATTGACCGGCACCTTGGAACCATCGTCAAGAGTGGCAACCCATGCGCCAGCCTTGCCGCCCTTCGGCCAATCACGCTCAATTGCGACATAACCCCAAGCCGCAGTCTTTGCGGCAATCGCGTTGCGCCACTCTTTTGCCATGATTATATCCCTTCAAATGTTCGGGTTAAGGCGGGGATTCGTTCCCCGCCTTAACCCATGCCGTTACTCGCTCGCGTGCTCCGCGATCTTCGCAACCAGATCGGCCGAAATCTCGACGCGCGAACCGTCCTTTGCGACCAGCGACACGTTGCCGTTGTCCTCATCCGCAAACACGATGTGCGGGACGAACTCCACCGGAACCCGAGTGCCGCGAGTCTTGAAAAGCTGAAGAGTGTTCTCGTTCATGATATTTTCCTTTCCTGTTATGGGCGGGTCATCCGCCCTTTCGATGATTGGAATGTAGCCTAGTCCGATCCGAATGTCAACCGATTTTTTAAGTTTCGTTCGATTTTTTTTCTGACTGGTCCAAGCCGCTTCCCTTTGGCCGGGGGACGCTTCATCGCCCTTCCGATGATTAGAATATAGGGGAACCCGATTCGAAAGTCAACACCTATTTTCACTTTTTTCGGACAACATGACATAAAAAAAGAGTGATGCGGGCATAGTCCCGCATCACTCTATGTCTCACCGGTCGGCACAACCTCTAAACACCCTACCCCGGCGAGAAAACCCAAGTATAACCATTATATTCGTGGAACGTCCAACCATCGTAACTCATATCGCGGGCCATCTTTTCGTAATCGATGTAATTTTCCAGATGTTCCGGAATGTTCGACGTTTCCAGAGTGATTTCGCGCGCAAAGTCGGCGGGCCAATTAAACTTGCCATGATACGAATCGCGCGCTTCATCAATATAACCATTTTCATCAATGGCACACTGATATACATCAATCAACTCGCGGTCATCATCATCCAGATTGATGTAATTATCCCACAAATCCGAATCAATGTGATCAATGATTGGAGTATCGCCATTATTTTTGATGAAGCTATCCGGAACACCATGGGCGGTCATGATGCGAACGGCAACGTCCCCGTCATGTTCCTCAAGTCCAAGGGATTCGCGAACCTCTTCATTCATATCATCCCAATCAGTTACGGATTCAAGATCATACCAAACGGACGGCTTGCCTGCATTGATGCGGGTGGCCGTGTTGACACAAATTGCGAATTCGGCGTTTTCCATTTTCAATTCTCCATGTCCGTCGTTTTGATGATTGTGTTATAGCCGAACGAATCCGCATTGTCAAGCGGATTTTGCGAATCCGGCCATGTAAGTGATAGCACCAAACACCACCCAAAGAGGCGCATTGATTCCAAGCGGCTCTAGAATGGAGTAGAAAATCCAACCAAACCCGAGAATCTGAATCACGAATCCATTGACCGCGCCGATCATGAAACCGGCAATCGGAATGAAAACGACCCTTATCGCCAACTCAATAAAAACTGAAAACCGCGATTCGTCTGCCATAATTGTGTGTGCTCCATTTCCGTTTTGATACACACAACATAGGGCAAACGAATCACAATGTCAAGCGAAAAAAAGGAAAAGACCGCAAAATGGTGCACCCTATATCCGGGAATCGAACCCGAAAATGAACAGTATAAAAGACTGCCACCATATCCCAAATTATAGCATTTTGCGGCCCCCATCGGGGCTTCAACGCGTTTGAAGTTCCCGAATTACTTGTTGTTGGTATTCGTCTGAATCGACTTGAAGAATCCGCCCAAGAATCCGAGACCGCCACCAATCTGCCATAGCGGCATGCCGGTGATTCCAAACTTGGACAGCAACGCGAGGGCCATCCAGTCCAGCCCGAACAGAGCCAAAACCCAACCGCCGAACATTCCGCCAAGCGTGCCGACCAAAGGCAACACCAGCAAAAGCGCAACGAAACCCACAGCACCAAGAAATACAACCATTTTATTTTCCTTTCTGTTACTTTCGATAATTGAAACCTAGCACAAGGCTAGTGGCTTGTCAAGTGAAAAATCCGGCAATCGCCGCGACTAGCAGGCTTCCGCCAACCAGAATCGGCCCGACGAATATCGCGTACCCTAGCCATGCCATGCCAGCACCGGGACCGGGCGGTAGAATTGCGGTTTCCAATCCCGGAACGAACAATACCACGTAAGGAATTGCGAATAACCCGGCTAAAACTAGCGCTATAACTTGTACTGCACGCATCACGAAACTCTTTCCAATTCGCCGCGCAAGATGGCGGAACGGGTTTCCAGTCTAATCAATTCGGCTAGTTTCGCTGCCATTTCTTCGGCTTGTTTCGTTCTGATCGATTCATTATACACTTCCGTTATACGAGCCAAACGGGTGTCTCTGTTTCGAGAAAAGAATCTCCGAGGTAGATAATGCGTTTCCGTATTAAAACAACCGTATGACGATAGGTCTTGAACAATTTGCACATTCCGACCACAATCTCTCCAATCATAAACCCCATGACAAATCGCAATATTGAATATATCACAATAATCCGAAAAGACTTTATCAACATGATCATCCGTCAAAAAATCTTCCGGAACGCGTCCGGTCCCATTACAATGCGGGCATTCAATTGTATCGCACATTTTACCATCCTTCATCGATAAGGTTTTGCAAGGCATCCAAAGCATTTGGAACGCTTTCGATATCCGGAACGGTTACGGAATTATATTCCGCATGAACAAAATTTGAAACACTTTCGTTGCAATATTTGACAATCACTTTAGCCTCATTTTCGTGGCTTACCGGAACGATCTTATCGAATCCGGAACGACGAAAATGAATCCTTACTTTGTAGTACGTGCTCATAGCATGCCATCCTTTCCGCGTGCGAGGAACATGAAAATCTCAATTTCTATGTCCCTTATACCATCACAACGACTGACTGTCAAGCCATGTTCGTCACAATATTCGAGAATCATATCGGCCATAACCCCGGCGTGTTCCGAGAATGGATGATCGATATTTTCCATCGCTTCCAGCATGGCATTGCCTTCCCGGTTACGAATTGTCATGGCTCAATTCCTTTACAAGATCATCCGCGCTATACCCTTGCGCAAAGCACATTGCAACCCAATGCCTGTACTCATCGAAGTTTTCAACAAGATCGACTGGCGGAATGGCGGCATAAACCCGCTCAAAGTCAAGAATTCCGTAAAACTTAACCATTTTTATGTCTCCGCGTTTGCTGTTTCGATGATTGGAATATAGCGGAACGGAATCGACTTGTCAACCCCGTTCCGCAGGATTATTTTGATCGATCATGTTATTAAGCGACTCGTGAAAGGACTCACCTATTTCATACCCATCATCATATACGGCATCAAGGTCAATAGCAGCATCATCCTTCGCCGCCTCTTCCTCGTCTCGTTTCTCCAACCAAGCCGCATATTCGTTCAATGGACCACTGTATATTACCGTGGAACCATCCCGCACGGACATATGAATCAGTCGCGTTTCTGTAAGAAAATTGCTCGGACGGTTTCCTTCAACCCATAGCTTGTAAGTAAATTCCTCCATTTCCGAATCATCCGGCTTGTTGATGTAAACGTTGCCAGCTTCGGCACCAGCACCAGCACCAGCACCAGCACCATTCTTCAAATCGTGAATAAGAACGGCAGCGGCACAATCAATACCATTGACGCACGACATGCGATCATCCGAAATGCCATTGACAAGCTTTCGGTGCGCCAGACTATTGTAAATATCCATACCTATTCCATCCGGTTGGCCGTCATACTGACGATAAATACTTACAAGCACATCGCCCGAGTAATTATCCTGATAAATGTGAATGATTGAACGTGTTCCCATGATCTAAGTTCCTTTTCGCTCTTAACTGATTAGTACGTCATTTCTAGTGACCATACCACGGTTTTTATAATATAGCAAGACATATTCCCGTATTGCACTCGAAAAAGATTTTGCGGCAAAATCCCGGCCACGATCAATTTCCGATAACAACGCGTTAAGCGTCATGCGTCGGCTCTTGGCAATCTCTTTAAGGGAGAACCAAAATTCATCTTCCATTGTGACGGATGTTTCACATCCGGCTATTAAGATAGAACGTTTCTTCATACTTCTAGGCATATTATTATATAGTGCGCGGGCCAGTGGACTACCATCCACCGTTTTAGCTCCCCAATGGGAGACCCGCTTTCCGTTGCCAACGGAATTGTTAACCCTTTGCTGATGCGTCGTTAATGGTCGCTACGATATTTTGGCGATCACCATCAACGTAAATCTTATTCCCGTTGGTAAATTCAACGATGGACCTGCCCTCATACATTGAATTCTCCACGCTGAAAATCGTATTAACGTTGAAGGATTTATAATCACCCTCATCCTTGCCGACTAAAAGAAACGTGACCATGCGCATTACGATTTTCTCCCGCTGTTTTTTCCGATGTTCATTACCATACACATAAATAATCCGTCTGTCAATAGGGAAAATTGAAAAAATGAGAAAAACTAAATCGGAAGCGGGTGGTCGCTACATAGGAATCGTTGTCAACTGCACGGACGATCCAAAGAAAATGGGGCGTTGCCGCGTGATGATTCCGCAACTGCACGCTCCACACCTAGAAGAATCAAAAATGCCATGGATGCAACTCGCATCCAACGCGAATGATGATGGTCAATTTTCGTTTGACCGTCCTCCGCAAGTGGGCGCAACAGTCATGGTATACTATCCTCCCGGATCAAAGTCAAGCGGATTCGGCATCATTGAAAACGTTTTGAATGGCGTGCACGATCCTAAAGCGTTGGAAGGTAACATTTCACTGGATAAACTAGGATGGGTTATAGCAGCATATGAAGCAATACATGATATGTTTGGACCACCGGATGTTCAACAAACAACAACAACAAATGATACTGGCAAAGAACAAGTTACAACAACTATTAGCAATACCCGCGATGCTCCATCCATCAAAGGCAAGTTAAGAATTCCATCCAACTTCGCATTCGAAAGCATTGTTAAATTTTACAATGAACTTGAAGATGTTGCTACCGCCGTTCAAGATTCCGCCGCATCAATGACAACCGATTTGGCCGCGTTACTTCCGGGGGAAAACTTCTCTCTTTCCGGATTGTTATCATTATTTGATGATGATCAGATCGAGCAACTAGAATCATCAATGGGCGAAGCTTATGGTGCAATGCAATCAATATTATCTAATATTGGTACTGACTCGCCATTAAGCGGCACGAACTTCACACAAACGGCAAACAGAATGAACCCGGCAACATTCGCATCCAATGCGATAGCCGCATTGCGAAATGCAATCGATCTGAAAAGCGTTGACGAAACGCTGAAAAGTCTATTGACGGATAGAACAATTCGTGGTATTGATGAATTGGAAGATGTTGCGACGGAAGTCGCGACAGCATTCGGTAATCTGGATATCACACTATCCGCTAATGGCAACATTTCCACATCGGTCAGCGACTCGCTCCAAACTTTAATCAGCGCATTTGAAAGCTTTGCGGGCGGAATCGAGAATTCCGTTGGAACCATGTTAAGTAAATCGGATATAACCACGGATGGATATAAACGACTATCAACGGAAGTTCAAACGGAATTCAAGGAATTCTTGGAAAGCGCCAGCGTAATTAAAGATGCTACCGCCGCCCTTAAGGAAGTTTAAATGGTTTCAATGAAACTATACCATACTGCGTGATTCATGATTCGATCCTTTCAAGTTCGTTTTCCCCATAATAGAATTCGGAATCCGAATCATACTTCGGAACATTATTTACGGGGAATGTCACATTATACCCATCATAATTGTATGACTTAACGATACATATCTTTCCGCGAAGAGTACCGTTCATAATCATCGCACGCTCACCATCCTGAAATTTCTTATTCATCCGCTTGAATCCCTTTCGAATTTGTAGCCGCACTTATTGCATGTATAACGGTGCAGACAATTGCCAATATTTTCATGCCGAAAATCATGCTCGCACTCCGCAAACTTAAAATACACAATCGGCTTTGCGGCACGCGCATGCTCGACACGTTCCAGATAACCAACGCCAGTCTTATCACGGTAGACCCACAAAGTCAACCCGTAAAATTTCTTCGGATTATCCAATCCCAATTCCGGAACGGGTTTTCCGTACACCTGCTTGCCCGTCTGATACTCCGGGATACGTCCACCACTCCCAAACGTAGCCCAAAAATCATCTTCCGAAATAGGGACAACATTTGGCGGCGGGGAATTGAAATCCCCCAACCAATACATGGACGTATCCCGCGAAGTCACTGGACGATAAAACATTACGAATTTCCCCGATTGAACGCGCGGCGCATCACGTTAATATTCCGGCGACGCGTCTCGATTGCGAACGCCAGCGCTGACAGCGCGGCAGTGGCTTCCAGAACGACGGCCTGCGCCTCATTCGCCCAATTCTCATCAACGAACTGCACATGTTTATCCTCGACCATTTCTTCCGTGAGGCTCACGATATCAGCGATGTTCTTTTGAACGTCATCAAAAACTTGCATGTTTTTCCTTTCCGTGTTTCGATTGTGAGCGCAGCATACCATAAATAAACGATATGTCAACAGGGAAAATGAAAATTCATGGGCAATACACCAAAATGGAAACCGCCAATCGATTCGCGTAAAGAGGGTATGAAATATCCATACTACTCAATGGTGCAATCCCCTTCCGGATCGGGATACATAATTGATGACACGAAAGGTCATGAAAGCATGACATTCTATCATCGTTCCGGTTCTCTCATTCAAATGAAAGAGGATGGATCATTAGTCATTATTAATCAAAAAGATGCATATCAAGTTACGTTTGGTGATAGCAACATGTTAGTTACTGGCGGATATAACATAACCGTCAATGGTGGTGCAACCCTAAAAGTTGAAGGCGATTATGATATGACGGTTCATGGGAACGCCAAGCAAACCATTGAAGGCAACATGGATACAATCATTAATGGGGACTCTACCACGGCCATTAAGGGAAGTCAAGAGGTTTTGGTGGGCGGCGACATGGCGCAACAGGTTGTGGGCACAATGGAGCTAGTCGCGGATCAGGCAACGTTTGGCGGTAATGATCTAAAGATTAAAGCATTAGGAACGGCAAAGTTCCAAGGTGTTACCGTAACGATGGATGCAACGGCAAGCTATGCAATAACAACTCCGAACTATGATCTGGATTCCGCTGATATAGACATCTTTGGTGCATCAATAGTTCTGAATGGTACTGTCACGGACATTTATGGATCGCCAGTAAACATTAACAGCATTACACAGATTGGAAACTAATGACAATTAATCTAAACTCCGCTTATATTGATACGGATGGGAATTTATATGCAAACAACTATCCCGTAACCAAAGAAATAGTATGCTACTCGGACAATGTTGGTGGTGCCAATGTTACTCTAGGCGGTGCTGTCATATTTAACAATATTGTATATGAATCAAATGCCAATTCATTCACTTTAGAAGCCGCAACTGGTAACATAAGCGTAAATAAAACCGGACTATATGAAATAATATACGAAATTTCACTTGGCGGAACCGGAACTACTGACTCGCGAACGAATGGTTATAGCGTATTACAAGAAGATGGTGATGACGGTTGGAGTAACGTTGAATCAACTTTTGCTTGGCAATATGTTAGAAACCCATGGCGGGGCGAAGATACTGCAACATGCACTATATTTAAACAAATAGAATCGGATAACGTCTATCGAATATTTTCATCCCGCGCATCTGGTGGAGATACTTCCGTTGAAACATTAGCCGAAGCTTCCAGAATACTATTCAAGGAGATATAATTTGCCTAAAGCAAGATTACCGGATTATACTGATCTAGACCTAGACTTTATACGCCATCCGGGAACTTCCGATGTAACTAAAAAGACTGGCGTAGAAGCTATCAAGCGCAGCGTTCGCAATCTTGTGCTTACGAACTTCTATGAGCGTCCATTCAGATCAAGCATTGGATCAAATGCGCAAAAGCTATTATTCGAAAATGTCAATCCGTTGACCGCAATTAACCTACAAAATGCAATCAAAGAAACTATCTTAAATTTTGAACCTAGAATCAACCTTATCGGCATTGAGGTTATTGTTGCGCCGGATCAAAATGGTTATAATGTTCGTCTCACATTCCGTATTAACAATCGCTTAGAGCCTGTTGTGTCAGGTCTATTCCTCAAACGAATAAGATAAAAAACGTAGAGTTAAAAAGAATAAATAACCAGAATCCTCAAACGAATAAGGTAACAAATGACGACCGCCAACACAGCACTGCGTATTAGCGAACTTGATTTCGATACAATACGGGAAAATCTAAAGAATTATCTAAGAAGTCAAGCGGAATTTACCGATTATGATTTTGAGGGTAGTGGTCTATCCGTGCTGATAGATTTGCTAGCTTATAACACTCATTATAACGCTATGAATCTTAATCTTGTCGGCAATGAAATGTTCTTGGATTCCGCACAGATTCGTTCGTCAATTCTTTCTCACGCCAAGGTGATGAACTATATTCCAACCTCGCGTGTCGCACCACAATCAAAGATCAATATTGTTGTTACCCCAAGCAGCGGCGAAGATAACACCGCAACAACGCTTACTATTCCAAGATATACTAGATTTCTTTCCGATCCTATTGATGGTGTGTCGTACAATTTTGTTACCGTTAATGCGAACACAATAACCAAAGCGGATGAATCATTTTCATTCTCCAACGTTGTCATTAAACAAGGCGAGCATATTCAGCAATCATACACAGTGCTAACAAACAATCCGCTTAGAAGATTTACACTGCCTACCGCAAATGTTGATACGACAACCATTCGCGTTGCCGTCCAAGAAAGCACTTCCAATACTGTAACGAATACTTACACGCGTTCACAAGATTTGACCGAAGCTAACGCCAATTCGCAAATTTACTTCATCGAAGAAAATCCGGATAGAATTGGCACATGGACAATGTATTTTGGGGATGGTGTTATTGGTAAGAATCTAGCCAACGGTAATATAGTTTTGGTTGACTACCTCGACACGAAAGGAACTGCTGCAAACAAGGCGGGAACGTTTACGCTTGTTGCTGATATTGATGGATATGATGATAACGTTTCCGTTACTACTGTCACAACAGCGGCGGGCGGATCGGACAGACAAAATATTGAGACAATCCGTAAACGTGCGCCAGTATGGTATACCGCACAAAACCGGGCGGTAACCAAGAATGATTACGGTTCGCTTATTTTGAAAGACTATCCGAATATTAGCGCGGTGTCAACATGGGGCGGCGAGGAAAATAACCCGCCAATTTATGGCAAGATTTTCATTGCCATGAAGCCGGTTGACAACTATGCGCTGACCGTTGCTGAAAAAGAACGAATCGTTGATGAAATTATTGCTAACCGTTCCGTCATGACAGTATTTCCGGAAATTGTCGATCCGAATTACACTTATCTTATCAATAACATAACGGTAAACTATAATCCTAGTCTCACTACGCTGGATGAAACGGAACTGGAATCCCTTGTTCGTGCGGCCGTCATCGACTATAAAGATGCGTACCTGCAAGACTTCAATTCCGTATTCAGAAAGTCCCAACTGGCAAGAACTATTGATAATGCGCATGAAGCTATTGTATCATCAAGCGTTGATTTATTCGCACAGAAGAGATTTGAACCAACACTAAGTACACAATCTTCATACGAACTTGAATTTAATATTCCACTTGAAAAAGGTGGCATTATCAATAAGCTATATTCATATCCGGAAGTAACAGTCCGGGATGATGAAAGTATCTCGCGTAATGTCCTAATTGAAGAAGTTCCGGATTCGTTCACTGGTATTGATTCTATCTCCGTAACCAATGCGGGATCAAACTATTCCGCCATTCCAACAGTTACAATCACGGGTGACGGTAGTGGCGCGACCGCTACGGCAAAGGTTGTTAACGGCAAGGTTACAACCATTACAATTACGGAACGGGGAACCAACTATTCCCGCGCAACAGTGACAATTAATGGCGGCGGAACGGGCAGCGGTGCAACGGCTACGGCAAAGCTTGAAGCCACGAATGGTGAACTACGAACATACTATTTCAAAACTAATGGCGAGCGGGTTATTGTTGATGAAGCGGCCGGAACAATCGACTATGAATCGGGACTAATTACGTTGAATGATTTCTTGCCAATAGACATAGTGGACAATGCAAGATATACCAACACAATTCTGACGATTGCGGTGCAGCCCCAAAAGGATACAATCACAACCGCCAGAAATCAAATTCTTGACATTGATGAAAACGATCCATCATCCATTCAGATTACAATGGTTGCGGAAAGTTAATCCTTCAAGAAAGGCTTGAGTTTTTCCGCAAGCACTTCGTATGAAAGAAAAGTAACTACCGTTTCTTCCGGAACATCATATTCATAATCCCATGGATTGTGAACTGATATCTCAATTTTTATGGCCTTTTCCTCAAAGTAATGATTCAAAACCCAATTGTCCGGCCAAAGCATTTCACTCATGGTTTCATCCTTTCTTATCTTGATTACGGGGTAACTCTCGACTTTTTCATATAGTAATCCATCAGATATTTGGCTTGTTCATCCAACCATCCGGTGACCCAATCCTGAAACGCGCCAGTTTTTTCCGGGTATGGATTTTGAAATAGCGAAAAGCCTTCATCATAGGCTTTCCTACCTTCATCATACACTGTAATTGGTTCAATTGTATTCGTCATTTCTCCCATCCTATCCATGTTGTACCCCATCTTCTAATCAATAGCCATTCGCGGCTAATGTCTTCCGGTAGATTATCGCAAAACCAATGATCAGTTTTTTCCATCCAAACATAATCATCAATCCACGTTTCATCCGAATTTTCAATCCACCATTCGTAGTGACCAACGCGAATACTACCATCATCGAAGATAAACCAAACTTCCACGTCCCCGCAGTCATCCGAGTCATAAACCTTATAGTTTTGTCTCATATAATCTATGACTGTATTATCAATAATTTCCTGCGGATCGCATTCATTATATTTCGATAGTGTGTTTTTCCATGGAAGGGGGATTGGGACGGTTTTACCCGTCCCAACCATAACGTTATCATACATGTCGCTCGCGTAGAATCTCATTATTTTTTGCTCACATACCAAATATGAGTCACCCGCCGCTTACCCCGCTTATAAAAACCAAAATGGATCGGCTTCCGGTACTGCGTATCCGTGATGTAGCCGTTATGCATCGCCATGAAGTGCTTCGACACTCCAACAATAATAAGCTCGTCATCCGGAAGCTCCGGAGCAATCTCCGAAATTGGCGGGCAATAGCGCTCATCCACGGTGCCGCTGTTGGAGTCGTAAGGGGTTTCCGAACGATACTCCTGCGTTAGCCGCGCCTTAAAGCCAAGGCGATCCAGAACCGGCTCAACCTCATCCGCCCATACGCCAACCACCTTGTTATGACCACCCCGCTTACGCGGCTTCGCTTCGGTGGCGCGGCGGTATGACAGAATTTCCTGCTCGATAACAGGGACAGGAATTCCGGTCACTGCGGCGAACGCAGTAGGGCCACACCAACCGGTCTCTCCTACGGTGCTGGTAAGCTTCTCACTCATTTCGATTTTTCTCCTGTCTGACGTGATCGATGGGGAGACTATCGCATAAATACTCCCGAACGTCAACCCCTTATTTCAGGAATTTTCATTTTCATGGCAACCAACAATCGCATATCGCCGCTGGTTTCAACACAGCTTCCTTTCTTTGTCAGGGATGACCATGAGACATTTATTACGTTTGTATCTGCGTATTATGAATACCTAGAGCAATCCAACACGACTGTCAACCTAGGAAAGACGACGGAACGAACAAAAAATCTGCTAAATTATTTTGATGTGGATAACACGTTGGATGATTTCTCCGAAACTCTTTATAAGCAGTTTCTAAAGTTTCTACCCAAAGACACGGAAGCAAACCGGGATATCATCATCAAGAATGCGAAAGACTTCTATCGTGCAAAAGGTACGGAAAAAGCATTAACTTTCCTTCTAAGAATTTTGTATGGCAAAGAGGCGACATATTATTATCCAAAACGGGATATTCTCAAAGCATCGGATGGTAAATGGTTCATACAAAAGTCATTGCGTGTATCATCAGTAGAAATTGAAAATGTTTCCGCACCTTCGCTAGAAGAACTTACAAATTTTGTAGCAACATCCATCATAGGCAATACAACCAACTCGACTGCAACGGTGGAACGGGTTGATAGATTTAATGAAGTTGGAATAACAATCAACGAACTAATATTGACCGGCATTGATGGCGAATTTGAAAACGGGGAAACATTATTCACAACGTTCTCCGATACTCCAAACAATACAACAAAAGTAATTACCGCTAATGTATTTGGTGGTATTGTCACAACGATTACATTGGATCATGCGGGGCAAGGTTATGAAGTTGGTGACTTGCTTTCCTTTAGTGGTGGTGGCGGATCGGGTGCTAATGGTTATGTTTCGGCGGTAACAACGGGTAACGTATCGGCATTAACAGTATCAAATAATGGAGCGGGATTCCTAGCAAATGATAACATCCTTATTACCGGTGGTGGTGGATCGGGGGCCAATGCGTATATTTCGTCAATCAATGATGATGAAACTTATCACCCTAATACTTACAACGTTATTTCTTCTCTCATTGGCGATGAAGCTAATACTCTAATAAGCAACACGGAATATTCCAATCTATCAAGCGGTGCTAATGCTAACACTACTCTTCTTGATGCATTGCTATCATTTGTTTATGGACCTTGTGGACCAATTGATGAAATAACTATTCGCTCGCAGGGAACGGACTATTCTTCAAATCCTTCGGTTGATGCCGTTTCCAACACCAAGATTAAAACCCTTGGAGTATTGGGACGAATGTCTATTGATAATGGCGGATTGGGATATGCCGTCAATGACATAATTGAATTTACTTCACTATATGGAAGTGGAGCAAATGCAAATGTAAAGAATGTTGCCGCAAATGGCATGATCACTGAAGTGCAATTTACCGAGAATTCCGGTTGGCTTATTGGTGGTGTAGGATATAAACAATCAAGCCTACCAACAACCAACGTTTCTACAACTACGGGGGATGGTAATGCTAACATTCAAGTAACTGCAATAGTTGGTGACGGTGAACAATTCTTAATATCAACCGGTAATATTGGATCAATCAGATCAATTACACTAACATCCGGTGGTAGTGACTATGCTAATGCGCCTTCCATTAATATTTCTTCCGTATCAGGGGCAAACGGTAACGTTTATGCTACCGTTGTTGCGGGTGTATTCACATATCCGGGCAGATATCTAAATGATGACGGACACCTGAGCAGCTATAACTTCTTGCAAGACCGTCATTACTACCAAAACTTCTCCTATGTTGTAAAGATCAGGGAATCATTAAGTCGATACAAGCGGGCATTGACTGAAATGGGCCATCCGACCGGAATTAAAATATTCGGAGAGTATACTGAAATCAGCGAAAGTTCTAATAACTTCAATGAAGTAACGTCATCGCTTGATACTAAGGTTTCATATACTTCCGCAACATGGTCGTATAGCAATTCATCCAACATTATTTCCGTTACCGATACTGCGCATGGAGTATCCAATGGTGTATCAATATATCTTGAATTCCAAGATGGTCATTCGGGAAATGTTTCGAATGGAATGTACACGGTATCCAATGTTCCTAACGCTAATGTAATATTCACAACACATTATGACGATTCGGATGTAAATTCTTCCGGAAATGTGTTGATCGGCAAAATTATCTCCTAAATAGTTTGACTAACGAATAAGGAAAACAATCTTGAGTTTGCACGATATCAGAGTATACGCTGCCGATGAGTTCTTACGCTCAATTTCCAACACGGACAGCAACGTATATGCCACATTCGGAAAAGTTGATGGATGGTCCAACGAGGCTAATCCACCAACCGCCAATAGTTCATACTCCACTGTTGTTGAAGTATGGAGAAACATGATCGGCGCTAAAAAGCTAACCGGCAGTAATGTTTCTCTAGCAACAAGACGCAACGACTGGACGGCAAACACCGTATACGATCAATACGACCACACTAATCCGAATCTATACCTTTCCAATCAACAATTCTTTATAGTGACAAGCGATTATAATGTTTATAAGTGCCTCTCCAATGCGGGTGGCGCTAATTCTACAATTGAACCAACCGCAGTAAATGCAAACAACATAACGAATACTGCCGATGGATATACTTGGAAGTATATGTTTACCGTTCGCGAAGCGGATCGCATTAAATTCATGACGGAAAATTATGTCCCCGTCAGGGAACTTACAACGGATGACAACTCATTACAATGGGACGTACAACAAGCCGCCATTGAAGGTACAATATACGCCACTAAAGTTACTAATGGTGGATCGGGTTATTCGAATTCTTCCAATGTTACAATAACATTTACGGGTGATGGTGAAGATGCGGCGGCGAATGTCACGCTAAACACCGTGACAAATACCGTAAACACTATTGAAATGACAACATACGGAACGGAGTATTCTCGCGCCACAGCAACAATAACCGGTGGTGGTGGATCGGGCGCAACGGTTGTTCCATTATTGAGTCCCCATAAAGGGCATGGATCAGAACCGGTTTATGAACTTGGGGGAGCTTTCCTTGTTATAAATATAAGATTGGAAAGTGATGAGAATGGGGCATTCTCCGTCCAGAATGAATATCGACAAATTGCCCTAATTAAAGACCCGCTTGAATATGCGGGAGTTAATGTTGCTTCCAATGGTACAATATCCCAAAGCATGGATATTACAGTATCCGGATCGGGCGCAACATACAGCGAAGATGAGCAAGTATATCAGGGCGCATCACTTGCCGCCGCAACATTCTCCGGACGGGTAATAGAATATGATGAATCAAATACCTTGCTACGCGTCATAGACACTGTTGGAACACCAACAAACGAATTACTAATTGGTGCAAATACCACAGCATCCAAGTTTGTTGTCTCCGTTGATAACCCCGGTCTAAAGTCGTACAGCGGAAGACTTATTCATCTTGATAACATAGTTGCAATAGAACGCAACACGGACCAAACGGAAGATTTCAAAATCGTGGTGGGCTTCTGATAGAATTTTATTATAAAGGATACAAAGTTAGAAAGCTAGACTAATTGTTGTTGGCTTCTAAATGAAAAGGAACTGAAATGGAACACAAAGTTTATAGAACATTTGATCACGAGAATTACCGCAAATATACTGATGGTATGAATCGGGCATACACAAGCTGCGACACCCAACTCGCAATGGACCTATTGAATAGCGGATTCTTGGATATATTTAATATTCACTTTATTCCCGGAACGGATATTGTTTATTCAGACACTATTCCGGATGAACTGGTCAATCATTGGGTAACATTTAATGTGCAAGGTGTGAGCGATGCCTTAAAAAACAACAAAGGCAATAATAGAGGAAAAGTTTTCATCGAATGGAAACGAAAGTAAATAGGGAAATAAATGGCTAGCGTCAATGTCACGAATCAAATTGTTTATCACAGGCATCATATAATACCGAAGCATGTGGGTGGAACAGATGATCAATCCAATTTGATTAAGGTGAACATTCCTTATGTTATTACTGAAGAAACGAGACAAAAATTAAGCCAATCAGCAAAGGCTGATTGGGCTAAAAGAAAGGCTAACGCATAATGACTTCGGTCAATGTCACGAATACCGATGTAGTTGTAGCGGGTACAACAACCTCACCATACTACGATGATTATAGTGAGCTTAGTAACTTCTATCGTATCCTGTTTCGACCGGGATACGCAGTACAGGCTCGCGAACTAACACAACTACAGACGATGGGGCAAGTTCAAGTTGAAAGACTTGGACGGCATATCTTTAAGAATGGTTCCATTGTTATCGGTGGACAGATTTCTTATGACACGTCAACCTCGCTAAATCTACAAACACAATACGCGGGAACGGATGTTGATGTTAGTGATTTTGTTGGTAAAGAAGTTGGTTTTGCCAGCGGAAATAATGATGTTCGTGCTTATGTTGTTGCCGGATCAAATGCGGAAGATTCCGATCCCCCAACATTGATGATCAAATATCTGTCCGGTACGGAATTTGGCGTTAGTTCATCCATTAAGGTAAGCGGAGAAGAAACTTACGCTAACGTAGCAACATCCGGCCATCAATCAAATGGTATCACATCATCAATTTCGGATGGTGTGTTCTTTGTTAATGGTTTCTTTGTTCGTAATGGACGCCAAACCATTCTTGTCAGTAAATATGACACGGAACCAAACGTAAAAATTGGTCTTGAATTTACCGAAGCTATTGTTGATGAAAACCAAGACACTACGCTACTTGACCCCGCCCTAGAGTCTTCGAATTACCAAGCACCGGGCGCAACCCGCTATAAGATGGACCTTACGCTTGCAAAGAGAACACTTTCAAGCACTGATGATGAAGCATTCGTTGAACTATCCAGAGTCAGTGAAGGTATTCAACAAAAAGTCATTCGCCTTCCAATTTATTCGGAACTTGAAGAAACATTCGCCCGTCGAACGTATGACGAATCCGGTAACTATACCGTTCGTCCTTTCAGACTTGAGCAGAAACAAGATAGTTCCAATTCATCAAATCTAATTTCACGTCTAGACCCCGGAAAAGCTTACGTGTTCGGTTATGAATATGAAACAATTGTTCCGGAAGAATTAACCTATCCGCGCCCACGGGATACTTCATCAGTTTCGGCTTATGATATTTCCGCCGCTTATGGTAACTACATCAACTGTAAAGATGTTCAAGGTTTTATCGACATATCAACTATGCCGATTGCTAATGTTCATTGTATTCCATGGAACTACGCAAATAACGAAAATGCGGCAACATTTACATCAACGCAAATTGGTACTACCCGAATCAGAAATCTTACCTATTATGCGACATCCAATGTTGCTAATGGTCAAAACACAAGCGTATCAACATACATTTTTGATACGAGACTGAAATCAATAACCGGTAATGCTACGGGTGGTACGGCAAATACAATTCTTCTGCATGGACCAATATTCTCCGGAAACAATGATGCATACAATCGGGCAACAATCCGAGTCACGGACGGAACAAGCGTAGGATATAGCGGAACGGTTACCGCTTATGATGGCTCCACTAAGACGGCAACAGTCACTCCGAATGTTACAACCCTAGTTGATGATCTAACTGATGCAAACTCCGTTGTCTCAATTGACTTCTCAAAGCGGGAAATTGAATCATTCATGATTGGCGGTGCCGGATCGGCAATATCCGCAAACCTAAATGTTTGCCTGTCATGCAAAGATGACGGAACTTCGACCGGTAATACCATTGTTAGAGAACCGGCCTTCCAGAGTCTTGTTTTCCCATTCCCCCAATCCTTTGTTAAGGATGGGGTAACCCTTAATAACTATCAATACCGCAAGGTATTCAGTGGACGAAGCTTTACGGCTGGCGTCGGCACAGTCACGGCCGGAACGGGTGAAGCCCTAGTAGGATCGGGAAGTCTATCAGAATCACAGAAGCTTGAAAACTACCTAGTAGTTGTAAATGATCCGGATACTTCCGGGTTCGTTGCGGGACAGGTTGTCTCGCTATGCGACACGGGTGCGGGTGTTGTGGTTGCCGGTTCAACCGCAACAATCACGGTTAACGACGCGGGTAACTTTACTGCGGATGTTATAACAAGCATTGAAATTGATTCGGGAACGGAGACAAATCCAAAAACCAAGACGCAAGTTGGTGCAAATACTTCGCACATCACTAGCGTTGCCGCTAATGGTAGTTTCGTCTCTACTGCCGGTTCAAATGCTACAGTATATCTAAACGAGGGGCAGGTTCATATTGAAACCCCAAACAGAACACCAACACAAATTGATTCCCTTTACATTTCCGACCTGCATCCGTCAGGAAACGCAAAGGTTTATGATCTGAATGGCGCATCAATTTCTGCCGGTGCGGCCCTATCTTCCTACACCGATGTAACAAGCAAATTTACATTCGATGACGGACAGCGTGACACCATGTATGATCACGGTGGAATCATTCTAAAATCGGGCGTAACTGCACCGAAAGGACCACTTATTGTTTGTGTTGACTACTTTACTCACGAATCCGGTACATCCGATGGTAAAGGTTTCTTCAATGTTGATTCATATCCGGACAGCGACACTGTTGCCGGATATCAAAACATTGGCTACTTTACCGATACGCGCGGTAATAAGTATCGCCTATCGGATGTTGTAGACTTCAGACCAAAGAGAGCTAATGCGGCAAATAATACGCCAAACTTTAGTATTTCCGGAATTCGTATTCCAACACCGAACGAAGAATACACGGTAACGTTTGATCACTATCTTCCAAGACGTGACTTGCTAGTCTTGACACGGGATAGAAAGTTTAGACATATACAGGGTATTTCCGATATTAATCCGTATCCGCCGAACAATCCGGATGATGCGATGGTATTGTATAGACTGGATCATCCGCCATTCGTTCTATATCCGGCAAACTCCTATGTGCAGTATGTCGAAAACAAACGGTATACCATGCGGGATATCGGTAAGCTTGAAACAAGACTTAAAAATCTTGAATATTATGTAACCCTTAATGCGCTTGAGAAAGATGCAACCGATCTTCTTATCACGGACGTTAATGGACTCGAAAGAACCAAATACGGAATCGTTGCGGACCAGTTTACCGGTCACCAAATGGGTGATGTGACCAATCCGGATTATCGTTGCTCAATGGACTTCAAGAAGGGTGAACTTCGCCCATTCTTCAAGTCTTACGGCCATGATATGAACTTTGCAACGGGGGATGGGGATTACACTCTTAATGGCACAACGCTAACACTAAGCTATTCCGAAGTTGATTTCATTGTTCAAGACACCGCTTCCAAGGCGGAAAATGTGCAGCCATATTTGATTGCCAAGTTCATTGGTCACATGGAACTAGTTCCGGATAATGATATTTGGGTTGCTACTGACAGAAGACCCGACGTTGTTGTTAACCTTGATGGCGTCAATGACGCATGGGAACAACTGTTCCAAGTTCTTCCGGATGACGTATTCGGCACCGAGTGGAATAGCTGGCAGACGCACTGGACGGGAACAAACCGAAGCGTACAATCCGTAAGAGCTAATCCAAGTGATGGCGCGGGCGGACTGCAAGGAACAATTACAACAATCACACGAACGGGCGTGGAAACGCGAACCGGTCTACAAACTGAATTGAATTGGGAGACTATTAATGAAGAAATTGGTGATCGCGTCGTTGATGTATCTATTATTCCTTTCATCAGAAGTAGACAAGTTGACTTTATGGCAACTAACCTACGTCCTAACAGACAGGTATATCCATTCTTCGATGACGTAAGCGTTGTAGACTACACTAAAAAGCCTAACATCATTGAACTTACTTCGAACACGATGTTTAATGATGCTACCGGCTTCAACGAGCCTATGATTTCCGGTGCTAACACGGCAAGAGTATTGCTATCAAGATTGGCAAACAGCGGCAACACGCAACTGCATGTAACCGACGTTTCCGGCGTACTTGAAGCCGGTCAAGAATGGACCGGTAACCTATCCGCAAATGTGGCAACCGTAGGAACGGTGGATCACTATTCCGGAAATGCTACTGGTGGTTCAACAAGCTCTATTACACTAGAGTCTTGGGCTTCCGATACGGATGACTACTATAACGGAAATACGGTATATCTTGTTGCGGGTGTTGGTATTGGATCAAATACATCCATCACTGACTACAATGGTACAACTAAGGTTGCCACCCTGTCACCCGCACTAAGCGTATCCCCAACAACCAACACGCAATACTCTATTGGTACTTGGTATTCCACGCGGGGCGGTTCCGTTGTCGGACAGTTTAATATTCCTTCAAGTGATGATCTAAACTTCCGAACGGGTGAAAGAGTATTCAGAATCATTGATAGAAATGACAATGATCTGGATAATATTACAACGCGTGCGGATGGTAGATATACTGCGCAAGGATTGATGCAATCCAAAGAAGGCGTGTCTATTTCAACGACAGTTCCCCAAGTCACTCTTACGGAAATCAACGAGTCGCGTCCGGTTACGGAACGAAGAGTACAAAGAAACCTTACTCCGGTTGGTGACCCGCTTGCGCAAACATTCTTCGTTAATTCCGAAGAACATCCGAATGGTGTATTCCTTTCAAGCGTTGATCTATTCTTCAAGCTTAAAGATGATACGTTGCCTGTTTGGGTTGAGATTAGACCAACGGTCAATGGATATCCGCACAGCAATATTCGAATTCCTTATTCTAAGAAGACATTGTATCCGGATCAGATTGCCACATCGGATATTCCAAGTTCGAGTGATGCGGCAACATCAACAACGTTCACATTCAATAATCCGGTCTATATTGAACCGGATAAAGAATACGCGCTTGTTATGCAAACCAACAGCCTAAACTACGAGGCATGGGTATCCGAGCTTGGCAAGACTAGAGTCGGAACGGATAGAATTATTTCCGAACAGCCTCACATGGGATCATTGTTCAAGTCACAGAACGCTTCAACATGGACACCGTTCCAGTTTGAAGATTTGATGTTTGTCATCAAGAAATGCGAGTTTACTACAAATCAGTCAGTTATATTCTTTGAGAACAAGAAACCGGCAAGCAACAATGCTATGGACTGGATGGATGTACAAGCCAACGAACTTGTGTTGGCTAATACGTCAACCGCTTATGCATTCAAGTCAACTAGACAATCCGATCTAACGGTTGATTCAACTTGGACAAACTTCCTGACCAACACGAACTTCAAGCACAACGAAAGAAAAATTATTCACAATGTGAGTGCCGGTTCGCTTAACTTAAGAGCAACACTTGCAACAACCAATCCGGATGTATCGCCAGTTCTTGATACTACCAGATTCAATGTTATCGCAATTGAAAACGTTGTTAACAATGCTAATATCTCCAACTCTAATATCATCCTGACAAATGACGGTGATGGATTCTTGGATGGGGATGAGGCTAATGTTTCAATAACATTCACTGGTGGTGATTTTGTGACGGCGGCAAATGCTTACGTTGGGGCAATCAGCGGTGGTGAAATTACCAGCATTATTGTTGACACTCCGGGTAGCTACTACAGCAACACGGCGAATGTGACTATCGCTGGTGGTTCCGGCGCAAATGCCGCTGCGGTTGTTGAATCCGAATTAAGTCCATCCGGTGGTGTTGCGCTATCAAAGTATATCACAAGAAAAGCAACACTAAACGAAGGATTTGATGCGGGTGATATTCGTGTATATCTAACAGCATATAAGCCATTCGGTACTGACATTAAAGTGTATGTCAAGATCAAGAACTACTATGATCCTGATAGATTCCAAGATAAAGAGTATATCTTGCTTGAACAAATTACCCCAAGCAATAGATATTCACGATCATCCTTGACGGAAGACAATCTTGGAAATGATGCCGTTGAGCTTGAATTCAGACCTTCATCATCCGCCAATGAAATCAAGTATGTTTCCAATGGTGTACTATTCGATACATTCAATGACTTTGCAATCAAGGTTGTTATGCTGGCGGATAATCCAACGGTTGTGCCGCATATCCACGACATGCGTGCAATCGCACTACCATCAAGCGAATAATAAAGAGGAAAGAACATGGAAAATTCCGAAGTTCAGCAATACGTAGCCGAACAAAAGAAAAATTTCAAGATTATACCGACGGATACGCGCAAATATTTGCCGGGTAATTGGGAAATTGACGAAAATAGTGGCTACATAAAAGAGAGCGTTAAGCGGGAACAGCAACAGTTCCCGCACGGATTTGGTGCTGATAGTGGGGGTGGCGGTATTGACGATAGAATTCGTCAACGCATTCGGGAGAATGCCCGACAGCCGCAACCCCAACAGCCAACCATTCGTCCCGTTCAAGAGTCTACTCGAAACAAGATCAGAGACTTGTTACGTAAATGAAAATAAAAACCGAAAATCGCGATTATGTGCGGGATATTCACTCCAAGGCACTACTTGCCGTAAATCGCACAAAAGCGCAAGATTATGAATTTAAGCGTAATTTAATTAAAGAAAACAATAACTTAAAAGAAGAAATTACGGATATGCAAAATCAGCTATCCGCAATCAGGGAAAAGCTAGGACTGTAAATGGCTATAACAACAATCTCATTGTTAAACACGTTCCTTGAGCAAATGCTTAAGGTGAACGAGCTTGCGTCATGGGTTAACGGTGCGGAAACCGGTTCGTCCAGCGTCGCAAACACGGCCATTACTGGTGCGGTTTTCAAAACGGGTTCAAACAATTCCGGACTATCATTGTCCGAGTCAAGCGTACAGGTTGGAAACACCGTATACATTGATGTTGGAACACTTGGAACAAGCGTTGGAAACACGGCAACTCACATCATTGCCTCAATGAATGTGGTAAATTCCGTACACCAATTCACCAGATCGATTGCGGCAAACGCAAACGTTGGTTTTACTGCCGCCACAGCGGCGCAAGTTCAAGCCGCCATTGGTAGGGATGATGCCAACACTGCAAGCCTTGAAGCGGGTGGGGCGCATGGAACGGCAAATACGGGACTGACAACGGCACAAGGGGCTTTTGCTAAAGCCAACGCATCTTCCAATGTAGCGGATGACACGACGCCACAGCTATCATCCAATTTGGACTCACAAGGTAAAAGCTTTGAGAATGTTAGCACCATAACAATCCATAGTGGTGAACGAGTCGAGTGGGAAGGCACGGATAACGTTGTCAATGGCGCAATTCAAACCGGCGCATCCGGACTTGTATTCTACATTCGACGGGCGGGTAACACCGGACTGACTGACGTTGTTAGGGTTAATCAACAAGGTCATTTCCATCCGCTTTATGATAACCAATCAAGTCTTGGTGTTAATGATCGTGGATGGACTGAATTATATGTTACGGATGGCGGAACAATTTATTATGGCGATCACGAAATTACCCAATCGGGAAATGTAATTACATTTGATACGGACGTATCCATGAACGCATGGGTTGGCGGATCGGGACGATTTGATGATGTGGCAACAGTATCCGAAATCTGGTCTCATGCCAATAACAAAGTTCTAACAACTGACGGTGCTTGGGATGCGGTAGGTTATGCGGCGGTTGCGGGTGCTTCTGGTATTACACTTAACATGGCAGCCAACAACAATTTCAATGTTGTCATTAATCAAACAACCACACTAAACAATCCATCCAACCTTAAACCCGGACAGTCCGGTGTGCTTGTTCTATCCTTCACGGGGGCACACAGCGTTTCCTATGGAACTAATTGGGTGTTCGAGTCCGACACGGCTCCATCCGCATCCGGTAATACTGCGGCACGCGATCTTCTATCATACATCGTGACTCCGAATAAGAAAATCTTTGGAACACTATTCACCAACGTACCGATAACCTAATGATAGTACCAATATTTAATTCTTTTTTTTTATGGGTAAGAAATTTATACCCATGACCACTGTATTGACTGATATTGCCAGTTATGCTTCCGCTAGTGGTGTTACAGACACTATTATCAAGAATATTATGCCACAGCAGCAGTAATATGTCAAGCTTCACTGATCCACTAGAGTATGTCTATATCGGGAAGTTCATGGGTGAACACCAATATCAGATTACCAAGGAGTTTACCTATCATATAGGCTCACTCGAAAACTCAATAGGAAAGGTGACAGTTCCTGAAGGATTCGTCACCGATCTGACGAGTATTCCTTGGCCTCTATCACTACTGTTACCAGTGGATGGACCGTATGCACAGGCGGCGGTATTGCATGATTACATGTATGTCGTCATAGCACAAAACACCCTTATGAACAAGATATCGGATAATGACAAATACAAGGTATTATCAAGAATAGTGGCAGACGCTATATTCTATGAATCCCTCAAGGTATTAAAAATAAATCCAATATTATCCAGACTTTTTTATTGGGCGGTGCGTTTATTCGGCAATGGAAGCATAAATATCAATACGAATGCTTAAAAGGAAACAATAATGCTACTACGCAAATTAGGTGTGAATAATTTCGTTCGTTGGAATGGGGAAGCCATTGGTGGCATTCACCATCCAAGAAACATCGAATATTTATGGACGCAAGAACAACTGGCCGAAATCGACCTATTCTTTATTAAGAAAACTCCCGTTCCCGACGATAAAATTTCGAATGGTGTTTCTTATATACAGGATGGTAATCTTGCGAAAGAAGTCCATGATCTGACCGATAAAACATACACAACACATGATGTTTTATCCGAACGGGATAGACGCATCAGTCAGAATTTTAATTGGAATGGCAACATGATTCAAGGGCGGGAAGACGACCGGGAAAATATTATGGGCGCTACCGTCTCCGCAACCCTTGCTGTTATGAACGGGGTGCAACCGGGGGATACTAAATGGGCGGGCGGCAACACGGATTTCACATGGATTGTTGCCAACAATAGCACAATCGTACTTGACGCATATCAAATGATTGATATGGGACAGACTGCAATGGGTGTAAAGAAATTCTACATCTATAAAGCAAAAGATATTAAGGAGTCTGTTGAAGCCAATCCAACAATTAATCCTACCAACGACGCACTATGGACACCATAAATGGCCGCATTTATCGAACTATACATGGGACAAGGCGAGACCTTTACTTATAACGTTGTTCTTTCGAATGATGTGACCGGTGCTGCCATTAACGTTTCAAGTTATCAAGTTCGATCTAAGTTGCGACGATCTTACTATAGTCAAAATTCAAGCGCAAATCTTGTTTGCTCCGTCGCGGATGGTTCTAATGGAAATATTTCAATCTCGTTAGCCGCATCAAATACTGCCAACCTGAAAGCGGGTAGATATGTGTTTGATGTGGAAACTGAAGATAATTCAAACGTTGTTACGCGGATTCTTCAAGGATACATATATGTAACACCCGAAGCAACAAAATAAGGACGGCTAATGCCAACAGTTCGCGTAACGCAAGGCAACCCTCAAGTATCAAGAGTCTCTTCGCCTAGTACACAACAAATCGACACAAAAACTGTATCCATTGGTCCGGTAAGTGACGCATCAGCAACAGCCGCTTTTGAAGCTGCTAATAATGCGACAATTACTGCGGGTGCCGCTTTCGATGTTGCTAATGCTGCGAGTGGTATTACCATTGGAGTGGCTTTCGATAAAGCCAATGCGGCGAATATTTTGGCTTGCACCGCATATAGTGCGGCGAATACGGCTTCTATAGAAGCGGCGGGTGCTCACACCACGGCTAACGCAGCGGCAACTACCGCAAGTGCCGCTTGGGATCGTTCGGTTGTCGCTAACACAACTGCCGCTGCGGCATTCTCACAAGCGAACAGTCTTAATTATACAGCACAAAGCGCTTACAGTCAAGCAAACACCGCTTCTCTAGAGGCTGGTGGTGCTCACTCTACTGCCAACGATGCACTAGGTACGGCACAAGCCGCTTACGGTCAAGCCAATGGACTAAACTTCACTGCACAATCGGCTTATAGCCAAGCAAATACTGCCACAACCGATGCTGCTACCGCATCAGGTGAAGCTGCCGGTGCGCATACTAAAGCCAATAGTGTTCTAGTTACTGCCATAGCAGGTTATGCGCAGGCTAATAGTCTAAACTTTACCGCACAAAGCGCATACGATAAAGCAAACACGGCAACAACATATGCTGGTGCGGCTTATGATACTGCAAATTCCGGAACATCCGAAGCAACCGCCGCTAATACAACTGCCCAAGCCGCATTTGATGAAGCAAACTCACTAAACTTCACTGCTCAATCCGCCTATAGTCAAGCAAACACCGCCACGACTGACGCGGCTACTGCTAGTGCAGAGGCTGGTGGAGCACATGGCACCGCCAATAATGCATTGGGTACGGCACAAGCAAGTTACGCACAAGCCAACTCACTAAACTTCACCGCACAATCGGCCTATATCCAAGCAAACACCGCTTCACTAGAGGCTGGTGGAGCACATGCACAAGCGAACACTGCCACAACCGATGCTGCCACTGCATCAGGTGAAGCTGCCGGTGCTCACTCTACTGCCAACGATGCACTAGGTACGGCACAAGCCGCTTACGGTCAAGCCAATGGACTAAACTTCACTGCACAATCGGCTTACAGTCAAGCCAATACTGCGAGTCTTGAAGCGGGTGGTGCTCACTCCACTGCCAACGATGCATCAACTACGGCAGGATCAGCGTATGATCATGCAAATACAAAATATGCTTCTGCCGGTGGTACAATTTCCGGTGATGTGGAGATTACTGGTAACCTTGTAGTATCCGGTGATCAAACTTTTGCAAATACTCAGCATCTTCTAATCGGTGATGCCGTCCTTACACTCAATTCCGATCTTCCACAAGCAACCTCACCTTCCGAAGATGCTGGCATAGAGATTAACCGAGGTTCATCTTCTAATGTAAGTGTACTTTGGGATGAAGTGGATAACATCTGGACCTTCAGTAACGACGGAACAACATGGCAGGCAATTGCTTCAAATGTTGACATTCAGAATGTTGGAACTGGTGCAAATGCGTATGCCGCACTAGCGGCTGGTGGAGCACATGCAGCCGCCAACACGGGAGTTTCTGATGCAGCTACTGCACAGGGAACAGCGGATGTGGCAGCGGCACAGGCAGTAATTGCAAGAGGGGATGCCAATACAAACGCTGGCGATATTACTGCTAGTGCTGCGGAAATCGTTATTGCAAGAGACCAAGCAAATACAGGCGTAACGGATGCGGCGACAGCATCGGCAGAAGCGGGTGGGGCACATGCAACTGCCAATTCTGCCACAACCACTGCCGGTGCGGCATATGATGCGGCCAATGCATTCAGTGAACTAAGTGAAGACCTTTCCCCACAACTTGGTGCTAATCTTGATGCTCAAGGATATACTATAAAAAACACACAATCTATTCACATCACGGGTGGCGGAAGTGCTGGTAATTGGACTCCATTTGCTGGACGAGAAACGCTTATAGTCGAAAATGATGGTGATGTTGGAATCACGTTTGCAATGCCCGACACTGCTACGGCAGCATTTGTATTTGCAACAGCTTCGGATGATCATGCCGGATCATTCAGATTCGATTATCCAAACGAACTATACCAGATACAAACAAGTGTGACGAATGGTGCCATTGAATTTCGTCCCGGAAATCAAGCCCTAGCTCAAAAATTATATGCCAATTTAACGTCAGTATTCAGCAATAATGTTATATTGAAAACTGATACGTCATATATTGGATGGTCGGATGCAAGACTATACCATGATGCAGCCAATGCAGTGGCTGTTATAAATGGTGTGCATGGACAAACATTCAAGATTTATAATACGCATGATGGAGCGGCAAACACAGAGTCCGGTCTTCTAGGATGGTCTGGTAATCAGTTCATCATTGGTGCCACAAGAAGTGGTACCGGTTCATTCCGAAACATGGTCTTCCAGACGAGCAACACGACACGATGGAAGGTAACGGCTTCAGGTAACTTCATTGCCGGTGCAGACAATTCATATGATGTTGGTGAAGTTGCCGATAATAGACCACAGAATATTCATGCGGCAAACGGAGTATTCACACCTTCACTTTTCGTGAACGGGGCTAATCATGATGTAACAGCACAAAGCGCCTACGACCAAGCGAATACGGCTTACATCCATGCCAACAATGCATACGCCGCAGCAAACGCTGGTGGTGGCGGAGCTTCGGTTACTATTGCCAACACACCTCCCGGTGGGGCTTCTGCCGGTGATATGTGGTGGTCATCCAATGTAGCTTCCGGTCAGCTATACGTCTATTATGACGATAGTGCAAACTCCCAATGGGTTCTTGCGTCCCCACCATGGAGCATAACCGCCAACATTGTATCCGACCTAACACCACAACTCGGTGCCGATCTTGACCTAAATGGTTTCAATATTGATTTCCCAAGCACATCAAATATTGATGATGTATTGGATGAAGATGATCTAACTTCCAATTCAGCAACGGGACTAGCTACACAGCAGTCTATCAAGGCGTATGTAGATCAATATAGAAGATCATTCACGGCGGGTGAAGTATGTAACGTTGGGGATGTATGTTACTTCAAGTCGGATGGTAAAATGTGGCAAACCGATGCGGATGCGGAAGCATCTTCGGGTGGTCTACTATCAATTTGCACGGAAGATATTGCGGCGGATGCTTCGGGTGACTTCCTACTCCGTGGATACTATGTAACTTCCGGGCTTACTACCGCATCAACGTATTTCTTGTCCACAACCAAGGGAGCATGGACGACGACACAACCATCCGGCAATACTGATATTGTTCGTGTAATTGGGTATGCTCTAAGCACAACAGAACTATACTTTGATCCTGATAAATCATACGTACAGGTATTGGTCTAATGGCGCAAGTTGATAAGTTTCTAGTCAGTGATGAATCTATAAATGCATCCATAGGTGTGCATAGACTATCTATTCATTCCATAAATGGTGTTCAATTCGTGACAGTCCCACAAGGAGTATCTTTTGATCTGTCATATCTAACATCCGCAACTTCCAGTGCTGATCAAACAACATACACATTTTCTTCGCAATCATTTGGTACCGCCGATACTGACAGATACATAGTAGTGGGTGTCGGGTTTGTTAGTAGAAACGAACCGCAAACCATATCTTCCGTTACTATTGGTGGAGTAGCAGCAACTGCATTGACCGCCCGATCCGAACAAGATGAAGGTACTTGGTCATCAGTCGCTCAATTCTGGATTGCCGCCGTTCCTTCCGGGACAACAGGGGATGTTGTCGTTGCATTGAATGCACAAGCATCAGCTTGTGGTGTTGGACTTTGGAGATTGATTACTGATGATATCACACCACATGACACCGCAACTGACACTGCGGATACAATCAGTGTTAATGTTAACGTTCAAGATGGTGGCGGTGTTTGCGCAATTGCAATGTGTAGAAATGGATCAACGACCACATGGACTGGTGTTACGGAAGATTTTGATACTGATGCTCAAACAGGAGAATATTTTACGGGAGGATCACACACGGCAACATCAAATGAAACGCCAAGAACAGTGTCTGGTAACAACGATGGAGCGACCGCATCCATGGCAGGTTGTGCAGTGTCATTCGCAGCAATCTAAGGAAAAAAATAAATGCCACTAACATTTCCAGCAACCCCAACTAATGGGGACACTTACACAAGCGAGAATGGGGTTGAATACATCTTCAACAACGGTGCTTGGGGTGTATCCTATAGTTCACCAGACCTTATATCCACAACTGATCTTGCTTCCAATACCGCCAATGGTATAGTGACATACGCCACAAAAGCACAATGGTTATCGAGTGATGACAACAGAGTATTGGAAGCATCACAAGTATGGGAATCCGGCAAAGAGATAGGATTGACTGATGCCGCCACCATTGCAGTTGATCTTAATCTTGGATTAAATTTCAACGTTACTCTTGGAGCTTCCAGATCGCTTGGTAATCCATCAAATACCAAACCCGGACAATCCGGATACATTGCAATATATAGTGGAGGATCATATACTCTTTCTTATGGCGATCAATGGAAATTTATTGACGACACTGCTCCGGATAATTCTGCCAATACATCAGCCAAAGACATTCTATGGTATGTGGTAATGAATGATTCCAATGTACATGGTTCTCTTATAACCAATATACCAGATTAACAAAAAGGAAGAATAATACACATGTTTATGGGAATAAAACCATTAGGAATACTTGGTAAATCCAAATCCATTACAGAATTTGGATACGTAACATCAACATCCGATCTTACGGATGGCACAGACTTTTCTTTTTCAAGTGTAAGTTTCGGCGCTGCTGACGCTACTCGTGAAATAATTGTAGTTGCATCATTTTATGATGACACGGATACTGCCAGTCCATCCGCAACAGGGTGTACTATTGGTGGCGAGACTGCCGTCCGCGATAAATCACAAGGAGACTTCTTGTTTGGTCGCCTAAAAGTAGAAGTATGGAGAGCAACGGTTCCTACGGGAACGTCAGGAACAATTACTATAGATTCAATATCTCAATCTGTTACATGGTGTGCAATATCCGTGTATAGGGCGGTTGGTGGAATATCCGAAGTGTATGATTCGGGATCATCGGATGGTGTTAATGGTAAAGTTGACTCTGATACAATGCAGCTACGATTAAATACTCTATCAAAAAGTGCAGTTATAGGTATGAGTGCTCAAGTAACTGGAAGCACAACTACTTGGTTAGGATTGACAGAAGATGTGGACCTAAATATAACAGGATCACATTATCTAAGCACGGCTTCGGATTTTGGGGTGGGCGTCACAACAGAAACCAATCGCCAAGTTGAACCCACCCGAGACTCAACTGTTGACAGATGGGTTGGAATAAGCATAAGCTACAATTAGTATAAATACTCCTAAAGGGGAGAAAAATGCCAGCAACAGCAACAAGAACGCAATTCATCGATTACTGCCTTAGAGACTTGGGTCATCCCGTTATTCAAATTAACGTTGATGATGATCAGGTTGAAGATCGCGTGGATGAAGCATTCTACTATTACCAGCAATTCCACTTCGATGCTACGGAAAGATATTATCTCTCCCATGAATTAACTTCGACCGATGTTACTAATAAATATATCGATATATCAAGTGTTGATAGCAACATTATCGGAATTAAACGAATATTTTCATTCACAAACTCCAATCTGACGAGAAACATGTTTGATATTCGATATCAGATGCGTCTCCAAGATATTCAATCCCTGCTTTCCGCAAGTTTTTCCAACTATTTCATCACGCAAACACACTTGTCGATGATTGACCTATTGCTTGTCGGACAGGTGCCGATTGATTACTCGCGTCATACGGGACGACTATATCTTCGTTTCGATTGGGACACCGTTGATGCAGGGGATTGGATTGTCGTGGAGACTACGCGAGTCCTAGACCCCGACACATATCCGGCAGTGTATGGCGACATATGGCTGAAAAGATACGCTACGGCGCTTATTAAGAAGCAATGGGGCAACAACATGCACAAGTTCTCCGGCGTGACGCTTCCGGGCGGAATCATGCTGAATGGGGATAAAATCTATGAGGAAGCAAAGGCGGAAATCACGGAGCTTGAACAACAAATACGTAGTGAGTTTGAACTTCCGCCCTCCCTCATGGTTGGATAGACCCCACAATCAAATGTGGAGGTAATAAGTTTCCTAAATAGATGTGTATTATAAAAACAAGGACACATCTAATGAAAATTTACTGCATTGAAAATATAATCAATGAAAAAAAGTATGTTGGACTAACTATTCAGACAATTAATGAAAGATACCGTCAGCATATAAATTCATCTATAAACGGAAGTAGTCACACAATACATAATGCTATACGAAAGCATGGTCAAAACAACTTTATAATCTATGAACTTGATAGTTGCGATGATGTGGAACAACTCAAAGAACGCGAGAAATTTTGGATCAAAATTTTAGAAACAAAATCCAAGGGATATAATAATACGGATGGCGGTGACGGTTCTCCCGGAAGAGTCCTAAGCGAAGAGTCCAAGAAGAAAATGAGTGAGGCAGCAATCCTTCGCTTTAGTGATCCGAAACAACGAAAGAAAACTTCGAATACAACCAAAGAAGGAATGAAACGTTGGTGGAATGATATGACCAAAGAGGAACAGGATAACTGGATTGAGAGATGCAAAAAGCGACCAGAGGGATATAAACCTCCACCCATGAGTGAAAATCATAAAAGGGCGATATCGAAAGCCAATAAAGGTAATAAATATGCTTTAGGAATCAAACGGTCTGAAGAAACAAAAGCTAAATTAAGTAAGAATCGTAAAGGTAAAGGAACTGGAAAGAATAACGCAATGGCAAATCCGGAAAACAGAAAAAAAGTTAGTGACTCCAAAAGGGGTAAAAAGCGGTTCTATCTCCCGGATGGTTCGTATAAAATGGTTTATCCAGAACAAATGATGGTGGGCTAAAATGGCTACAAACCATTACTTCAACCATTTTCCGAAGGTGCGAACGAACGAGCAAATGCTTGTTCAAGAACTTGTCACTGAAACCATTCAAATAATGGGGCATGATTGCTACTACATTCCAAGGGAATCGTGGTCTTCCGTGGATTATATCTTCGGTGAAGATGCTTCATCCAAATTTACCAAAGCTTATAACATTGAAATGTATATTGAAACGGGTAATATGCTTGGCGGGGATAATCACTTTGATGGCATGAACGACATGTTCACCCAATTCGGCGCGGAAATCCAAGATGACGCAAATTTCTTGGTATCCCGTCAATCTTTTGAACGTTGGATACCGACAAGCACGCGAAACCATCCAAGGGAAGGTGATCTTGTTTATGTTCCTCTTTGGGATAAAATATTTGAAATTAAGTTCGTTGAACAGGATATATTCTTCTTCCAAGTCGGTCATCGAGTCCCATACGCGTTCGAACTGCGTTGCGAGTCATTCCGTTATAGCGATGAAGACCTTGACACGGGAGTTGAAGAAATTGATCAGATTGAACTTGATAACAGCTATACGCAACAACTTACGCTTATCAGCGGCACGGGAGATTATCACATCGGAGAGTCAGTATCAGTTGATGCCGCAACCACGGCCAATGTTGTTTCTTGGGTATCCACTAATGGTACCATAACTATCGTGGATGTCAAGGGGCAATTCAACACAGGCACGCTTGTTGGAGCATCTTCCAATGCGCAGTGGAGTATTTCCACGGTGGATGAGCTTGGTGATCATAGCAGATTTGACTTCTACGACAACAAGCGTTTCGAAGATGACGCCAATACTATTCTCGACAAAACTACAGAGGTTAATCCTCTAGGAGTCAGCTAATGCTTTCAAATCGTCATTTTTACCATCAGCTTACAAAAAAGTACGTAACCATTTTCGGTAATCTTTTCAATGACATATGGTTATTGAAAAGGGACAATGACACGGCTGCGGAGATTGAACGTCGCAAAGTTCCGGTCATATATTCACCAAAAGAAAAATGGGTGACACGACCGGAAACTGATGGACCGCTGGCAAAACAAGTGCAGATTACGTTGCCCCGAATGGGCTTCGAAATCGTTGATATGCGATGGGCCGGTGAGAAAAAAAAGATGACCACCCTTCGTCATGTTGCGGCAAATACTGCGAGTCAGTATTCATCGCAGTATGTTGAAGTTCCTTACGACCTAACGTTCCGTCTTGAAATATATGCGCGTAATATTGACGACGCGGATCAAATTATGGAACAAATTCTTCCGTATTTCACGCCGGATTACACTGTCAACGCACTTCTTATTCCGGAAATGAGTCATTATCGGGATATTTTTGTTAAACTTATGAGTATCGAAGATAAGTTTGAATACGCGGGTGATAGGGACTCCACTCGTATTGTTACCAAGTCGCTAGTCTTCAACATGGGGGCTTACTATTACGGGGCGGTAACACAGTCCAGTCTTATCAGACACGCCATCACAAACATCTACAACCATCCGGAGTTACGCGCCGGATACATCACGAAGGTCAATCTTACGGGCGGAAACAGCGGTGATTATCCTATCGATTCTTGGGTCTATCAAGGCAACAGCGAGGCTACGGCATACGCTACAGCCAAAGTGATAAAATGGGAAAAAGCGAACGGCGATCTATACTTAGGGGGCACGCAAGGCAACTTCAAATCCAATCAATTTGTCTACAGCGTTGAAACTAATGCTAAATATAACCTAATAACGTTTGCCGCCAATCCCATCAAGCTGGCAAATATATCAATTTCACCAAATCCGGTGACCGCCAATGTTGACGATGCTTATGGCTACACGACAATTATTACGGAGTTTCCGGATACATTAGAGTAAGGGTTTATGCCTCAAGAACTTTCGAGAACGTTGAATATAGAACATGACGTGGAACCTAGAAACGATATTGTTCCAGTAAAACCAAATCTTCCCGCCAATCATATAGATTTGAGCGACGCGGATGAAGATTACAGCAAGGTGCGTGATACGCTTCAAGACTTGCTGGATACATCCCAAGACGCTATCAATGATATGGTTGATATTGCCAAAGAGTCCGATAAGGCGCGGGACTATGAAGTGCTATCCGGTCTAATCAAGACCGCTTCGGACACGGCAAACAAGCTTATCATGCTTCAACAAAAAGTTCTTGATCTAAAGAAGAATAACATGGTCAAACAAAACATTGGTAAACCTTCCTTTGGAAACGCACAACAAGTTAACGTGGACCAAATTTTTGTAGGCACACCGGCCGATTTAATCAGAGCAATGAAGGCAGCAGACAAAAATGTCGGATAACCAACAAGATTGGTTCCAAAGGAATCGTCAACTATTCAAGATGAATGTTGAGCGGGATTTCACTCAACAGGAAATCGCCGAATTGTATAGATGCAGTCAGGATATTCTGCACTTCTGTTCTAACTACATCAAGATCATCACGCTTGACGAAGGTATTACCGATTTTTATCCTAGGGAATATCAGAAAAAGCTAATTAAGTCTTTCCAAGAAGAGAGATACAATATCTGCAAGATGCCGAGACAGGTCGGCAAGTCAACCACCGCCATCGCATTCTTGTTGCATTATATCCTATTCAACGAGAATGTGCAAGTGGCAATCTTGGCTAACAAGGCGGAAATTTCCAGAGAGCTACTTGGCCGACTGCAACTCGCCTTCGAAAATCTGCCGGATTTCATGAAGCACGGTATCAAGACTTGGAACAAGGGTGACATTGAACTTGAGAACGGTTCATCCATCACGGCCAAATCCACATCTTCCGACTCCATTCGTGGTATGACATTTAACGTCATTTTCCTTGACGAGTTTGCGCACGTTCCCAACTCTATTGCGGAAGAGTTTTTTCGGTCAACATATCCGACAATTACATCCGGTAAAGATTCTAAGATTATTGTTGTATCAACACCAAACGGAATGAACATGTTCTATGGAATGTGGGTACAAGCAAATCTTCCGGTAGGCGATCCAAACAAAAATGAATATGTGCCGCATGAAGTTCATTGGTCGGAAGTTCCGGGAAGAGACGCGGAATGGAAAAGACAAGTTGTCGCAAATACGAGCGAGGAACAATTCAGACAAGAGTTTGAATGCGAGTTCCTAGGTTCAACCCACACGCTTGTTGCCGCTTCTAAGCTGGACTTGATGATCAGAACTTGGATGAAAGACCCAATATATAAAGAGGATGACCTTTTTGTGTATGCTTATCCACACAAGAATCACACATACGTATGCACGGTTGACGTGTCGGAAGGATTACAGCAAGACTATTCGGCAATCACAGTCATTGATGTGACCAGCATTCCATATAAGGTGGTTGCGGTTTGGAAAAGCAACACGGTCGATCCAATTATATTGCCCAATTACATATACAAGATATCCCAAGGCTACAACGAAGCTTTTGTGCTTGTGGAAATTAACTCCATCGGGCTACAGGTCGCTAATGCAATGCATTTTGACTTGGAATACGAAAATCTGGTCAAGATGCAAATGAAAGCGGCGCAAGGACAAACAGTATCCGGCGGTTTTAATAGCCGATATCAACTTGGAGTCAAGACAACAGCGCCCGTTAAACGAATGGGTTGCGCCAATCTAAAATCCCTTATCGAGAATGACAAGCTTATTGTTCCGGATAGGGATGCGATATACGAGCTTGCATCATTTTCCGTTCGTAAAAACACTTACATGGCCGAAGAAGGTAACTATGATGACTTGGCAATGTGCTTAGTTCATTTTGCATGGCTGGTTAATCAAAGCTACTTTAAAGAATTTATTGATACTGACATAAGAAAAGAGCTTGAACGGGATGTGAATGTTCAAGAACAACACATTAAAATTCCTATTATTATAGATGATGGGGTACGATTTACTGAAGACGCATCTGAAATGAATGAGTTTGGCGACAACGATGTTTGGGAACCCGTTCTACACACTTGGTAATTCCTAAATACTAAGAACAATAAAGCATAACTCACTAACACGCTAAGGAGAATAAAATAATGGCGTTTCAGCTTTCACCGGGTGTATCCGTTTCAGAAATCGACTTGACCACTGTTGTTCCGGCAGTCGGAACGACGGTTGGTGCCTACGTTGGACACTTTCAATGGGGACCAGTCAACGAGATTTTCACCGTTGCTGATGAATTAAAGCTTGTCGAAAGAGTTTTTGAACCTGATGCAAACACATTCGTTCACTTTTTCACTTGTGCCAACTTCCTAAGTTATGCACGGACACTTAGAATGGTTCGTGCCGATGCATCTGGAATGTTAAATGCTAGTGCCAATGGCGCTGCTCCAAAAGTCAAAAACGAAACCGACTATACCCAAAACTATTCTACCGGCGCTAACACATACGGCGCTTTCATTGCTAAGTATCCGGGCGATCTTGGTAACAGCCTTAAGGTTTCCGTGTATGCGTCTTCAAACACGCAAGGATTCACTTCATGGGTTTATAACCGTAATTTTGACAGCGCTCCAAGCACATCCGACTATGCTTCGGATCGGGGTGGACTGAATGACGAACTACACATTGTCGTTATTGACGAGGATGGTAAGTTCACCGGAACGGCCAACACCGTTTTGGAACGTTACGGATATCTATCAAAAGCATCCGACGCTAAGTCCGATGATGGTACCTCCATTTACTATAAGAACGTCATCAATGATCGTTCCAAGTATCTATGGTGGGGTGCGCATCCGGATGTTGGTATTGGTGCTCCGATTGGACAGTCCAACACGGATAATTGGGGATCAACCTCAACATCAACCACATTCGGAATGATGGGTAACGGGGCTTATAGCCTTTCGCTAGCGAATGGTGCTATTGCTACACCCGCTTCCGCAAACGTTGTGACCGGTTACGATTACTTCAAGAATGCGGAAGAGGTTGATATTGATCTTATTCTTACGGGTAACCACTCAAACACTACGATTACCAGCATTTACAGCAACTTGGTTGACTTCCGTCGCCTAGCCGCTTCGCCGGTCATCATGTTCGTTTCTCCGGAATTGGCTGATGTTGTTGATAACTATGGAAACGAAGCAACGGATGTTATTGCCCACAGAAATAGCTTGACTTCATCATCCTACATGATCATGGACAACAACTGGAAATACATGTTCGACAAATATAACGACGTGTATCGTTGGGTTCCATGTAATGCGGACATTGCCGGTCTATGCGTAAGAACAGACCTAGAGCGCGATGCTTGGTTCTCGCCTGCCGGATTTAACCGTGGACACCTTAAGGGGGTTGTCAAGCTTGCTTGGAATCCTAACCAGACGGAACGGGATGATCTATACAAGAATGGCGTCAATCCTATCGTATCGTTCGTTGGTCAGGGTCCAATCCTTTACGGAGACAAGACCATGCTATCCAAGCCTTCGGCATTCGACAGAATTAATGTTCGAAGACTATTCATCGTACTCGAAAAAGCTATCGCAAGAGCGGCTAAATTCTCGCTGTTCGAATTCAACGACGCATTTACGCGGGCGCAATTCGTATCACTTGTCGAGCCGTTCCTACGGGATGTTCAAGGACGACGGGGAATCTTCGATTTCCGTGTTGTTTGCGACGAAACAAACAATACGCCGGAAGTCATCGATAGAAACGAATTCGTTGGCGATATCTATATTAAGCCTTCCAGAAGCATCAACTACATCCAGCTAAACTTTGTGGCTGTTAGAACTGGTGTTGCATTTGAAGAAATCGTCGGGAGTTTTTGATCTTAATAGTAGGTAAGTTCTAAAAAACATAAATACTCCCTGTAGAAATATAGGGAGTATTTATAATGCCAGTAGTATACAAAGCAACAAATAATATCAATGGAAAATGTTATGTTGGCGTCGATAAAAATTGGCCACACAGAAAAGCGGCTCATAAATGTGCAGTCAAAAAGGGATCAACATTAGTCTTTCATAATGCTATAAGACAATATGGTTGGAAAAATTTTAGTTGGGAAATATTGGAAGAATCAGGAAACCATCAACTCCTTTTAAATGAACGAGAACCATTCTATATTAATGAATTGAACACACATTATTTAACTGGTAATGGGTATAACATGACAAATGGTGGTGATGCAACAATGGGATGGGTTCCATCCGAAGAAACAAAAATAAAGATAAGTGAGGCGAACAAAGGAAGACAAGCTTGGAATAAAGGTAAACCTTCACCATGGACTTCCAAAAGAAACAAGGAAATATCAGGCATTCCGCAACAAAAGTTGAAAAAAGAATATTTAATAATTTCTCCAAAAAAAGAAGTATTTGAAATAAAAGGTTTGCTAGAATTTTGTAAGGAGAATGGTTTACATGCGGGAAATATGTGTTCTGTCGCGAAAGGAAGGCTAAAGCACTATAAAGGATGGAAGTGTGAGCCAATTCTAACCTAAATATAAACGTAAGAAACAACAACAGGAGTTAATCAAAGAAATGGCTTTCGATATCCAAGAATTCAGATCAGAAATGGTTGGCGATGGTGCAAGACCTAATTTATTTGAGGTCAACATTCCATTGCCATCCACCGGATTTGCTAGCGTAGGTGGTTCCCTCGACTTTAACAGAAAAATCACTTTTATGTGCCGATCAGCCGAACTTCCGGGTTCCACGATGGGCGTAGCACCAGTGCAGTTTTTTGGCCGAGATATCAAACTTGCCGGTAATAGAACATTCGATGACTGGACAGTCACCGTCTACAACGACGAAGACTTTACAGTACGAAATGCGATGGAAAAGTGGATGAATGGACTAAATTCACACCGTTCTAACCTTCGTGTCGCATCCGGATATAATAACAACCAGTATACTGCGGACTCCGAAGTCTATCAGTATGGTAAGCGTGGTGTTGAACTTGGTTCTGTTGGAATCGGTGGAAGACCGGGACCAATTAAGAAGTATAAGTTCATCGGCATGTGGCCGGTAAACGTTTCCCCAATTCAACTTGATTGGGGCGACAATGACCGGGTTGAAGAATTTTCGGTAACATTCGCGTACAACTGGTGGCAGAGTCAGGAGGATGGAGTCACTACTTAGAGTAGATACTCCATCTTCTAGCTAATGGAAAAAATCATTTTTCATAAGCATCATATCGTTCCCAAACATATGGGAGGCACGAACAAACCTTCAAATCTATTGAAGGTCAATGTGCCTCTTCATGCCTTCCTTCATAAACTTCTGTGGGGAGAATACGGTAAAACTGAAGACTTTCTAGCATGGAAAATGTTAGAAGGAACAATCACCAATAAAGAATTTTATCGATCTATTGGTAAACTCAACAAAGGAAAAGACCCATGGAATAAAGGTCTTTGCACTGGACCCAACCCTTGGTCAAATGAACATCTTGAAAACCATAAAAAATTCGTAAAGCGGGGTAAAGAACATCATGCTTATGGAATAACACAAGATACTACTAAATTTAGAATAGCTCAACCAAAAAAGAAAAGAGTCATCACACCGGATAGAATATTTGAAAGTGTGAGACAGTGTGCTAAACATTATGATGTAGCCCCTAATAGTATTAGAGGCAGAATTAAAAGTAAATCGGATCAATACAAGGACTGGAAAACAGAATGAAAATTTTTGGTTGGGAGATTAACAGACCAATAGAAGATAGTGGTGGCGGGGAAACCCGCCACACTAAACAAACATTTGTACCTCCCCAATATGACGACGGAGCACTTACAATTCAGTCGGGTAGCCACTTCGGTAGCTATCAACTGGACATGGAAGGTGTTGTCCGAAATGAAGTCGAGCTTATTACCCGATATCGGGAAATGGCTATACAGCCCGAAATGGACGATGCTATCAATGATATCGTCAACGAAGCTGTTATCAAAGACAAAAAGGGAAAAAGTGTTGAACTACGTATGGACGAACTTGATGTTTCGGACAAGCTAAAGAAAACAATACAGGAAGAATTCGAAGGGGTTCTTCGTCTGCTAAACTTTTCCGATCTTGGATTGGATGTGTTTAGAACTTGGTATATTGACGGAAGATTATTCTATCATGCAATCATTGATGAAAAGAATCCGCAGCTTGGTATTCAAGAATTGCGTTATATTGATCCTAGAAAGATCAGAAAGATTCGGGAAATCGTCAAGGGCCGCGACAAACAGACCGGCATGGAAACGATCAAGAAAGAAGTTCAATATTATCTTTACAATGAGCGCGGACTGACCGGAGCACCCGGCACCATCGCCCAATACTCCAATCTTGGACACAGAATTACGGTTGACGCTATCGTTAACGTCAACAGCGGACTATTGGACGCCAAGCGTAATCAAGTAATTTCATATCTTCACAAAGCAATTAAGCCTCTTAATCAGCTAAGAATGGTTGAAGATGCTACTGTTATCTACCGTCTTTCCCGCGCACCGGAACGTCGTATTTTCTATATTGACGTTGGTTCGATGCAGACTACGAAAGCGGAACAGTATATGAAAGACATAATGACCAAGTATAGAAATAAACTGGTCTATGATTCTTCAACCGGTGAGATTAGGGATGATCGTCGCCATCTTGCCATGCTTGAAGACTTCTGGCTCCCCCGTCGTGAGGGTGGTCGTGGTACCGAAATCGACACCCTACAGGGGGGTCAGAATCTTGGTGAGATTGAAGACGTTGTATATTTCGAACAGAAACTATACAAGGCTCTTAACATCCCTTATTCGCGCACACAGCCGGATCAAGGATTTAACCTTGGACGTTCAACCGAAATCACGCGGGACGAACTTAAATTTAATAAATTCATCGATAAATTAAGAAGTAAATTCTCCACATTACTGGATGAACTGCTTAAGAGACAGCTAATTCTTAAGAGAGTCATGACCGAAGAAGAATGGTTCGACTATCGCGAATATATCTTCTTTTCATGGCTTGAAGATAATAACTTCACCGAACTTAAGAATGCGGAACTTAACCGCGAACGTCTAAGCATGCTACAGCTTGTCGATCCATACGTTGGTCGATATTACTCGCTACAATGGGTATATGAAAATGCGCTTAACATGGCGGATGATGAAATGGAAGAAATGATGCAGCAAATGAAGAGCGAACGGGATTCCGGCATGTATGAAGAACTTGGAATCGGCATGGACGCTATGATGGCAGGTCAGGAAGAAGTTCCGCCCGATGACAGTGGCGGAAGCGATAGTAGTGGTGGCGGAAGCAAGAGCAGTAGCAGCAGCAGCAGCAGTAAAAAGTCGGACGGCCATGATAAGATGCCTAAGATGCCAAAAGGCACGGCTTTGATCAACACGGAAGAAAATGACCGTAGTTGCGCAAGAAAAATCATGCCCCTAAGCGAGTGGTCCGAGAATTTATAAATATCCCTAAGAGTATAACCCTAAAAGGAACCTAATAAATGTCAAAGATCAAACACCTTATTCGTGAAAGCTTTGAAGACAACATTACTAACGTCGAAAGTGGCATGAGCGCATATCTGTATCAGATTGCGGAAGCCAAGCTTGACGAAATGAAGCGGGACGTTGCGACAATCTATCTTGGGGAAGGTAAGACTTTCCGGAGTGGTGAAGGAAACAAATTCCGTGACAGACAGAGCGCGCGAAAGCAGGTTCTCGCACAAAAGGAAAAGAACCTTTCCTCAAAGAATTTTGACGATAAAATCAAAGAAGATGAAGACCTAGAGGAAGGTAAGACTTTCCGTAAAGGTGAAGGTGACAAATTCAAGAATCGTCGTAGTCTTAGAAAGCAAGTTGCCGCAAAGAAGCAGGACTTCGACAATGACGGCAACGAAGATGATGATGATCGATAATGAATCTAAAAGAACTATCGGATTTAGTTAAGAGTCGGTACAAGAGACGGGCAGTCCAAGATTTGGACTCCCGTGACGAAAACGATCCAAAGTTTCAAAGACGACGCATTAAAATATCCCGTATGCAGAATCGAAGTTATGGGAGTAGACAAAATGACGCGGAATTTAGACACAGAAAGAAGTTCTAATGAAATCCCTAAAAGAATTGAGAGAGTCGTTCGATAAGACTAAACCCAAAATCGAACATCCAATTATGGAAGAGACATTAGAACTTGATGAAAAAACATCAAATCAAGATATACCTTTCATGGTTGTTCTAAAAAGACGCGCAATTAGACAGTATCCGGATGGACAAGTGGTTGCCCTATATTATTCCGATAAACTAAAACAATACGTAACCGTGCCTTTCTCCGGAATTGGCGTCGGAACACCTTAAGGAAAACAAATGGCTAACGTATATACGGAAGACAGATTAATAGACACGAATCGACGGGCGTTGCTTAAAATTACTGGCACGCTTGACAGTGATATGTCCGATCTTGTCGTTGTTGACGCTTCGACGCTTGGACAAGCCATGAATGCTAATAACTTGTTGATGGTCTCCAATACGCATCCTAAGAGCCTCTACAGAGTCTCCGTTAGTCGTATTTGGGGTGACACAACGATTGATGGCTATTTGACGCTACAATTTGATGGCGATGATAATCTAATCCAGACTATTAGCACTGGCGCATTTAATATGGACTTGGACGGCGTGCTTGCCGGTGACATTGACAACGATGTGGCAAACACCACGGGCGATATTACTCTATCCGGTGTGGGTATAGGGGCTAACGACTCATATACAATCTACATCGATATGCGTAAAGACCCTCGCGACTTCAACTATGGTCAACTTAATGACCCGGCCGCATTCAACTATGGGGATTATGGCATTGTCTAAGATTGTAAAATCCATTCACGAAGATAAGTATTCCGAAGTAGGCTCCCGACTTCAGGAACATCTGAAAGGTGTTCTTGAAACGAGACTTGTCGAAAAGAAGAAGCAGATCGTGGCGGAGAAATACAGCGACAATGACGAAAGAATTGCCACTGTTGTGCGTGAAGCTATAGAAGCTCTTAAAGAAGGTCGATTTCATGTCGTAAAGACGAGAATCAGACGTGGCAAGGTTGAGCGACGCAAACAAGTGTCCGATGCGGAAGGTTATACTTTCCGTAAAGTTGGAAGTTCGGTCAAGCTTGTTAGAATGTCGCCAAGCGAACGCCGTAAACGAAAGATGGGTGCGCGCCGTGCCAAGATCAAGAGACGGGGTAAGCTATCAAGAATTCGGCAGAAGTATGATAGATCAATGCGTCGCTTGAAGTCACTTGGGGGTTAACATGAAAATTATAGACCTCATTCTTGAGAATGAATACGATGAAACTTCTCTTGGGCAACTATTTCGAACAATAGGCCATATAAAAGGAAGTTCAAAATATAAAGGTAAGAAGCTTCTCAAGAGAAATCGTAGGGGAAGAACAATTTCGCGTGCTCCGGTAAGAGTCGCACGACGACCATCCAGTCCTTCACCAGTTGCTAACGCCAAGCCAAAAACGGTTGCTCCAAAAAGAGTCATCAACACTCCAACAACACACACAAAAGCCGCTGTAGGAACACCAAAACCGGCAAATAACAACCGAAAAACATGGTCCAAGACCAAGTTTACGGGCCAGCGACCAAAACCGGCAAACTCTTCACCAAATCCGAAGCCACAGGCGAAGCCACAGGCACCAATGATGACTGCGGCTAATAAGAACACGAAGACAAAACGAACTAAAAGCGATCCGGTCGAAAAGCGACAGGCACCCGTCGTCAAGAGCAGCAATCCGTCCACAAAGATGACAGTCAAGCCTAGGGCAAGCAACTTGAACCTGAAAGGTACTGGCAAACCGGCTCCACGTAAGATTACACCAACCGCAAGAAGTTCAAGTAAACTAAATACTGGTAATAGAAACAGAATTGACACCAGTCGATTCTCATCATCACGTCGAAGAAATTCGTTGGCAAGTTCTCCAAAGATTAACAGAGTCAAGAGACTTGAACGAAACTTTGATGGTGGCAAGAAGGATAAGTAAATGGGACTTCTAATAACGGAAGACAATTTCGAAGACGTTGAGTTGATCGTTGAAGGAACGGGCGGCGATAAAAAATATCGCATCCGTGGTATTTTCATGCAAGCGGAAATGACGAACAAAAACGGACGACGTTACCCCCTTCCTATCTTGGAAAGAGAAGCGAATCGTTACAACAACAATTATGTTGTAAAGAATCGCGCATTAGGAGAACTTGGTCACCCGGATAATCCGTCAATTAACCTTGACCGAGCATCCCACATGATTACAAAGTTGCAAAAAGACGGCAACAATTTCATGGGCGAAGCAAAAATCCTGAATACACCCAACGGAAAGATTGTCAAGAACATGCTTGATGAAGGTGTTTCGCTTGGTGTTTCTACGCGCGGAGTTGGTTCGCTTCGCGAGACTAATGGCGTAAAGCTTGTATGCGATGATTTCCATCTAGCTACTGCGGCAGACATTGTGCTTGACCCTTCCGCACCGGAAGCATTTGTTGAAGGAATTCTTGAAGGGAAGCAATGGATTATGGAATCTGGCGACTGGACGGAAATAGATTACGACCGAACTAAAAAGTATCTGAAAGAGGCTACAAAACATGATTACGAGGATCGTTTTCTAAATGTCTTTAACAGATTCATTGAAAAACTGTAACTTCATAAATAGTTACGCATAAAACAATATCACCACTCAAGGAGATTACTCTACAATGCCTAAGAGTTTCAAAGACACGGTAAAGAGCGTCCTGACTGAAGCTAATGTACATCCTAAAGATGATACTAACAACACGCCAAACGTCAAGACTCTAAAGCCAAGTTCCAAGCACAAAGAAAAGTTTGGAATCGACAAAAAGAACACGCACGGCCTAACCCCCGAGTTTGAAGACCTTGGCGCTCCACACGTACATCCGAATGACGGCGTTGAGAGCAAAGGACGAGCCGCTGCACGTAACATTCTGAAGGCCGCAAAGCGACGCGCCGACAGCAACCAGCCGGGAGAACCGGGTTACAAACTACGCGAAGAGCTTGAAAACCTTTCCGATGACATTACGACTATTGAAGAAGCTTTGGCCGCACTTAGCGACGAAGCAATTTCCGATCTTGTCGAAATGGAAGCGGAGCAGGTTGCGGAGCTATTCGGCGAAGATTCGGTTGAAACAATCGTTGGTTATCTTCAGGAAAATGTTGAATTCGAAGACGATTCAACGGAAGAGCTTTCCGAAGACGATGACGGAATTACCGAAGAGCAGTTCATCGGAGTGATGGAAGCTATTGCGGAAGATCAGAACATCGATATCAACAATCTATCCGAAGATGAGCTTGATGAGCTATCAGAAGCCGCTGCCGAACAGATTGAAGAGCTATACGGCAAGGGAAGCCTAACGAAGATTCGGGACTTCCATAAGACTGCCGGTGACGCTAACGTTCGATCCGGTTCGGTTGAAAAGGGTAAGTTCAACAAGACTTACACCGGTCACCGTTCTTCGGAAGCGCAAGCCAACACCCTTATCAGAAAAGGCAACAAAGCCAAGATGAAGAAAGTAAACGAGCAAGACATTGAAGACATTCAGCTAGACATGTCCGATGATGTTGCAGCAATGTTTAACGGCGAAGACCTATCCGAAGAATTCAAGGAAAAGGCTGCCGGTATCTTCGAAACCGCCGTAAAGGCAAAGATTGTAGAATATCAGAAAGAACTTGACGAAGCATTTGTCGAGTCTCTTGAAGAGGCTACTGAAGAACTTGCCGAAGCTCTTGAAGCTAAGGTTGAGAAGTATATGGAATACGTTGTTGAAGAGTGGATCAACGAGAACGAGGTTGCCGTCGAGCAGTCACTACGTAACGAGATTACGGAAGACTTTATCGCGGGACTGCGTAACTTGTTCATCGAGCACTACATCGACGTTCCAGAGTCACAGATCGATGTGCTAGAAGAGCTTGCCGAAGAAGTTGAAGAACTTAAAGAAAAGCTTGACGATCAGATCAAGACAAATCTGGACATGCAAGACGAACTTAACGAAGCTAAAAAGATTGAGTTGTTCGCAACGTATGTAAATGAAGCAAAACTAACGGATACGCAAATTGACAAGCTTGCTTCATTAATTGAGGGCGTAGACTACGACGACGAAGATGGATTCCTAGACAATCTTAACACGTTGAAGGAAAACTACTTCCCTGTTAACAAGAAAGCCCCTGCAAAGACACTTCAGGAAGAAAATCTTGAAGTTAATGAAGACACGCAGGAACTTTCCGGTCCTATGAGCAAGTATGTCAAAGCACTAAGCCGCTCAAAACTATAAGATTATAAATATACTAAAGAAGCGTAAGAAACCACTAAGGAGAAACCAACCATGTATCTTACCGAAACTTTGGAGAACAAGTGGGCACCGGTCCTAGACCACCCTGACATGGGCGAAATTAAAGACCCATATCGAAGAGCGGTGACTGCTGTTATCCTAGAAAACCAAGAGCAGGATTTGGCGAAAACTTCGCAGATGCTGCGAGAAGATGCGCCAACTAATGCTACAGGTTCCAGCATCGACAACTATGATCCTATTTTGATTTCTCTAGTACGTCGATCCCTGCCGAACTTGATCGCATATGATATTTGCGGCGTTCAGCCGATGACTGGACCGACAGGTCTTATCTTCGCACTACGTTCACGTTACACCAGCCAGACTGGTACCGAAGCTCTATTCCCTGAAGCAAACACTGCATTCTCTAGCACGTCTGCTGCGGGTGCAAACGGTAACATTTCCGGCTCCGTAACTAACACCAACCCTGTCTTTGCTCTATCCGATGCAACGACATACGGTGTCGGCGCTGGTATGACCACGGCCGCTGCTGAAGGACTTGGTAACGACTCTGGAAACCATTTCGCAGAAATGGCCTTCTCAATTGAGAAGATTTCCGTTGAAGCACGTTCGCGTGCCCTAAAGGCGGAATACACCATGGAACTTGCACAAGACTTGAAGGCAATCCACGGACTAGACGCAGAGACGGAACTTTCAAACATTCTGTCAACTGAAATTCTAGCCGAGATTAACCGTGAAGTTGTTCGACATATCTACAGAACAGCAACAATTGGTGCACAGTACGGCGTAACAACCAACGGAACATTCGACCTAGACACCGACTCAAACGGTCGTTGGATGGTTGAGAAGTTCAAGGGCTTGATCTTCCAGATTGAGCGTGAAGCGAACGCCATCGCAAAGGCAACAAGACGTGGTAAGGGCAACATCCTTATCGTTTCTTCGGATGTTGCTTCGGCACTGGCAATGGCGGGTGTCCTAGACTACACGCCTGCGCTTAACGTTAACCTAACGGTTGACGATACTGGTAATACTTTTGCCGGTACTATCCACGGACGAATGAGAGTCTACATTGACCCTTACTTCGGTGGTACTTCAAACGGTGACGAGCTTGTCACGGTCGGATATAAGGGTTCATCCCCATTCGATGCGGGACTGTTCTATTGCCCATACGTACCTCTACAGATGGTTCGTGCTATCGGACAAGACACATTCCAGCCAAAGATCGGCTTCAAAACCCGATACGGAATGGTCGCAAATCCGTTCGCAACGACTGCGGGAGACGGTGTTGTTGGAAGCAGAGACAATGCTGCACAGACCAACATCTACTACAGAATATTCAGAGTCAGAAATATAATGTAGTACGCAATTATATGTAATTGCCAATAATAAAAAAAAAAATATATCTTGGGGGAACTTCGGTTCCCCCTCTTTTTTCTCCTATATATACATATAATTCACAACAAGGAGAACGTAACTATGTGTACCATCTACTGCTATACCAACAAAATTACCGGAAAGAAATATGTTGGGCAAACAATTCATCCGGAACAACGTAAACGTAATCATATTCATGAAGCAACTAAAAAAGGAAGCGATTATTATTTTCATAAATCAATACGAAAACATGGTATTGAAAATTTTTCTTATGAAGTTCTTGAAGAAACGGAAAATCCAAACGAACGGGAGACATATTATATCAAAAAATTAGATACCTACTGGCCTAACGGATATAATATGATTATTGAGCATAATGGCATGCCGGAAGAAATTCGTAAAAAAATAAGCGAAACCAAAAAGCGCCAATGGAAAGAATTATCTGAAGAAGAAAAAAATATACGACGAGAAAATCTAAGACAATCAAATATAGGAAGATTGCAATCAGATCACCAAAAAGAAACCGTCAAAAAACTAAGACAAAAAGAATGGATTATAACTCATCCGGATGGAACCAAAGAAAATATCATAAACTTAAATAATTGGTGTAAAGAAAAGGGTTTTGGAACTAATGGACAATCTAATCTTGTTAGGGGTTCATATAAAGAATATAAAGCAAAAGTGGTTAATTAACCATTATTAAAAGCAAAAACAAAAATGAGACTAGGGGGACCATTTGGTCCCCTATTTTTTTATCGGTTTTCCTAAACAAAAGAAACGTTTTCCCGAACAAAAAATATCCATCTATCAAGAACAGGTTCTTTCGGATTATCCGCCAAATATCTCAAATACCATGCGGCTTCATCCTTGGTCGCATCAAATGATGATAGAAACAGATTACACCTATCATCATAATCCAAACCAAGATATTCCGCCGCCGAAGCTTCATAACTATAGCTTATAATGTCCATCTTGGCATCACTTAGGTATCGAGTAGGTTCAAAAGTGAACATGGTATACCCGGCGATACATGCCGCAGTTCCACACATATGCCCGGATTTGACCTCATTAATATTAGTAATTGTTACCCATGAATCCATATCAAATACCGGACGGTTTTCACCATTAGACTCGATTTCATCAGCGACTTTTCGCAGATTTTCAACATTTCTCATGACTTTTTCTCCCATGGTCGTCTCCTTGCCCAATCGCTCACAATAATAGCATCCGGATTGTCCGCTAGATATCGAAGATAAGCTACGGCATCTTCTTCTGTTGCATCGAAAGATGTTTCGAACAAACCATAGGCTTCGTAACGACTTAGACCCAAGCATTCCATACCTAAAGTTAGAAAATCCGTACCGTATCTATATTCTTTCGGTTTACATGTGAAAACCGTATATCCGGCGATACACGCCGATGTTCCACACTCATGACCTTCCTCATATTCTTTTATATTCGTAACATCATACCAAACATCCATATTAAACTTTGGGCGAGTTTCGCCGTTAGCTTCAATTTCATCCGCCACCTTACGTAGCGCATCAGCATTTCTCATGACTTTTTCTCCCATGGCTTTATGTCAGCCCAATCGCTCACAATAATAGCATTCGGATTATCCGCAAGATATCTAAGATAAGCTACAGCATCTTCCTTGGTTGCATTAAAGGATGCATCAAATAAATTCAACGATTCTATACGATCCAATCCAAGAAATTCCATTGCTGTTACACGAAAACTAAACCCAAAACTTCTTGTGAAATATTTCTCAGGGGAGAACACGAAGACAGTGTACCCGGCAATGCATGCGGAAGTTCCGCACGCATGACCTTTATAGTATTCAAATTCGTCCATGATACCGATCCACTGACTCATATCAAACTTTGGACGACTCGAACCATTAGCCTCGATTTCGTCCGCCACTTTTCGTAGATTTTCAGCATTTCTCATTACAAAAATTCCTTCTGTTCATTTTCGATAAATATACAGTAGCACATCAAATCCAACATGTCAAGGACAAAATATGGCACTCGATAACAGATTACAGGGAACGCCCACAAATCAAAACTACGTGCATCCCCACAAGTTCCGGTTTAATATTCCGGGAATGAATTTCCAGAACTACTTCTGCCAGTCGGTCGTTATGCCCGCCGTATCAACAAACTTCGCGCAACAAACGGCAATGGGACGGGCGGATGTTAAAAGGCACGGAGACAAGCTAGTATACGATCCGCTTAATATAACATTCTACGTGGACGAAGACTTGCGCTCATACGAAGAAATGTATGATTGGCTAAGAGCATTAACAACCCCGCACAGTTTTAGTGAATACGCTCCGCACGTTCGGGAAGACATCTATAAAGACGCTACGCTATCAATTCTAAATAACTCCAACCTAGCAAACATACAGATCAACTTCAAGAATTGCCACCCAACGGACCTTGGTTCGCTAGTATTCGATACTACGCTTGAACCGGAAGCGGTAATGGTTGCCGATCTAACTTTAGTGTATGACACATACGAGATAGTTAGACTTTAAAGACTTGACATATCCGTTTGTTTTTGCTATACTTCTATTACCACTACACCACCACACAAAAAAAGATAGGGGTATTACTAATGGATATCAAAAATCCAAACATGATTGACACGCTTGATGCATTAATAGCCAAGTGGAGAACAGACGCGACGGAGATTGACTTGCATCATCCCGATAAGGATGCGGCCAAGATTACCAATCTTCATCAAGACTACATAACCATCAAAGCTATTCATAATCGGCTTGTCAAACAAAACGAAAACAAACTGAAAAGAACCAAGCACATTCTCTGGCAATACTTTCGCGGTGATATAGCCGATCCGGAAGAATTGAAAGAGCATGATCTTGAACCAATTCAAAAGCGCATTAACAAAACTGACGTTGATCAATACGTCAACTCACATGAAAGAGTATTGAACCTTCAATGGAAGATTGACAATCATAAAGAGATTGTATCTTACTGCGATTCGGTTCTAAAAGCCCTTTCGGATAGGGGTTGGCTTATCAAGCACGTTATAGATTGGGCAAAGTTAGAAATCGGTGCCTGAACTTAGAATAACAAAAATAGATGAAGTTGTAGTCAAAATAGAAGCTGATGAAGAACATATCATCCGTGAAATAAAGTCTTACTTTACATACAAGAATCCTAATGCCGATTATATAAAAAAACAATTGAAGCTTAAGGATATTGAATGGGATGGTAAAATACAATTATTTGATGGGCGTGGAAACAGGTTCTTCATCGGCATACTACCAAGACTATTGAAATGGGCCAAATCTAAAAAATATACTGTAAAGTCCAACTTCCAGTTACCCAAGACTGATTTTTCGGTTTTGGAATCGTATGACTTCATCCAGAGCTTGAATATTGATAAAGATAAGCGGGACTACCAGATGATTGGCTTTATCAACGCCATTCGGAAACACCGCTGCATCTTAAAGTCCCCCACTGCCAGCGGCAAGTCTCTCATGATATATTACATCATCAGAAAACTCTTGCAATCCGGCATGAAAGGGGTTATAATCGTGCCGACCGTGGCACTTGTGGAACAAATGTTCACGGACTTTGAGGATTATGCTCAAAACGATGACGACTTTGACGTACTGGAAAATTGTCATAGGATTTATTCCGGACATGATAAATTTCTCCGTAAAAATGTTGTTATTACAACTTGGCAATCCGTTCATGATTTACCCAAAAAGTATTTCAACGATTTCCAATTTGTTATTGGCGATGAAGCGCATGAATTCACTGCTAAGAGTCTGATCAAGACGATGCGCAAGCTAAGCAACGCTAAATACCGTATCGGCACAACCGGAACGGTACAAAGCGCCGAAGTGCACAAGCTTGTTCTAGAGTCTCTGTTTGGACCGATCATCAGTCTTACCACAACCAAGAAATTAATTGAACGTGACATTTTGTCGCAGTTTGAGATTGTGGCTATGCGTATCAACCATCCGGAAGTTAATCGGAAGGCTTGCTACCGTGCCGCGTATCCAACCGAAATTAACTACTTGATTGAAAATGATGATCGGAATCGCATGTTATGCAACCTAGCAAGAACGCTCAAGGGTAACACTTTGATGTTGTTCCGTTTTATCAAGCATGGGAAAGAACTTCTTGACCAGCTTGGTAAAGTGCTTCCCCCCGAAAGGGAAATATATTACATTTCCGGTGAAACGGATGTGGAAATTAGGGAACAAATTAGAAAAGCTTTGGAAGGCCACAGTAACGCCGTGCTTGTTGCAAGTTATGGCACCTTCTCTCGCGGTTCCAATGTTCGTAATTTAACGAACCTAATTTTCACTAGTCCTATCAAGTCGGAAATAAAGACGCTACAGTCAATTGGTAGAGTCTTGAGGAAACACGAGAACAAGACCAAATCATACCTATGGGATATTGGTGATGATCTAAGCTACTCTAGCTGGAACAATCATTCACTAAATCACTTCAAAGAGCGAATCAAGATATATTCCAGTGAGCAGTTTAATTTCAACATATATGATTTTAAATTACCACGAGTCAATAACAAGAAGACATTATCTCGTCTAACAAGTCAATGATTAAGTAATTAACAAATTAGTAATATACTTATTCGCTGACACTCTATTATAACTAGCGGCGAGCCATTTGTCAAGTCCAAGTCGGAGACCAGAATTGCAGAAAACTGCCAAAGAGCATTATGTAGACAATAAAAAATTTTACGAATCGATCATGGAGCATCGAAAAAAGGTGGCGGAAGCCGAAAAAAAAGGCACGGAACCACCCCGCATGTCGGAATACATAGGGGAATGTATACTTAAGATTGCACAAAGGCTGACATACCACCGATACTATATTAATTACTCGGAACACTACAAAGAGGAAATGATCAGCGACGGGATTGAGAACTGCATTCAGTATTTTGATCGGTTCAATCCGGAGAAGAGCAAGAACCCATTCGCTTATTTTACACAAATAATTTGGTTCGCTTTCAGACGAAGAATCATGAAAGAACAAAAGCTTAGGTACACGATGTACAAGAATGCTGAAAAATTTATGACGGAAAATGGGGATGGGGAGTTGATTCAGATGCCAATGTATGATAATATACAGGACTTCATAGCCTCATACGAGGAACGGGAGCAAGAAAAAAAGGATAAAAAGAAGAATGCAAACAAATCGTGAGCGAGTCATTCCGGAAGCCGTCAAGTCGATGGTGAAGGACTTGCATAGGAAACAAGACCCGGTACACATTCGGGAAAATTATAAGACCAGACTTAAAGACTTGGTTGAATATATCGAAGAAGAAATTCTAAAATTTGACATCGACACTGGTGTCATCAAACCATGGGATGTAAAGAAATGAGACCAAAGGTAATTTGCGAATTTTTTCGCACGGTAGATTCAAAGACATACCAGCCAATGATTCAATATCAATTAAAGCTATTGGATGAGAACGGTCATGTTATTGATCGCGGAGAACCAATGGATGTTTATAGATTGGATGTGCTGGAAACTATTAAGAGTGAGAATGGAAAATCTTTAGCAATGCCTAACACAATTGAATTGGTTGTGAAACCTTAATGAAGATAGCTCTAATAACTGACCAGCATTATGGCGTCAGGGCGGATAGCAAAGCTTTCCTCGATTATTACGAAAAGTTTAACAAAGTTATATTTGATAGACTGGCGGAAGGTGACATAGATCATGTGATGCTCTTGGGTGATCTTTTTGACCGTCGCAAGAACATCAACTTCTATACGCTGAATCGATGCAAGCGCGATTTTCTTGATCCGCTAGCCAAGACCGGACTTCCCGTTGATATAATAGTGGGAAACCATGATGCGTATTTCAAGAACACGAATCGCATTAATGCCGTTGAAGAGTTGTTGCATGGGTATGAATTCTCCGTCTGGACCGGTCCCAAGACGGTGAATGTTGGAAACGTGCCCGTTTTATTGCTTCCATGGATATGCGAGGACAACCGGGAAGCTACACTAAAAGAAATCAAAAAAACATCCGCCAAGGTATGTTTCGGCCACCTTGAACTGCAAGGTTTTGACATGCACAAGGGGCTGAAGGCGATGGATGGGGATAAGCAGACCCTGTTCGCCAAATTTGACGTGGTAGCTTCCGGTCACTTCCATACGCGATCCTCCAAAGGCAATATCGAATATATTGGTGCCGCATACGAGCAGTCATGGTCGGACTATGGCGACCCAAGGGGTTTCTCGATATTCGACACGAAAACCAACAAGATGGAGTTTATCGAAAATCCGCACAGTATTTATCGTATGATCAGCTACAACGATGAATTCGAATCGGACTTGACAAGCGACATGAAAAGTGATATGTTTGCTCGCTTCAAGGACACGTATGTCAAGGTGTTGGTGTTGAAACGGGAGAATGAAGAACTTTTCGACCGATTTGTGCAGACGCTAACCAAAGCGGAGCCGCACGACATTACAATCATAGAGTCCGAATTGGCGTATCTGGAAGGGGATGACGACGAAATTGAAAATGTTGAGGATACGATTACCATTCTAAACCAATATATAGAAGGACTGACGACGGATTTGAGTCATCAGAAGATTATGAAATTTATGCAAGAAGTTTACGCAGAATCACTAGAATTGGAGAAGTCATATGCCAACGGATGAAGAAGCTAATATTGAAGGGCAGATACACAAATTGATCAAGCGGGGTTATATACCGCCATTGAGTAGCGCGGATAACATAGACAAGGTTGTCGATCACGTTATCAAGAAACGAAAAGATTCTAAAAGAATTCCCGCCAACAACAGGTTAGGATACGAATAATGGTAGAAGAAACAGACCTGAAGATTATATCGCGCGAACTTGCCAAGGGGTATCTCATGGCGCTCGCATATAAGATCAATAAAGAGGATGGCACCGATTTTAACGTCGAGGAAGAGGCGGAATTATTTCTTTCGCTTGCCGAAGACGAAGATGTGTTTGCCGTGGATGAAAATGGTGAAGTTTACCTTGGTTCATATGAATTTGAACCGGATGAAGCAGAAGAGGATAATGAAGAAGATGTGTCGGATAACGAAAAAACCGTGGGGTAACTATCAGATACTGGACGAGGATGATGGGTATAAAGTAAAGCGATTGGAAATTTGGCCGGGGCATAAAACGTCCCTGCAATCCCATAAACACAGGCAAGAATTTTGGACCGTAGTGTCGGGAATACTTACTTACGTGAGCTATAGCGATCATTACTATGCCTCACACGAAGAAAAAGACCTTAGTCTTGGTAACACGGTGTCAATTTATAAAGAATTCAAGCACAGAATAATCAATGATGGAAAAATTCCGCTGGTTATTATAGAGGTACAAGTGGGAGAATATTGTGGTGAAGATGATATCACAAGATACGAAGACGAATACGGACGACCAACCACCGCATGATAACATTTGAAATAATCCGGTTTAAGAACTTCTTAGGGTCCGGAAACGCATTTACGGAAATAGAATTAAATAAAAATAAGAGCGTGCTCATTCTCGGAAAAAATGGTTCCGGAAAGAGCACGTTCATTGATGCTATACACTTCGCCCTATTCGGCACGGCCTTCCGCAAGATCAAGAAGGAAGGCATAATCAACACGGTCAATCAGAAAGCGACGTTGGTTGAAATAGAGTTTTCGACCAACGGCAAAGCGTATAAGATCGTGCGGGGCATCAAGCCAAACAAGTTTGAGATATGGTGCGAGGGAGTCCAGCTAGACCAGAAGTCCAATGCGCGGGATTCGCAGACGTTCTTGGAACAACATATTTTGAAGATGAACGCGAAGTCGTTCACGCAGATCGTTATACTCGGCTCCCGGTCCTTTGTTCCGTTCATGAAACTCACTGCGGGCGACAGACGAATTATCATCGAAGACCTGCTTGACATTCAAATTTTCTCCGTTATGAATAGCGTTGCCAAGCAGAAGCTAAAACACGTTAAACACGAGCTTGAAATTGAACATCACAACCTAAACGCTCAAAGGGAGATACAAAATCTTGCCAGCGGCACTCTGAAGAGACTCGAAGCGGACAACAAAGAGAAAATAGCCGAATTGGAAGTGGAGGCAAAAAAACAGCGTTTGCAAGTCATTGATTTTAAAGGGGAAATTTCGCGAATATCGCGTTTAATTGACGATTTAGAGGGTTTTATAGGGAATGATACCAAACTGCAAGAAAACAGGCAAAAACTTGCCATATTTCACTCCAAGGCGACGGACATTATCGCCAAATCGGGGGACGAAATCGAGTTTTATGACGGGCATGACGAATGTCCAACATGCCAGCAGCGCATTGACGAAAATTTCAAGCGGAACAAGAAAAATACGCTAGAGGCAACCATTGCGGAACACCGTGCCAAGGTGGCGGAAGTCGAATCGGCGCAAAATAAAATCAAGAAAAAACTGGACGAGATTAAAAAAAATCAATCGGAGCTTGACAAACACAATCAGGATATGCTAGGGTTCAAACACAATTTGCGAACCGTCACTTCGAAGTTGCAAGAGACGGAAGATGCAATCAAAGCCCTATCCGTGGAAAAGGATGGCAGCGCTATTGCCGACTCGCGCGAAAAAGCGGGGACGGCCGCAAGCCGGATAAAATCCATCAGCGACACGATTGACAAACTGAATGATGACAAGGAGTATCTTGAGGCTATCACCGGCATGCTAAAGGATGATGGGATCAAGAGCCGCATAATAAAGAAGTATTTGCCGATCATCAACAAGCAGATCAACAAATACCTATCGGATATGAACTTCTTCGTCAACTTCAACATTGATGAAAACTTTGATGAAACTATCAAGGCTCGCCATCTAGATACATTCAGCTATCATAATTTCTCGGAAGGCGAGAGAATGAGGATTGACTTGTCTCTTCTATTCACATGGCGTGCCATTGCGAAGATGAAGAACAGCGTCAACACCAACCTGCTTATCTTGGATGAAATTTTTGATAGCAGCTTGGATACGGATGGCACGGACGAATTCATGAACATCGTGAACGTGCTTAATCAAGAAGCGAAAACAAATACGCTTATCATTTCCCATAAAGGGGAGCAACTGGCTGATAAATTTGAAAGAGTCATTCGCTTCAAGAAGGTGAAAGGCTACAGCCAAATGACAGGAGAAACATAATGAAATACGTAGCACTAATTACTGGCGGGTTTGATCCAATTCATGAGGGTCATATTGAAATGTTTAAAGTTGCCCATAATTCCGCGAGTCATATGGTCAGCGAAAGTTTTGATGAATTTGCCGGAATCATTGTCGGACTAAATTCCGATGAATGGCTTATCAAAAAGAAAGGTTATGTATTCCAGAATTTTCAGGCCCGCCAAGCAATCATTCGACAACTGAAAGAGGTTATATCGGTTTTTCCATTTCCGGATGATGACGAAGGAACGGCGTCCGGGGCGATTGAAATTGCGAAGGAATGTTTTCCGGATTGCAGAATTGTGTTCTGCAATGGGGGCGACAGATCAACCGTGGAAGAAAACCCCGAATATGTAAAATACAAGGATGATCATAGGCTTCGTTGGGCGTTCGCCGTTGGGGGGGCGGACAAGAAAAATAGTTCCAGCGAAATAGTGGATGACGTGATTCCCATGCTGAAGGAAATGGAAATGGAACGGGAACAGTACGAAAAATGATTAATAAATGGGATATGCGCATGCTTGACCTTGCCAAGCTTGTTGCATCATGGTCAAAAGACCCGTCACGGCATGTGGGGGCTGTCATAGCCAGACCGGATCACTCAATTGTTTCGGTCGGCTATAACGGGTTTGCAAGGGGTGTGGAGGATAAGCCGGAACGGTACAACGAAAAAGCCGTAAAATACGAACTTGTCGTGCATGCGGAAATGAATGCAATCCTCGCGGCGAAAGAGCCATTGACAAATTGCGTTCTGTATTGTACACTCATGCCATGCTCAAGATGTGCGGCCGGAATCATCAACTCCGGAATCAAAAAAGTTGTATGGCGGGAATCAAATTATGAAAAAGACCCGAAGAAAATTGACATTCATAATTTTGATCTTACGTTGACCCAATTTGAAGAAGCGGGTATAGATGTTGTAACATATCATAACTCCATATCGGAACCGGATCATGGCACCGGATATGATCGAATGCAACTGACTGAAATTGCCAGCATGAAAATCGGAGATTATTATGAACAAAATGGAACAAATTCAGCACCTTCTGCGCCGAAAAACATCCGGAAAATATAGCGTTATCCGGGAAGTGATTGTCAGTCTGATGGAAATTGGACTGTTGCTTATCGGCGCGATAACGTTAGCGAAGACTTTGATGGGGATGTAATATGTACGGTTTACGCGAAGCATTGTATCTGGTCAAAACAATACGGCCATGGTTGTTAGCCATTTTGGTTACGGTGATTTTCACGGCAGTATTCTTAACCTTATTGTTTATTGAACCGGTTTTTGCAGTATTATTTGTTTTTATAGTTATGGTGTTCGGTTTTGGATTATAAAAAAAATATCTTGAGCGGAGCAAAATAGCCGCGCAAGTTACATACATAGAAGAGTAACCCATGATTTAGGAGTGATCTTCTATGATAGAAATGAAAGTGAATCTTGATGATTTGCGAAAGAATAAAATCTTTATTGCGACGCCAATGTATGGCGGTATGGCCCACGGATTATATATCAAATCGATCCTTGATTTAACGGCCAAATTAAATGCCCTAGGGGTGGAGAACAAGTGTAGTTTCCTGTTCAACGAATCCCTTATTACGCGGGCCAGAAATTACCTTGTTGATGAATTCCTGCGAACGGACTACACCCACCTTCTATTCATCGACTCGGATATTCAGTTTGAAGTTGATGATGTTATTGCCCTCATTGCACTTGACAAAGAGATAATCGGGGCACCATATCCAAAAAAATCAATCAATTGGGGTAATGTCGCCAAAGCGGTTAGACAGGTTCCCGAAGATAAAAAAGATGAATTTAACGCCGGTTCGCTGGAAAGCGTGACGGGCGATTACGTATTCAATCCCGTTCCGGGAACAAAGAATTTTAGTGTCGCGGAACCGCTTGAGGTTCTGGAAATCGGCACCGGAATGATGCTTGTCCAACGCAAAGTATTTGACAAGTATCGGGATGAATATCCACACACAAAGTATAAGCCGGATCATCTAGGTCAGGCGAACTTTGATGGATCGCGCATGATCCATGCGTACTTTGACACGGAAATTGATCCGGAAAGTCATCGATACCTATCGGAAGACTATTCGTTCTGCCAAAATTGGCGACGAATTGGTGGTTCCGTATGGTTGTGCCCATGGATGAAAACAACCCATATTGGAACGTATGGTTTCAAAGGGGATATGCCAGCCATTGCGCAGCTTACCGGATCAATTTGACATCCGGCAAAGGTTGATGTATAATACCGACCATATTTGAAATACCATTTTAGGAGACGATTTAGTATGAGTGAAAAGAATACCGGCCTTCGGTATGATGACGGCAAACTACGTTATGATTTAATGCCACCCGACGCTATCGAGGAAATTGTGCGCGTGTTTACAGTGGGCGCAAGAAAATATGCGGAGCGTAATTGGGAAAATGGAATGAAGTGGGGCAAATGTGCCGCCGCATTGGAGCGTCATCTTGCAAAATGGAAGAAAGGCGCTTCGCGGGATGAAGAATATCCCGAACTTTACCACATGGCTATGGTCGCATGGAACGCCATCGCGCTGCTCACATACGAGTTGCGCGATGTTGGCGAGAATGATATTATGGGAATACACCAAAGACCCCCGCCAATGGACAACGGATTCGTGCACGATTTTGTGTATGACGATGATGATATTAAACCGGAAGACATAATCGGAAAATATTGGTATTCCGGAAAATATTATGATTCGGTGAATGAAATGGATGGGGAAACTGATGAAGAATTTTATGTAGGAACACATTATGAAGCTAAGTAAACAAACTTATGAAACACTAAGAAACTTTGCTGATATTTCCAGATGGGAAAATTCCTCGTTCGTGCTTCTTAAACCGGGGCACACGCAAGCAGTCATGAGTCACGAATTTGAAATCATGGCGATTGCCGAATGCGAGGAAGACTTTCCGGTGGAGTTTGCTATTTATGATGTTGGGCAGCTATTAAGCATCATCAACACAATGGATGATCCGGACTTGACATTCGATGAAGATGTTGTTACTATTACGGATGGTGATCTTGTTTTGAAGTATAGGGGCTGCGTAAAAGAGCTTGGTATTGAGCCACCAAAGGTCAAAGTTGATGATCCAACCATAAGTTTTTCGCTTGACAAGCATACAATTAAAAAGTTGCTGACAATATCCAGCGGTCTTGATTTGGGATACTTTGTTCTCTCAAGCAGGGACAACAAACAGGTGTTGGAAGTGCGGGATATTGAAAGCGCCATTGCTAATAGCGCAAAATTTCCCGTTGGCGAAGAAGAATCGGAAGACTTTGTGATGGTTTTTGAAACCCAACACTTTAAGATCATTCCGGACGATTATAAATTTGAAGTTGTCATTGGAACATTGATAAGACTTACGAATGAAGATACGGCAAGAACGTATTTGATTACGTGCCAAGACACTGATGACGACGATTAACATCATGAGGATATATTATGAAGAAATTCGCGTTGGTGGAAAAGTACCGACCAAAAACGGTTAAGGACTGCATTCTACCAAAACATTTAACTGATACATTCCAATCTTATGTGGATGGCGGGGAGTTTCCCCACCTTCTTCTCGTAGGTCCGCCCGGCACCGGTAAAACTACCGTTGCCAGAGCTATGTGTGAAGAGATTGGGATGAATTACCTCTTTCTGAATTCGAGCAAAGAGCGCGGCATTGACACCATGCGAATGAAGGTGTCTAGCTTCGCCGCTGCGAAGGGCCTTGACGGGCGTAGGAAAGCGGTAATTATGGACGAAGCTGACGGCATTACGCCCGAAGCGCAAGACGCATTGCGCGGCATCATGGAAACTTTCGAGGGTCATTGCGCGTTTATTTTAACGTGCAACTACGCGTCCAAACTGATTGAGGCGATCCATTCGCGGACCGCTAAAGTGGACTTTACCGTGAAAGAAGATGATAAGCTTACGCTACAACTACATTTCATTCGTCGTGTTGAGGAAATACTCAAAGCCGAAAAAGTGGAGTATGATAAAAAAGCGTTGGCGTATGTCGTTGCTTCGTTCTTTCCTGACTATCGTAAAATCTTAAACGAACTTCAGCAAATTTCAAGCAAAGGTCCAATCGATGCGGGTGTGGTTGCAAACCTCTCCGTCGATAAGAGATTTGACGACTTGTATTTTTACATCAAGAAGAAGAATTTTAACGAAGCCAGACGTTGGGCGGCGACCAATTCTCATATGATTGACGGAACTATCTATGGAAAAATGGAACGCACGCTGATGGATGAATCGGATAGTTCCAGCATACCTCAAGTTGTTTATCTGCTTAATCAGCATCAATACCAAGCCGCCTTTGTTGCGGATCAGGAACTTAATTTCATGTCGCTGGTTGTGCAGCTTATGTCGGAGGTACAATTTAAATGATGTGGAAGATTAAATGGAAAAAAATCCAAATATGGACCGGTTAATAACAGATCGTTCCTTATAGAACTTGTGGTTACAGGAAAGACGTATAAAGATATTGCCATTCTGACTCATGGAAAAAATGTCTATATGATCACGGATTATGTTCTATGGATCGAGGATGGAACCGGTGTGAAGTATATTATATATTCGCAAGGTAATACCGTGAAATCCCTTGATAAAGCAAAGAAACTTGTATTGGAGGAATATCAGAAGAATCATGAAGTTTGACTGGAAAAAATATACTATTGGGATATTTATGTATCATTACCTATATGTTGGACCAAAACCATGTTACTTAGTAACTGATTGCAGAGATAGAAATGTTCGATATTTGTTTAAGGTTGATAGTGAAAATGACATTAATGCAAAACAGGTAAAACTGTGTAAACAAACAATCACTGAAATGAAAATATTAGCGGAGAAGCTTCATGCATTGGATTCTACAGACGGGGTTTGAGTTTGAGAATGGTTGGGAGACCATGCTTGAAACACTAGAGAATCATGATATCCCATACTCAATTCATAAAGTAGTTCCATTTGAGGGGACGCTTATTCCGGAACCAAAACTGGATACCAAGAATGTGATGTGCATTGGATCGTATTCCATGCGCCACATGGCGAAAGCTAATGGCTGGTATCCGGGCGTATTTGACATGGAGTCCGTCACTCACGACGTGCTTATGCAATCCCCTTGGGGTAACGGGAATAGGGCTGGAAGAAGAGCTTTCAATAAGCTTCTCAATGCGGACGGAAGGGTTGTGCCATTCAAGCATGCTAAGTTTGATGAACCAATGTTTGTTCGACCGGCTAATGATTCGAAGGTCATCAACGGAAAAGTATATGATCCGGATGAATGGTGTCTCTGGCAAGATCATGTCATGAAAGCCATTGATGATGGATTTGAATACTTGGGGCTTGATGAAAATACTCCGCTGGTGATTGCAAAACCGAAATCCATCAAGGCGGAATATCGATTTTGGATACACGATAATGAAATTATAACATCATCGTTATACAAGGTTGGGAATAGGGTAATGTATCGGCGGGATATGGTTGATGACCGAATTAAGACATTCGTTTACAGTCTAATTAATCCAATTAGTGTTGATTATTGGAAGCCGCCAGTCGATGCTTATGTGCTGGACGTATGCGAAATGGAAGATGAAAAACTAAAGATTGTGGAAGTCAATACATTAAATTCGACCGGTTTCTATGATGCTGATGTAAATCGACTTATTATAACTTTGAACGATTGGTTTACTTATAATGCCTGATTTATTTAAGGATTACATTAAGTCTATTATGGAAACGGGGAAGAACCATATGGAAACAAAGGAAGATGAAAAAACCTATGTTCCATTTGTGGTTAATCGTGCAATGTCTTTTTATCCGGATACTGTTCTTTTGGCTAATGAAATGAATATGTTACCAAATACGTCCAAACGGTCCCAATATGCCTTTCTGATAAATACTGTCAGGAAAACTAAAAGACCATACAGACAATGGGTGAAGTATTCCAGACCTGAAGATTTGGACGTTGTTATGGAGTATTATGAATGCTCCGTGCAAAAAGCGAAGGATATACTTTCTTTGCTTACGTCAGAACAGGTTGATGAAATAAAAAGACTCCAACAAACAGGTGGAATAGAAAATGATAAACTTAGACGACCTAGTATGGGTCAGATTCAAGGAAGACGATGACTTCCTAAAAATTAAAGAAACGCTTACAAGAATTGGAATTGCGTCCAAGAAAGAAAACACGTTGTATCAGTCATGCCACATCTTGCATAAGCAAGGGCGATATGCTATCGTGCACTTCAAAGAGTTGTTCTTGCTTGACGGCAAGCCTTCGAATTTCTCGGAAGAGGATAAAGCCAGAAGAAATACCATAGCCAATCTATTGGAAGAATGGGAACTTCTGGAAGTAATTGATCCAAGCCAGACTGACGAGCCGGTGGCACCAGTTTCGTTGATCAAGATTCTTCCTTATCGGGAAAAAGAAAACTGGACTTTGGTTCCAAAGTATCAGATTGGAAAAAAACAATAAGGATATATAATGGCGAATAGATTTATATGGAAAAGATCAAGCAAAGATACAGTCGAGGAAGATGGTCAAAAAATTATTCATGAAGTATGGCGCTGCATGATGGTTGACACCAATGTGACTGCAAAGCTTGATAAATTTGAATGGGTTGCAAATGATCATATTGAATATGCCGGGGAAATATACGATGGCGGTGACCGCTCCAACGTTGTCGTATATCCTTCCAACATTCCAATGGAAGACGCTAAAGAATTAACGGAAAATATCATGAAGGAAATTCACCGGGAATCAAACCCGGACGCGTATGCGGGCGGAACCTTCGTAATTAGTGAGGATGAATAGATGACAGAAAAATATAGTTGGAAAAAAGAGAAGGTTCGTTGGTATGATAATTTCAGCAAAAAGGTTGATTTGAGTATATCAACCGTAGCGTATCTATTATATAACAATGAACGCAAAATGAATGTTGCAATAATTATAGTGAATCCGAATACGGGAGAATTTAAATTTGATGACAAATATTATAAAACACTTGATAAAGCAAAAAAGGCATTATATAAAGAATTAGAAAATTATGAAGGATTAAAATATGACTGAAGTGCTTAAATTTTACAAGATATACGATGAAGTTGAAATCCCAAAATTTGCTACGGAAGGATCGGCTTGTTTTGACGTGCGGGCATTTGTTCCGATAGCGGATACCGCATTATTTTCAAAAGTTCCGGAACATATGATACCAAAGCATGTGCTTATTCAACCGGGGGAAAGAAAGCTGTTGTCAACCGGATTGATTATGGATATTCCGGTGGGATATCACGTCAAGTTATACGCCCGTTCCGGATATTCGTTCCGCGAGGGGTTGATTATGACAAACTCCGTTGGTATTATCGATTCCGACTATACGGACGAACTGAAAATCTCCGTGACTAACATAAGCGACAAAAACGTGCATGTGAATAATGGTGATCGTGTGGCGCAGGGAATGATGGTCAAGAACGAGAGCTATATTATCGCTCGCACGACCGAACCGCCCCAACAAAAAACCGACCGGGTTGGCGGTTTTGGTTCAACCGGGACAAAATAACGTATAAATAGGGTTGACACCATCCGCTATCCATGGTATGGTGTCAACCAGAATCAACGCTCTTGTGGGCAAATAGGTAAAGTCGGCAGTTTCAAAAACTGCGTCATTTTGTCGGTTCGATTCCGATCAAGAGCACCAACACAAGGAGAATCCCCATGAAATGCCTATGGGATTATGGCGGTTAGCTTAGGGTGGTTAATATCCACCCGAAAAAAGGAGTATATTATGCAAGATGTGAGAGTAAGTGGAGTAAGTGAATCCAGTTGGATAGTATTAATTGTTGTATGCTTCATTTTGGGAGGAATAGCGGACACGCTATACGAAATGTAATGTTTGCAATGGCCGGATTCATGTCTTATAGAAGAAACATCGGAATAATAAAATACCCTCATAGCTTCAACTGGACAGAGCGCTAGACTACGAATCTGGAGGTTAGGGGTTCGAATCCTCTTGGGGGTACCATCAAAAACCTTGCCATACAAAAAAAATGCTGTATGGCAAAATAGGGAAAAGTGAATATTTAATAATGTCTACAAACATTAAAATAGTTCCATCAGTAGCGGTAATAACGCCAACTATTGCTAAATCAACGGTAGTTGAAGCCATTGAGAGTGTGGCTCTTCAAACATATCCGAGTGAAATGATCACGCATGTGTTAGTCAAGGATGGTCCGCAATACAATTTAACTCAAACCATTATAAATGAGTCATCAAAGTGGGATAAAGAACGACTAAATCGACTAGACCGGTATATAAACAATGCGATCATTGATCTTCCCTTTAACACTGGCGGTAACAGTTTTTACGGACATCGCATCTATGCTGCTATTCCGCATTTACTTAACCATGACTATATTGCTTTTTTGGATGAGGATAATTGGTATGAGCCTAATCACATCGAGACGATGGTTGACAAGATCATGGAGACTGATTCGGATTTTGTATATTCGTTCCGTCGTATCTGCGACAAATCGGGAAATTACCTACTGGACGACAACTGCGAAAGTCTAGGCAAATGGCCCGTATGGCCGGTCCTTGGCGTTCCGCCAAGCGATTACAATCCGGCATTCGGTCATCTAATAGACACATCGTCTTTTCTTTTCGAAAGAAATTTCATTCAGAGAAACTGTCACCATTGGCATAGCCAGTGGGGGGGTGATCGCAATTTCTTGCACACGGTGTCCGATTATTTCGGTATACAGTATGAGCCAACAGGACTTCATACACTAAATTATAGATTGGATGGAAATCCGAATTCCGTGACAAAGGATTTCTTTGAAGCGGGCAACAAAAAAACATTACATTATTATGGGGGTAAATTGCCATGGAAAAAGCAGTAAATTATGTATTGGGTGTGGCACAAATACCAATGTGGAATAAATTCGTTCTCTTGAAAAAGAACCGTCCCCCACAACTGGCGGGAATATGGAACTTCGTTGGTGGCAAGGTTGAACCCACGGATGAAACAATATATGACGCGATGGTCCGAGAGTTCTATGAGGAAACGGGCGTTATGACTTCGCAAGGCAAGGTATGGAATTATATCGGAAACTTCCGTCGCGACAATCGATTCAATGTGTATGTTTTTCATGCCGTGGATGCAAGTTTTTGGAATGTCGTGACGGCAACGGATGAAGAAGTTCGTATTGTTGACATTTTTGATGATAACAATATGATAGATTATGATGGGGGATTCGCCCCTAACGTGGAATGGATTACGCAATTTGTAATGTCCCCGGACCATAAAGAATTTGACACCAAGTTTGACGTGGTGTATAATGGTTGGTATGAAGGAGTAAATTGATGGGTTTTATTGGACCGCAGGAACTGACAAGTATGTTATACTCATTCAAAGATACGGATGATGGTGCGTTGCGAGATAACGATTTTCTCCATTTTGTTGGCTTTTGCATGAGCAACTTGGCAGTAACAAATTCGCAGTGTTTCCAAGACGTATGGGTGCTATATGAAATGCTTAAATACAGTTCGCCCAACGAACATCCATTTTTTGTGGAGTTTGGTGCGGATAACGGTCTTCTTGATAGCAATACTCTCCTATTACAAAATCTAGGCTGGCACGGAATTCTATCCGAGCCAAACCCGGAGAGGGTGAAAGAATGCAAATCAAATCGTGAGTCGCATCATGTTTCGGTCTACGATTATGCCGTGTGGAATATAAAGAACGGAGTTATTCCGTTTATGGTGAGCGGTGAACCAAATCTGTCCACTTTGCCGCAATACGCGAAATCCGACTATAATGCGAAAAAACGCACGGAAAATACGCATATCATTGACGTGGAAACAATCGGATTGTATGATTTGCTTCGGGAAGATAAAGCACCAAAATATATTGATTATATAAGTGTTGATACCGAAGGCTCCGAGTATGAGGTATTGCATCATTTCTTTGAATGGTATTCACTGGATTCTTCTAACAGGCATGAACCACCATACTTGATGACGATTGAGCATAATTATCAGTCGGAACAGAAACAGAAAATTGAAACATTAATGACCAATTGGGAATACGAGCAGAGATTTCCCGATATTTCCCGTTGGGACAGCTTTTGGAGAAAGAAAACTTGACTGATACAGTAGTGGGCGTCTTTAACAACTACGGTTGGGATGACGTAAAATATTGGGCCAATTCACTAGTAGCTTCCGGCTTTGAAGGACGAAAGGTTGCCATCGCATATCAGGTGATGGATGAAGTCGTGCTTAAGCTACAGCGGATTGGTTTCGAAGTGCATCGTAAAGATATATTCGATGTGGGTGATAGATTCAATATCGTGGTGCGCCGTTTCTATGATTTATGGGACGTTTGCAGTCAGATGGAGCATGAGCCGGGTGATCGCCTTATTACAACCGATGTGGGTGATGTGGTATTTCAACGCAATCCGAGCGAGTATCTGGAAATGTGCACGTCGCCCGATTTTTTGCTTGCATCCGGCGAAGGAATACGGTATAAGGATGAACCTTGGTCGCACCGCAACATGATTCGATCCTTTGGCGAGGAAGAATTTGATAAAATGGCGCACTATGAAATCTGTTGCGCGGGCGTGATTGTCGGGGCGCATGATACGGTTGTTCGACTGGCGCAAGACGTTTACATGCTATGCCAAGACAGACCCCAATTCGTTGAAGGGGGTGGCGGACCGGATCAAGCGGCTTACAATATCCTTATTCGCGGGAAATATCGTAATAAGATGATTTTCGCAAATCATGGTGATTGGTGGGCCGCACAGATGGGCACAACCCTTCACGCGGTCAAAGCGGGAATGGGTGATATTGGATGGAGTTACGCTCAAGCGGAAGACAAAGAAGCCCGCTTGGCCGAAATAGAAAAATTGATGCTTTACCGTCAACCAATAATTCATGAGACTGGTGTAGTGTATAATGCGGACAATAGCGATCCATATTGTATTGTTCATCAATATAACAGAGTTCCGCATTTACGCATGAAAATTAGAAATGAAACCATAGCGAGTGATATGGATCATCTATATATCAAGATAGGATAAAATTATGGCATACCCTGATGCACCAAAATTGGTGATCGAACAAGATGGAGAGGGAAGCACTATGGGCTTGCATGACTTCTCCACAATCGAAGAATTGAAAGAGTCTCGAATTTGGCCGCACGCATATAATGCGGCGTTCGGTATTCTTCCGTATATTCGTCGGTTGGGGGATAACACACAAGGCGTAGAGATTGGAACGGAGCGTGGCGAGAGCGCGTATCTGATCCTTGACGAGTGCCCGAATGTTACCACCCTATGGACGGTTGATCCTTATGTCGAGTATGAAAACTGGAATGGTCCGGTTGAACAGGAAAAGCTTGACAAATATAAGGGAATTGCGGAAACCAATTTGGAAGTATTTAACGGAAGAGCTTCCCCGTTAATCATGACTTCGGATGAAGCTGTTGACTGGTTGGCCCATATTGAAAAGGTTGATTTCGTGTTCATTGACGGCAGCGTTGATGAAGAACAGTATTATCAGGACATGAAGAACTGGTATACCAAAATTCGACCGGGCGGACTGTTTGCCGCGCATAACTACCAGCTAGAGTCGGTGCGTAATGCCCTTAAGAGATTCCGTGAAGAAGATAAAATTCGAATTCCAATTCAGCGCACGGAGAACATGACATTTTTCTGGACCAAGCGATGAAATATCGAAATGTAGCGTTCATACTATACGGAACACTATTATTATTCATGGCTTCCGCGTCGGTTGATTTTATATTAATGCTGACTGGATTACTAGCCATTAGTTTAGGATTGTTAGTTTATAATGAATAAACCTAGATTAAAACTCGGATTTCGTAACACGTTTGAAAACGCCCAACTCTTCTTTATGTGGGCGCTTAAAAAGCGGTTCGATGTTATTTGTGATCACGAAAATCCGGATTATCTGATTTACGGTGATTCCAATTTCGGACAATTTGATCCGAATATTCTTCCGAATGCCAAGAAGATTTTCTATACCGGCGAGCCGGTTGGAAGAGAGTTTGCGGAAGTTGTTGATGACTCATATGCGATCACGTTTGATCATGTCAATTCTCCAAGTCATTATCGACTTCCGCTTTATGTTGTTGATATGTGGGCGGCTGTTCATGACGACAAGTTCACAGATGATTTTTTATATTTGTGTCATAGAGACATACCGGACCCACTTATCAACTTCTTTGGAAAACAGACAAATCATCGTTTGTTTTCCTATGTGCAGACCAACCCGAATCAACATATTCGAACGGGATTTGTAAAAAAGTTAATCGAGCGAGAAATGGTTGACTGCGGTGGTCCGCACTTGAATAATGTTGGCTTTGTTGTTCCCCGCGAAGGCGGGCATACTGCCAAGATTGAATTCCTGAAGAGACGCAAGTTTAATGTGGCGTTTGAGAATGGATCAAGACTTGGTTATGTAACTGAAAAGTTAATCAACGCGTATTATGCCAACACTATCCCCGTGTATTGGGGAAGCATGAGTGTTGAGAGGGAGTTCAATCCGGAGTCCTTCATCAATGCTAATAATTGTGGGTCCGCTGAAGAAGTTATCGACAAAGTTATGTCGCTTAACGCGGACCCACAAAAATACAAGGCGATGTTGACAGCACCGCCATTCCGTGATAATATACCCCCATCGTGCACGAACATTGATTTGTTCTTGGACTGGTTTGAAACTTTTGTTTATGAAGGAGAATGAAAATGCAAGTCGCTGAAGGCACTTCAATGGAACCGGCAAGCTTTATGTATGTTGCCAAAATGTTGATTCTGATTATTGGCGGAATGACTACCGTTGGTATTTTGTTTGCTATGGGAGTTGGACTTTGAGTAAAGGAAAACTCCTTTTCGTAGTACATCGGGCTTACCCATTTCCGGGTGGGTCCGAATACTACGTTCAAGACATGGCTAAAGAAATGCTTGGCCGTGGCTATGACGTAACTATTCTTGCGCATGAGCATCAAGGATATCACGGAATTCCCGTAACGAATGACTATGAAATCCTCAATCATGAATGGGATTTGATTATCGTGCATGGCGCGGATGTGATTAGCCAAAATATCGCGCTAGTTAATGCGCATCAGATAAAAAGTCCTATTCTGTATATGATTATCAAGCCGTCAGACAGCTTGACCGCAATTAATGGAATGAAGGATTGTGCATACATAGGATATTCCACATACAACGACGTGTATCATATACAGAGACATAATCACCAAGACAAAGCCAGACGGGTTCGTCATGGCATAGTTGTTGATGACTGGAACGATCACGAATTTGTTTATACGCCAAAGAAGATGGTTGATCCGGAAATGATCAGCGTTGTTTCGGTTGGCGGGTTCTCCCCGCATAAGGGGATGAACGAACTTGCCGATACATTTAACAAACATCGTATTCCCGGAATGAGACTATATCTATCCGGCTATATGGATCAACGCTTAGCCCCGCAGGAAAGTGATTACGTTAGAGTTTTTAAATATTTGACCCGTTCCGAAGCCAGAGACCTTATCAACCAAGCCGACGTTTATGTGATGAATTCATACGAGGAAGGATTTGGACTTGTTTTGCTTGAAGCTATGCTGGCAAAGGTACCATGGATTGCCCGTTCCGGAGTCGGAGCGGTAAATGATTTGGGTAGATACGGCACTGTAGTAAACAACGCGGAAGGAATCATGTACGCACTGGAACAGTTTAAAAATACTCGTGTTTTTTCGGATGTTGATGAAGCAAGGGAATATGTTCTTCAGAATCATATGATTCGGCATACATGCGATGATATCGAAGATATTCTTTGGAATGGATGACGGGAGTAAAATACAGCATGGAAAATGGAGTAACATTCGGAATCTGCGTAGGGGATAATCCTACGTATCTTACCAAAGTTGTTGAAAGCATCGAAAACATTCGGGATTTAACGGCAAACAACTATGAAATTATATTCATGGGCGAAGAGGGTGTTGAGTGGTATAGCCACAATTTCGATGCGGTAAAAGCCGTATGTAAATGGTCCAGTGTTGACTTGGGACTTTGCGCTAAGAAAAACTGGATAGCCAAAGCGGCCAAGTTTGACAACGTATGCATAATTCATGATTATTATCAGTTTCAACCAAACTGGTATGAGGCAATGCGGAATTATCCAAATCCGGCATGGGAGCTTATGCTATGCCCAGTCAAGACGCTAGAGGGGCACCGGAGCGCCGATTGGCTGGTGTCACCCATGATCATGGATGATATGTTGGAGAAGCGTCCGGATATGGCCGCTAATCTCATGGCTATCGCCCCGCATGAAAACGGTCCTAAATACGTTAGTGGACTCCCGTATGATGTGACTAATATGTCACACATTCAATACGTGTCTGGCGGCTATGTGCTTGCGAAGAAAAAAGTGTTCATGGAAGTTCCTATGAACAATAAATTGGATTGGGGTGACGCGGAAGACGTTGAATGGAGCAACAGACTAAATCATAACGGTGTAGTGTTTAGCATGAATACCGAAACCGAAATGAAAATATTAAAACCAAACAAATGGCATTGCTATCAAATGTCGGATGAATTTTTAGAGGTACTGAAACAAGAATATGGAATCTGGAAACAACTATAAAAAACTAATCATTTTTGATCTTGACGGTGTATTAATTGACAGTCGGGAATATCATTTCGAAGCTTTAAACCGGGCGCTTCAACAAGTTGATCCGCAATACGTGATCAGCAAGGATGAACATCTTTCAACATACGACGGTTTATCAACCACTAAAAAATTGGAACTTCTTACTAAAAATAAGGGGCTTCCAAAAGAATCATATCAGCGTATATGGGAACTAAAACAAGAATACACCATAATTCTTTACGAAGAGAAAATAAAAACCAGTGCAAAGCTAATTGAAATATTTCGAGAATTGCGTAATAGCAAGCGCGATTATTACATAGGCGTTGCTTCCAACAGTATCAAAAAGACAATGGACATAGCCCTTAAAGCCCTTGGTGTGAGAGCTATGATTGATTGTGTGGTCTCCAACGAAGATGTTGAAAAAACTAAACCATATCCGGCCATGTATTGGAAAATAATGAATGCTACACATGCAATTCCAAGCACAACGATCATAATTGAAGACAGTCATATCGGTCGTCAAGCGGCAATCGATAGTGGAGCTACGCTGCTCCCCGTGGAGAATCCGGACGATTTAACACTTGACAAAGTGCTAGCGATGTGTGATAATCTGGAAAATAAAATGAATTCCGGAAAAAACATCCCTTGGCGGGACTCGAAGCTTAACGTTCTTATCCCTATGGCGGGTGCCGGTTCAAGGTTTCAGCAAGCCGGATATAGCTTCCCTAAACCGTTAATTGACGTGCGGGGTAAGCCTATGATCCAAGTGGTTGTTGAAAATTTGAATATCGAAGCTAACTTTATTTACATTGTTCAAAAAGAACACTATGACGAATATCACTTAAAGTACCTCCTAAACCTAATTACTCCGGGGTGTACTATTGTGCAATTGGATGAAATTACGGAAGGTGCGGCTGAAACGGTGTTGACAGCCAAAGATCATATCAATAATGAAAATCCATTACTGATTGTAAATTCCGACCAATTCATCGAATGGAATTCAAACGAGGTCATGTACGCATTTAGCGCGGACCAAATTGATGGTGGTATTCTCACATTCAAAAGCACGCATCCGAAATGGAGTTACGTCAAACTGGATGATCGGGGTTTTGTGAGCGAGCTTGCGGAAAAGAAAGTTATCAGCGATATTGCGACGGTGGGTATTTACTACTGGCGTTTCGGTGAAGACTTTGTTTGGAATGCGGAAGAAATGATGAACCACGACGATAAACGTATTAATGGTGAATGGTATGTCGCACCAGTCTTCCAAGAAGCTATTGAAGATAGTGATGCGAAAATTCGAGTTAAACATATTGATAAGATGTGGGGACTTGGAACGCCGGAAGATTTACAATACTTCTTGAATAATTATAAAGGGAAAATTTAATGAGAATAGTTTTATTTGATAGAAATTGGGATATGGTTGATAAATGGAATAGGCATGTTGAAACATATAACAATTCTTTTCCGCTTCCATATTTTTCTCAAGATGATATATCAACAAGACTTTGCCTAGTATCACAGGTTGATACTGATGCTATTGTATCACCCGCAAATTCATTCGGTGCTATGGATGGGGGTATTGATCTTGCGTATCTGAATGAATATGGCAAGGGACTGGCGGACAAGCTTCAGCAGAAAATAAAAGATGAATGCGAGTTTGAACAACTCCCGGTCGGAACCGCAGTATCGGTTGAAATTGATGGGTCCGCAGCATATCAGCCGCGATATTTGATTGCGGCACCAACAATGATAACCCCCCGCGCGATATCCGATGCGGACGTTATATGGCAAGCCACTGCCGCAGCATTGTTTGAAGCATGGAGACTAGGTGTGGGCAGTGTAGCCATTCCGGGCATGGGAACAGGCACGGGCGGCATATCCAAGACTGTTGCCGCAAACCGCATGATTAACGCAATTGCTTACTGGAAGAGGAAGACTGATGCCCAGTGGAACGGATGAAAAAATAAACACAATCGGCATTGTTCGCGATCTGAAAAAGCGCGATCATGCATTGTTTAATACAAGTCCGGATATTGTTGCCGACACCAAGCGTTTTGGTGAAGAATTACGAGAATTAGGGTTTGAGGTATTTTATATGCTATACCCAACGGGCGTGCATAAGAAAAAATCCATTGCGGCGGAAACGATCCGTATATTAGTTGACGAAAATGATATGACGGATGCGGAATTTATGCGGCAAGTAGTGGACAAAGATAAAATCTATTTGTATGTGTATTCTAAAAAACTTAGAAAGGTGAGGTTTGCAACATGAGAACGGATATTAATTGGGCGAATTTGGGATTTTTGACGGTGGTAGCTATAGCTGTCGGCATACTTTCCGTTGCCTTGTTTCCCACACCGATAAACATATTGTTTTCCGGTGCTGTTAGCGGAATCATTGGTTTCACAATGGCTAAATTAGGATATTATATATTTGAATCTAGGAATCATTAAATGAAAAATTTTGAAAAGAAAGAGCGAGTTGAGATTGCCCCTAATGGGGTATTCCAACTGTACGGCGATCCGCTGGAAAAAGAAACCGAAGACCAGATGGTTGCCTATGCGCAAATGGCAAAGAGCTTTATGAACAAGCCATTCCGTTCGCCGCTGGATATTGTTGGCAACATCGAATGGCATGAAGAATTTCCATACGAAGGATATTTGTTTGGTGAACTAGGCACATTAAAGCGGTCGAATCGAATCATTGACTTCGGATGCGGTCCGGGGCGCATGATCAAGCGGGTCAATAAGTTATTTGATTGGGTTGACGGAATCGATATTTCCGATTATGCTATTGAATGGTCAAAACAACAGCCGGAATTTGAGGGTAATGATTTCTATATTTCGTCCGGGTTGGATGTTGGCCGCGCACCGGAAAACAACTACAATATTGTTTTCTCAACAATTTCGATGCAGCACATTCCATCCAGACTTATTCGTCGCAACATCATGCGGGGCATGTTTAACCTTTTGGTTAAAGACGGCTGGATTACGTTGCAGATGGCATATCATCCGGACTATGAAGCGGGTAAATGGAGTCACGACACGGAGCACGCGACATACGAAGCGGATTTCCTAGGGGCGGCGGCCACAAATGGTCATGCGGATGTTGTTATCAACGAACCAGATTTACCATTGCTAAAACAGGATATCGAAGATATTGGTTTTTCGAACGTAGAGTTTACGCATGTCAACGTGGAAGAGCTATACGCAAATCTTAATGGTCAGAGCCATGCACCTTATTGGGCGCGGGATTGGCTCTTTATTCGCGGACAGAAAAAATAATAGGAGAATATGATGGATATTTTTACAATAGTAATTGTTGGACTTACAGTGTATCTTTTTCTTGACATGTTTAATAATGCGCGGAATAAAGTAAAAGAACCGGAAGTCAGAAAAGAACGAGTAGAAGAGCTATGGGAAACTATATGCGAACATACAACCGTAGTAAATGACAAACTGCGCGATATGCAGGAAGAAATTATTGCCTTGCGCAAAGAACTTGAAAAGAATGCCGATGAAAAAGTTTAGTATGAAAGATTTTAATGGTGGGTGGATTATCGGAGACTTTAGTCGATCCGTCCATCGCACAAAGGATTTTGAAGTCGGTCATAAGGCATTCAAGAAAGGTGAATATCATGCCCCGCACTATCATGCTATAGCGACGGAATATAATATAGTCACTAAAGGAAAGGTGAAGGTCAATGGAAAGAAAATCAAGAAGAGTGAAATGTTTATAATGTCACCCGGCGATGTTTTACATATCGATTTTCTGAAAGATACGGAAATCACTGTTGTTAAAATTCCGTCATTGCCATTCGACAAGTTCATGATAAAAGAAGATGATTATATTGGGGCGGAACATGAGTGACGAAGAACTTAGAACATGGCTGGTTATTCTTGTGGCTATAATCGTCGTCTTAATTGTTTTTATATAGGAGAATGAAATGAACCCACGCGATGAAGCAGCCCTTATTATAATATTATTCATAATATTTTGTATATTCTTTTTGTTTGCAATCTTCTCCGGACCATTAGCGGTATTTGGAGTTTGCTTGTTAGGAATTGTATTATTAATATTGGGATTCCCGGAACCGCTTATGAAAATTATACATGGAGACAAGAGAGATTAACATGAAAAAAGTGACGTATATTGACTGTGACAATTATGGTGCAGTATTTGTGAATGACGATATTTTTTATTATGACGATGAATATAATCTTGATTTTGAATGGGTATCAAAATTTATGATGGACCAAAAACCGGATGAAGTTATCTATAAGAATGTTGATCTTAACTGGCTTGAAAGTCTTTGGGATAATGGTAAAGATATTCATAATCTAAAACTATCGGAATGGAAATTTAAATAATGATAAATTTTACTAATGAAAAGACTATTAAGAGCGTAGTGCCGGAATGTGAGGTATGGATTTTAACATTCAACAGACCGGACGCATTGAATAGGCTTGTCGAAAATTTCGGCAAACAAGGAATGACGGTTAACATATTCAGCAATTATCCGGAACTAAATTTGCGTCCGGATTTACGCGAGCAATACGTCAACCAGCTTATTTTCAATACGCTAAATTCGAAGGAAAGCAGTTCTTGGTGCGCCAGATCATGGAATACAATCATGATGAAAGCGTTTGAAAACCCGAATGTGACTGAAGCAATTCTAATTCAAGATGATACGAATATTGGTCCCGACTTTGTTAGCTGGTTTAAGCTACAGAGAAGACATTATAGTTTTATTTGGGGACCGGCCGGTGACCAATTTCATTTTTTAAGAAAAAACATACTACAACAAACAGGATGGTGGGATGAGAGATATATTGGGTGTTATTGTGGAGACGCTGATTATGTTAAGCGTGTGTATTTTACTAGCAATACTAGCTATATTAGTGTTACCGATAGTCATAATTGGGGTTTCAATATTAATGACTGTGGACTTGCTAACCACGTCATCACCGAATACCAATCGAAGCTCATTGGGGGAAACTATGAAAATCAACATTGGCAATTCGAATCAATCGACAAAGAAAACCCAACCATACGCGCCAGCCAGCAACACTTCCGTGAAAAATGGGGAGTCGAACTGGACAATAATGAGCCAGTAATTAATTCATACGAACGAAAATTGAATGAAATTGATTGGTACCCATGGTTTAGCAAGAAACACGAAATAGAGACGCATAATGGAATCAAATAACTTTATGGATACATGGATGGATGAAGATAGAATATCCACGGCAAACTTGTTTGTTCGGCAAACAGTAACAATAGTTGGCGGGGCGGGACATATAGGTTTGCCCCTTAGCACTCTTATTGCCGATTCCGGACATATAGCAAACGTGTGGGATACCGACGACATAAAGATTCGTAAAATGTTTAAGAATGGATATCCATACAAAGAAAATGATGGCGGGGAAGTCGTAAATAAGTTCCATGAATTGTTACACCTACGACTTCTTTTCAATTCGGAAGATGCTTTTAGGAAGAGTAGTACAATTGTCGTTACTTTAGGAACACCAATTGATAGTGAATTGGATGTACCCGATACAAGTCAGCTAGAAAGTTTCATTGAACAAAATTTCTATACGCTATTGAACATAAAAATCAAACCGTTAATTATTTTGCGATCAACCCTATATCCGGGCGCAACTGAAATAATTGCAAAGATATTAGAGAGAAAATTGAAGTGGACCGAAGGTCGTCACTACAATCTTGTTTTTGCACCGGAGCGTATTGCCCAAAACAATGGCTTCAGGGAAATCAAAGAACTTCCCCAAATAGTTGGTTCGTTTAACGAAGAAGGGGCGAATCTTGCACGAACATTCTTCCACTCTATTGGAGTGGGGACTGTTCTAGATACGGGAGTGAGGGAAGCGGAATACGCTAAGCTGATGACAAACATGTATCGGTATGTCACGTTCGGACTGGCTAACGAGTTCTATAAGATGGGATTCGAGGATAGGGTTGATGTGCACAAGGCAATAGAAATAGCGAATTTTGACTATCCCCGAATGAATCTCCCAAAACCGGGAAGTAATGTTGGCGGTCCATGCCTATTTAAAGATGGTAAGTTCTTTTTATCCAACGATAACGGGGGAAGCATAATTAATTCCGCCCATTGGGTTAATCAGAGCATGCCAAACTGGATAATAAGTAAAATCGAATGGATGAATGAATTCATTCACAAACCCAATAATGTTTTAATTTTAGGTGAAGCGTTCAAAGCGGAATCGGATGATACTAGACATTCATTAACTCATAAGATGAAGCGTCTATGCGAACTTAAAGGATGGGGGGTTGATATTTACGATCCTTATACGAAGAATAATAAAGAACTATATTGGAAAACGTATAACGTAGTTATTGTCATGACTCCGCATGAGTTGTTCAATACGGATCAATATTGGAATAGTTTTAGTGATAATATACTTATTATCGATCCGTGGAAACATCTGGAAATATCAAAAGAGGATAATTACGGGATTTACATGTATAAATGAGTAAAGAAACAATATTAATAACAGGATCGGAAGGATCGCTAATGCAAGCGGTTCTTCCAAAATTAACAAATAAATATAATGTGGTCGGGGTTGATATGAAACTCGGATCAATGAAAAATAACGATGACAAGATGAAATATCTTAGCGGTATTGGGGATGGTTATCTATTCAAGAAGGGCGATTTAGCGAATGAAGACTTTGTGGCAGAGATTATTGCCGAGACCAGACCTAGGTATATTATACAGGCTGCTGCTAGGATTTACGGAGTTGGCGGTTTTAATGCTAATTGTGCTGATATCCTTGGCGATGATATTACGCTTCATCGTAACGTTCTGAAGTATGCTAAGGAATTTGGAACGGAACGGGTTGTATATATTAGTTCGTCCATGGTGTATGAGGGACTTGGGGATAATGATGGATGGCCCGTTAGGGAAGAACAGGTTGTCAACGACGGCAAACATTTTGTACCAAAAACAGATTATGGACTAAGCAAGCTTGTGGGGGAAAGACTGTCCAGAGCGTATTTCATGCAATACGGATTAAATTTCACGATCTGGCGACCATTCAATATCATAACCCCATTTGAATATGCGAGCAAAGAAGAGGTTGGAATCAGTCACGTATTCGCCGACTTCATTCGAATGATCGTGGAGAACGAAATGAATCCCATGCCTATTCTTGGGGATGGTAACCAAATCCGATGCTTTACATGGATAGACGACGTGGCGCAAGCCATCGCGGACCACTCTTTCCTTGACACAACGGAGAATAGCATGTATAATTTGGGTCGTCGCGAACCGGTGACGATGCGGGAGCTAGCAACGAAAATTCATAATCGGTACCAAAGAAAAATGGGTCTCAAGAAAACAACCCTTGACTTTCTCCCCGGAACGGGTTATGATAATGATGTGCTGGTGAGAGTTCCGAATGTTGACTTGGCGGAACACCTACTCGGATGGAGAGCGTCCGTCAGCGTAGACGAAGCAATTAATCGTTGTGTGGATCACTACATAATGAAAACAATTAAATGGTAAAATGGAGATAATCTTGATGAAATTGACTACATTAATCTTTGGCGGAATTTTGGCGGCTGCGGTCGCTGTTGCGCCAGTTCAAGCGAGGGAGCAAATTTCGATTGTTGGTTCCTCAACCGTATTCCCGTATACGCAAGCCGTTGCGGAAGAGTTCGTAAATCTGTATGGGTTTTCCGCTCCGGTCGTGGAAGCGACCGGAACGGGCGGTGGAATGAAGTTATTCTGCGCTGGCGTGGGTGAAAACACCCCGGATTTGACGGGCGCATCGCGGGCAATCAAAGACAGCGAGGCGGAACTTTGCGCTAAGAATGGCGTCGAGTATGCGGAAGTTCTTGTTGGATATGATGGAATTGTTATAGCGCAGTCTCTTAGTGGAGAGCCGATTGAATTATCCGTCACATCATTATTTGCTGCTCTTGCCTCCGATATTCCATCATTTCCCGATGGAAGCGAGATTGTGACAAATCCAACACAAAAATGGAATGATGTGTGGGATAAATATCCGGATACGAGAATTATTGTATACGGTCCTCCCCCAACATCAGGAACGCGGGATGCATTCGTGGAGTTGGCACTTGAAGTTGGATGTAATCGGTCCCTAGACTATCTTGGATATAGCATCGATGATGTTACTAACATTGCATCGCGAGTGTTGGATGAAGATGCGCATGAACAAATTTGTAAGCGCATGCGCACGGACGGTCCTTTTATTGAAGCCGGTGAAAACGATAATATTATCGTGCAGCGTTTGAATTCCGATCCGGAAGCTCTTGGTATCTTCGGTTACTCATTTCTGTTTGAGAATACGGATACGCTGCGCGGACTTAACGTGAATGGTGTAGCACCATCCCGCGAAACAATCGCGGATGGCTCTTATCCACTATCAAGACCGCTATATTTTTATGTGAAACTTAATCACATGGAAGCAATTCCCGGTCTTGCCGACTTTGTTGCCGAGTATGTATCCGAAGAAGCATTCGGTGATGATGGATACCTTACCGAACGTGGTCTTGTCCCGCTTCCAATTATCGAGCGTGACGATATCAGAGAAGAACTTGGATTATAAGATGAAAGAACATTTTTACGAAGGTCAAAAAAACGATTCAGTGGAGAGTTCCCCAACCGGCGCTCTTCGTTTCGTGGAAAATGCTGAAGGACGAAAAATCCTCCAGCAAGAATTCCGTTTAGTCAGAAAACGACATACGGAAAATAACACTACTTTCTTTGACACAATAACAGAATGGGTGGAAGTTCCGCTTGTGAGTGAATAAGACATATATAGTATATAGAGTAACATGCGTGCGTAGTGCTAGTGGTAACACGTCTGGCTTCCAACCAGAAATTGCAGGTTCGATTCCTGTCGCCCGCACCACTTTTTTAGGACTTTAATGGATAATTTTTATCGATACAGAGCCATTGTGACGAACGTATATGATGGCGACACAATAACCGTAAACATAGACCTTGGTTTTAGCATATGGATGTTTGATCAGAAGCTAAGATTATTCGGCATCGACACTCCGGAATTGCGCGGAGAAGAGAGGGAAGAAGGATTAGTAGTTCGGGACTATGTTCGCGAGAAAATACCGGTTGGCAGTGATATTATTATTGAAACTGTCAAGGATAAGACCGGCAAATACGGCAGATATTTGGCTACCGTATTCTACTACAATGCGTTATATGATGGATCAATTAATTTAAACGAAGAATTGCTAAAAAATAAAATGGCAAAGGTTTATGGGGATTAGTCTAATTGGAAAAACGGCGGACTCTGACTCCGCAATTCAGGGTTCGAGTCCCTGATCCCCATCCAATTTTTATACGAAAGAGACATTTATGACAAATGAAGAAAAGTTAACAGAAGGTTATCGTTTATGGAATAGTGGTGAAGTTGAAAGCAAACAGGCGGCGGCTGATAAAGTTGATGTACCCGTGAGCACGCTTAAGGATTACATTCATCGTAATTCGACAAAAGAAGAAGCATTAAAAGAAGCGGCGGATACTGCCGGTTTTGAAATAGATGATGTATCCTGTTATTGGTACAGGGGCGAAGATGTATCAGTTCTTGTTAAGAAACAAAATGGTGGCGAATCATATAAAGATATTCGCGATCAAACAATTGAAGAAATGAAATCATATGCTCCAACTTATACTAGACAACCGAATAGACCGGAAATTCATGATGGTTTGCTTGTGCTTAATCTTGCCGACATACATGTGGGTAAATTCGCCAACATGGACGAAGTGGGCTTCGACTATGATGTGGAGACCGCAGTCGAACAAACACGTATAGGAGTTGATACGCTTCTGGATAAAGCTAAGCTATTCGGCGTCGGACAGATCGAACTTGTCGTTGGCAACGATATTCTCCATTACGACACTCCCACAAAGACTACCACCAAGGGTACAAACTTGGCGATGCATAGCACGGGAACTAATTTTTCAATTTATCAAGCGGCAAAGCGGATGCTTATTGCCACTGTAGAACAACTGGCGCTTGTTGCTGATACTCACTTCACGTTTGTGGCGAGTAATCACGACTGGTTGTCCGGATACTATCTTGCCGACACGTTGGGTAGCTGGTTCCATAATCACCCTCACGTAACGGCCGGTGACTTGACACCCCGGCATAGAAAGTATATTGTGTATGGTAACAACCTGATAGGTCTAACCCATGGGGACGGCGCAAAAGAAAAGGACTTGCACTGGCTCATGGCGCACGAAGCCAAACAGGGTTGGGCCGCAACGGATTATCGGTATTGGTACCTTGGGCATCTTCACCACAAGATTCGTAAACTTCAGGGTGAAGGATCAAAACTGATAGAAAAGGATCGCATTGGCGTAACGGAAATAGTAACCGGTTACCCAATGGATATGGGGAAGAATGTACAAATTGAGTATCTTCGTTCCCCTTCACCGCCAGACGATTATCATTACAAACATGGTTTCGTCAATACGATGGGAATGGAAGCTTTTATCCATCATCCCGAACAGGGACAAACCGCTAGGTTCTCCCACCTATTTTAAGGATATATAATGACAGTAGCTAAAGACCAACTGCGTTCTTATGTGGAGCGAATCGAGAGACTTGACGAAGAGCGTCAGTCTTATGTTGACGACATTAAAGAAGTGTATGACGAAGCAAAATCAACCGGTTTCGATCCGAAGATTCTCCGTCAGGTTATTCGCCTGCGGAAGATTGATAAGGCCGAACGGGAAGAAAATGAAATGTTGCTTGATACATATCTTGTGGCACTAGGAATGGCACCGGAAACGGAATAATGAAAGTTTTATTTCTTGATGTTGATGGCGTGCTTAACACGTTTAACAACATATCAATTTATGCGTTATCAAACCCGCTCGTAAGCAATCTGGATAAGGTTGTTAAAGAAACGGGATGCGAAATCGTGTTGTCATCAACATGGAGAAAATTCGAAGATCATTTGTTCACGTTAAACCGCAAGTTGGGATATTATGGAATTACTATTTTTAGTCATACAAATCAGCTTGGCGGAAAGCGGGGGGAAGAGATTCAAGAATGGCTGGATCACCATCCGGAAGTGATGCAATACGCTATCGTGGATGACGATTCGGACATGCTGGATCACCAGCTTCCGAATTTTTTTCAGACTGATCCGCATTACGGGTTGACAGAGACAATAAAATATCGTATAATACACCATCTTAATAAAGGAGACGCGAGTGAGTGAGAGTGAGTTTTTACGCGAGGAATGGAAGCAGCGCGCGTATGATGGAAAATGGATGCGGCTGGTCCAAGTTAAGGACCATGATAGCGCATACACGTATAAGAAAGGCGAGTCTACCGAAACTATTACTCCGCGTATGTGGGTTATAGCTGGCGTTTATGATTACCTTATAACAATGGAAGCATAACCAATGGAAATAATTATAATCATATCAATCGCGGCAATCCTTATTGTCCTTATATTTGGGGCATATAAAGGTTGGAAAAGGATGACGGAAGAAGCTCCACCGGAGTTTCCGGATCATCGTTTTCAGGTAGAGCAAGATTCGGTGTCGGAACTTGCCCCAACGCAAGAAGAAATTGATGAAGTGGTGAATGACCACGCAAACACATATTACGAAGTAGTATCTGATAAGGGCGAAATAGTCACCTTTATCGTTAGAGAGGAAGAGAATGAAAATAACGAAGCTAACCAACGAAGTTAAACTAATGCGCCTGAATATGGGCGAAGAATTTTTATCAAGAGTAACTACATACGAAGAAGATGGTGAGACATATTTAAAGCTTACTAAGCCAATGAAATTCGCATTGGTACCAACCCAAAACAAGGATGGATCAAAGGGCGAACCCCAATTGACGCTTGTTCCGTGGCTACTGCACGCGGATGGAACGGATTTTGAGCTTAACGCAAATAGATTTGTATTTTGCGTAAATCCCCAAAAGGAATTGGTCCAAGATTATAATAGATCAACAGCCCATTATTACAGCGGCATCACAATGCCACCATCAAATCAAAATGCACCAATGAGCGCTATTAAACAGCCATCAATTGAAACCCCAAAACTAACCATTCAATAAAAAGGATTTTAAATGGAATATTACACTAACGTTCAAGTGTATGGTTCCAGAATTCTCTATCGTGGTATAAAAAACGGGAAACGCTTCAGAAGACGGGTTACCTACAATCCTTCATTATTCATGCCATCCAAGGATGGGGAATATCAGGATATCCATGGTAACCCGCTTCGCATTGTGAAGAAGGGCAGTCCAAAGGATTGCCGTAAGTTTGCCGACGAAGTTAAAAATACTCAAGGTTCTAATCTATTCGGAATGTCCCGATATGAATATCAGTTCATCGGGGATCATAGCGAAGATCATATTGATTGGAACATTGACGATATCTCAATCATGTACATCGATATCGAGGTTGCATCCGAAGGCGGTTTTGCATCCCCGGAAAAACCTACTCAGGAAATTGTTACAATTTCTCTGAAGGTGGATAGTCATGTTCTTGTGTTGGGAATGAAAGACTTCGAGACTGATAGGGATGATGTAACATACATAAAATGCACTAACGAAGCCGAACTTCTTAGCATATTCATGCGTGTATGGACGACGGAGTATCCGGATGTTGTGACGGGCTGGTATATCAAGCAGTTCGACATGCCGTACCTTATCCGTCGCATCGCCAGAGTTTTGGGTGACGACATATCACAACAGATATCACCATGGAAGCGCATCTATGAGCGCGAATGGATGGAAATGGGTCAAAGACAGACGGCGTTCGTAATCCAAGGCGTAGCGCAGCTAGACTATATTGATCTATACAAAAAGTTTACGCTGCAAGGAAAATCACAGGAGAATTATAGACTTGATAATATCGCCAACGTCGAACTTGGCGAAAGAAAGATTGATTACACGGAATACAAGAGCCTTGACGGGTTATATAACAACAACTATCAACTGTTCGTGGAATATAACATTCACGACGTTGAACTTGTTGAAATGTTTGAGGACAAGCTTAAGTTAATTGAGCTTGCCTTAACACTAGCGTATGACGCAAAGGTTAATTATGAAGATGTTTTCATGCAGGTGCGCATGTGGACGGTTCTAGTATATAACAAGTTAATGGAACGCAATATTGTTATTCCATACGAGGTTCATAATAACAAAATCCCGTATATCGGGGCATACGTTAAAGAACCAGTGGCTGGAATGTATGATTGGGTTGCAAGCTTTGATTTGACTAGTCTATATCCGCATCTTATCATGCAGTACAACATATCCCCCGATACTTTCATCGAACCGAGAGACTATCCGGATGAACTAGCGGAAGCATTGGGTAAAAGTAGAGTTTCCATCGAATCACTTCTTCGCGAAGAACCTAAGTTAACACCCCTTCTGAAGAAATATAATGTAACAATGACCCCGAACAAGCAGCTATTCCGAACGGATATCAGAGGCTTCTTGGCTGAAATGATGGAAGAAATGTTTGCCGACAGAAAACGTTATAAAGGATTGATGCTTGATGCGGCAAAGAAATTGCAAACGGAAACTGATCCGGAAGAAAAGAAGAAACTTGAAAAACTGAAGGCAAGGTATAACAACCTACAGTCTTCCAAGAAGGTTTGCCTCAACTCCGCATATGGAGCTTTGGGTAACGAGTTCTTCATCTACTTTGATGTGCGACAGGCGGAAGGTATTACGAGTGCCGGTCAGCTATCAATTCGTTGGATTGGTGACCGCATAAATATCTTCATGAACAAGCTATGCAAGACCGAAAGTGAAGATTACATAATCGCTTCGGATACGGATAGCATATATCTTCGCATGGATAAGTTAATTGAAATGCGCGGCATGGAAACGAGTATTGAAGATAATATTCGCGTCATGGATGACATGTGTGAGAAAATCTTGCAGCCGTTCATCGAGAGAACTTATCAAAAGCTTGCGGATTACATGAATGCGTATGATCAGAAGATGTTCATGAAAAGGGAAGTTCTTGCCAACCGTGGTTTGTGGACCAGAAAGAAGAGATACATTCTTAACGTCTATAACTCGGAAGGTGTCCAATATAAAGAACCGGAAATAAAAATCTCCGGTCTTGAAGCGGTCCGTTCAAGTACGCCAACTGTATGTAGAACGAAGATTAAAGAAGCGATCAAGATCATCATGCAAGAAGATGAACGGTCCCTTCAAAGGTTCATTAAGAAATTCAGAAATGAATATGAGAATGTGCCGCTTGAAGATATTGCTTCCCCCCGTTCCGTAAACAACATTTATGCGGTTCGTCCTCCCGGTGTTGGGTTGCCGATCCAAGTTAGTGGGGCAAAGGCTTATAATAAAATTCTGGAAAAGGAAAAACTTGAGAAGAAATATGAGCCAATTAGGGACGGGGAAAAGATTAAATTTGTATACTTAAAGAAACCAAATCCGTATTACTCGCATGTTATGGCTTTTCCAAATTTTCTTCCGGAAGAGATAGAAGATGTTAAAGATTGGGTGGATTATAAGTATCAGTTTAGAAAAACATTCCTAACGCCACTCCAAAGCATAACAAACGTGATAGGATGGCACATCAAGAAAAAGAAAACTTTGAAAGGTATTATTGATAATGCATCGTAGCACAAGAAAAGAAGTATACCAAGTCATAGATACCGAACGGGAGTATCAAAACGTGACTTGGGAAAATAATGGAGTCCCCAACGAGCTAAGTCTCGGGGACTTCATCCTCTTGCTGGAAATCTATGTTCAAAAGACTAGAGAACAGTGGGCAAAGGAAGGCGAACCGAGAATTAACACGCTTGAAGTTTTAAGAAAGGTCGCCGGAATATCAGTACATGCCATGGAACAGCATGGCGCAATCGAACGACAACAATTTTTTCAATAAGGAGAATAAAAATGATGAAGAATTTCTTCTCACGACATACCCAACCGCAAAACACATACGAACAAGGCTATAATGACGGACGGTACGGTGGATGGATGAATCCGCCAGTCTCGTTCTTTGGATTGGTGGACGATCAATACATGAAAGGTTTCTATCGTGGGAAAAACCGAAGATACCACACTGGAATATAAGAAAATCTTGCTTTCCAAGTTAGAGGAAATTAAAAAGGGTCTTAATATAAATTGTAAATGTCAAAAATAACAATTGCCGATGGATATGATTGGATGGGTATCTATGTTGATGATAAGCTGATTGCGGAAGATCATTCGTTTAATTTAATCACGGGATTGGAAATATGTCATCAATATAAAGTCGATGATTTCGAGGTAAAATCAATTGATGAAGATTGGCTTATGAACGCGCAAACATATCCAAATAATATTTCGGAAGTGAAGTGGAAATAGATTATGCCAAGATTTGGACCGAAAAAAAGAGAATGCCAGTCATGCAGAAACTGGAATATAGATGAGCGGAGAGGGGAAGGGGCGGAGTGTCGGGCATTCCCCCCTTTCTTGACTGAATATTCTGATATTGGGATATGGCCTATAACACATAAAATAATTGGTGTGGAAGATTTACGGAGCATGAACCATGGCCGGGATAACACAAGTGGGACGCCTTATTGGGGCACATCAAAAAGGTAGGGTGGATAAGGATTTCTACCCTACCCCCGCATACGTAACAGAAGCCCTTGATGGAACGGGAGAAATTTATCGGTAAGATATGGGAACCGGCGTGCGGTGCCGGAAATATTAGCGAAATTCTTAAAAGTCGTGGCTATGAAGTCAGATCAACGGATTTGTATGATCATGGCTACGGTGAGACCGGAATCGATTTTATGGAAGCGTATCAGGGAATAAATACCTTGACAGAGGAGACCGACTATGCTAATATAGTCACAAATCCGCCATTCAGCTTCAATGACAAGAAGAAAGTTGAAGATTTTGTAGAGCACGCACTTGAGGTTGCGAGCCGCAAAGTGGCAATATTCGCTAAACTAGCATTTTTGGAAGGTAAGGCCAGAAGGGAACGATTATTCAATAGAAAAATGCTTAAAAATATTTACGTATTCTCCAACCGGGTGACCTTTAATGGAAAGTCGGGGGGGGGGGAATGATGGCATTCGATTGGTTTGTCCTTAATAAGGCCCACCATGGGGATGCTACTTTACAATGGATTTGATGACAACTTTGTGATGTTTTCTAAAAACAACAGACCAAGATGCAGAGCACACGGTCAACAAAACAGGAAAACAAAAACAAATGGACTTATTTAAAACACTAATAGACGAAACTAAAAATGATTTTGCTACACTTATGTCGGAAGGTGAAGAAACAAATGTCAATCGATATATCGATACTGGAAGCTATTCGTTCAACGCGTTATTATCGGGTAGTCTCTTCGGAGGATTGGCAGGAAATAGAGTCACTGCGCTTGCCGGTGAAGAGTCTACGGGAAAAACATTCTATGCCCTAGGCATATGCGATAGTTTCTTGGAAACTCATCCGACCGGAATGATATTTTTCTTTGAGTCGGAACATGCGGTGGACAAAGACTTGTTGGAAGCAAGGGGGGTTGATACTGATAGATTTGTGCTTGTCCCCATCGAAACAATTCAGCAATTCAGAACGCAAGCACTAAACGTCATAGACAAATATCTTGAACAACCCAAAGAAGTGCGGGATGCGAATCCTATCTTGTTTGTGTTGGATTCGCTTGGGGGTCTATCAACCAACAAGGAAATCGAAGATATTAAGAAAGGCGAAGATAAGCGGGATATGACTCGCGCCCAACTAATTCGGGGTTGCTTCAGGGCAATCACATTACGACTTGGACGGGCCGGAATACCGCTGATTATGACCAATCACGTATACAACGTCATAGGATCATACGTGCCTATGAAAGAAATGGGTGGTGGTGCGGGACTGAAATACGCCGCGTCAACGATTATTTTCCTCTCCAAGAAGAAAGAAAAGGTTGACAACGACGTGGTTGGTGTTATAATTACTGCCAACCTCAACAAGAGCCGTCTCACTATCGAGAATAAAAAGGTTGAAACCCTTCTTAATTACAAGTCCGGATTAAACCGATATTACGGATTGGTTGAGTTGGCACTTAAATTCGGTGTATGGGAAAAAATGTCTACCCGAATTGTGTTAAAAGATGGAACTAAGGTATACGAAAAAACCATCAACGCAAATCCCGAAAAGTATTTCACCGAAGTTATACTTAACGAAATTGATAAAGCCTGCAAACAGGAATTCCTTTACGGGGAAACCAATTTTGCGGATATTGAACTTCCAGTGAAGGAGAAGAAATAATGGAAGAAGAAGAGACGAATACAACTTTCTTCGGAAGAAGAAAAACTGATGAAGAATATAATAAAGAAGAAGCCGAGTTTAAGCGTATGGCTATCTTCCGCGAACGATTTGATATATTTCACGATTTAGTGAAGTACCGATCACCCATTCTTCCGACTGAATGTGCCGAATTAGCAGTTCAGATTTGGAACAAGCTGAATGAGTAGAATCTTTGTCGAAGACGAAGATTATTCCATCATGGAAGCGGAGGGGGGTCTACCCTCTCCGTTTCGTCTTCTGACCGGAAATTATGCCGGTACAATTTTTATGTTTGGTCGCGTTCAAATTATTGAACAAGCCCCGCCCGAACCACCAATCCTTAAATTTTCTTATCAAGTCTTAGAGTCGCCGGATAATATCTCGAAAGAGAGACTTGATTCCGATGCTAATTTTAAGAATTATATTGGAGATTTGTTAGCCCATATTATAGAAGAGGCATATTTAAAGCATGAGACTAGAGAATCTGATTCTACGCAATCTGATAAACAACAATGAATTTTGTAAACGCGCTTTACCTTTTATAAAAGAAGATTATTTTTCAGTCAGGGAAGATCAATTAATTTTCACGCTGATTCGAAAATTTATTGCCAAATACCGAATACTCCCGACAATTGATTCGCTATTAGTAGAGGCGAATGCAGCGTCCGGTCTCAAAGAGGCGGAATTGAAGCGGATTAACGAGGATTTGGAGAGCTACCGGGAGAAATTCGAAGAGGATCAAAAAAATCTCGATTGGATGCTTGACACGACGGAGGAATGGTGTCAGGATAAGGCCATATTCAACGCGATGACCGAATCAATCGAGATTGCCAACGGGGAAGATAGCAAAAAAGACAAAGGGGCAATTCCGAAGCTGTTATCCGATGCGCTGGCAGTGTCATTTGACAATACGGTCGGACACGACTATCTGATGGACGGCGAAGCCAGATATGATTTTATGCATCGCGTCGAAGAGAAGATGGAGTTCGATTTAACTTACTTCAACTACATCACTCGTAACGGTGTATCGAGAAAGACACTAAACGTTATTCTTGCCGGTACTGGCATCGGTAAGACATTGATGAAATGCCATCTTGCGGCAATGTATCTTCTGCAAGGGCTTAATGTTCTCTACATTACGCTTGAAATGTCGGAAGAAAAGATTGCCGAAAGAATTGACGCAAATCTAATGGATTTGGAGATTAACGATGTTAATAGCCTACCGAAAGATTTGTATGTCAACAAAGTACAACGACTAAAGAGTAAAACTAGCGGACAGCTTATAGTCAAAGAGTATCCGACTTCGCAAGCAAACGTGATGCACTTCCAATCATTGCTTAATGATTTGCGAATCAAGAAAAACTTCGTACCGGATGTGATCTTTATCGACTATATCAACATCTGCTCATCAGCAAGGTTTAAACCCGGTATGGCAAATTCATATGAACTAGTAAAAGCAATAGCGGAAGAGCTTCGAGGTCTTGCGGTTGAAGGCAATGTAGTAATGTGGACTTCAACACAAACTAATCGGGCCGGATTCACTTCATCCGATGTTGGACTTGCGGATACGGCGGAATCCTTCGGATTACCGGCAACGGCCGACTTCATGTTTACGGTTATGTCAAACGAGAATTTGGAGCGGGAAGGAATATATTTGATAAAGCAACTCAAGAATAGATATTCGGAAATAACCGAAAGAAACAGAAGATTCTATATTGGAGTTAATAAGGCAAAGATGAAACTGTATGATGCGGAGAAAGAAGCATTTGATGATCTACCAACAACGGCAATTCCGCAAATGGCGGAAGATGCTATTAAACGATTTGCCAGAATGAAATCATGATGTACAAATTCAACCAGAATGGGAAAGATATCTTCGAAATATTCGAAACCGCGACGGAACAAATTATTTTGTCCGGTGGAAAAGAAGTTCGGGAAATTTATCGGGGATTAAAGAACAATGCTAATGGTTTCCGTGGATGGACACCCGCATTTTTTGTAGCTTCAATCAAGAAAGGAAAATGATCATGGACCCGGAATATGAAGACGCAACGCATATCGCAAATCATGTTATCATAGCATTAATGAGCATGTTCGCCGGAATAGGATTGAATTGCCTGTTTATGACATTGCATGGATAAGGGGGGTTGACATCATGAGCAATTACGACTATAGTGCATTCTATGAAAGCGAACACTGCGATCAACTGGCATGGAGCCAAGGACGGCTTGCATTCTTTGATTCGGCCATCCTTGGGCGGAACGACGTAAAACGTAATCCATATCTTCCAAGGGATCAATGGTTTTCGTATGTTTCTTGGGTTCGCGGATATGAGTTTTCGGAGTTGATTGCTACAAATAAATGAAATAGAAAAGATGGATAAGAAAACTGGAGACTTTATTTTTAAGACTGTTAGTGAAATTCTGGAATTGTTGATACAGACAATTCTTGAAGACAAGAGACAAAATGCTAGACTGACGGATATTGAGCAGCGTCTGTTGAAACTGGAATCAAAACCGCAGCCATATCATCGAGGCTCGCATGACGAGTGGACAAATAACGGTCTGTGGGAAGCAGCAAAAGATGAACGCGAGAAAAGAGAAGCTGAAATGGAAACAAACAAAAGTTATGGGGAAAATGAATTGGGAATCGATCCACCCAGAGGGTATTTTGGGACAAACAAAAGTTACGGGGAAAGTGATTCGGCCAAAAGGTATTGGGCACGCAAACGAACCTGTTGATCATGACGGTAATGATGGATAGGGGAAGTTTTTTTGTCCCCACGGCAATTTTGGGCTTGACAAGCGTATAGATATAGGTTATGATGCGTAACAGTTGATCGAAATCGCTTCCTGCGGGGGTCAAAGTAGACAACTCCTGTTCAATGACTTACCCTTTAGCCTCCTTTCCGGTAAGCGTGAATAGAGCGGATGGAAATATAATTATTTCGCGATCCGCATATAATTACCTTTACGTTACAAAAAAACAATCGGATGATAACATTTAGATTATTGAGTGACATATATAGTAGAGCATTAACTAGTGTCCCTTCGCCAAGTGGACTAAGGCATCGGTCTTTGAAACCGACATTCATGAGTTCGAATCTCATAGGGACTACCAACCATTAAGGAACGTTGGATGTTTACAACTCTACTAATAGGAGCAGTTCTTGGTGCATGTGGACAAGGACTTAGAGTTTTGGTAGGATTGAAGAAGTCTCTTGAGAGACGCGATCCAATTCGATGGACATTAATTTTTGTCAGTCTTTTGATTGGCGCAGCGGCGGGTGCAATTGCAGCAGTAACATTAGGCGTAACGGCCTTGACAGCAACCGCAATAACTGCTATAGTCACTGCCGGATATGCGGGAACCGACTTTATCGAAGGTTTCGCTAAAAAGTCTACAAAGTAAATCTGGCCTAGCAAGATATCATATTAGGGTAGATTTGGTTGGGGAAATTGCAAACGTAGCTCAATGGATAGAGCGTCAGGTTTCTAGCCTGAAGGTTGCCGGTTCGATTCCGGTCGTTTGGGGATATCCTTTTCTCCAACTTTAATTCAACGGGGTATAGCTCAGTCTGGTCAGAGCGCACGGTTTGGGACCGTGAAGCCGAAGGTTCGAATCCTTCTCCCCCGACCATTCAATGGGTGGTGCAAGTAAGGGCAATCTGGTGAAGCCGCGCGGCTGTAAACCGCGTCCCTATGTGGCATGAGGTTCGATTCCGTCCACCACCCACATTGAAATCTCCGGATGTCTAAATAGTAGTAGAGATACCTAATTTAGCTCCGGAGATTTCCTAACTTGTTCTACACTGTCTATAAAATAACTAACAACATTAATGGCAAATATTATATTGGTAAACATCAAACCAAAGACCTTGATGATGGATACATGGGATCAGGTAAACTAGTTCGTTATGCCATAGATAAATATGGTATCGAAAATTTCACCAAAGAAATCCTTTATATATTTAACACAGAAGAAGAAATGAATACCAAAGAAGCCGAATTAGTTGTTGTTTCGGAAGAAACATACAATTTATGCGAAGGTGGAAAAGGTGGATTTGGGTATATAAACACATTGGAGAGAAATGGTATATGGATTGCTAAGAGACCAGAACCAGCAAATAAATCTCTTTGGAAATCAAATATATCCAAAACAAAAAAAATAGAATATGAAAAAGGTGATAATCCATTACAAAAATTAACATACATGCAGAATATGAAAAGAATTAGAAATTCTGCAAAGGGACATGTCGGCAATAAACGATCTGAATTAACTAAAATAAGAATGAGTGAATCCAATAAAGGTTCAAAAAATTCACAATTTGGAACTTGTTGGATAACAAATGGAAATGAAGTCAAGAAAATTCCCCTAGAGGCACTTGACAGCCACCTAGAAATGGGTTATCGTAGGGGACGAAAATAAGAGCTTCGAGTTGCATACTGATACGATGGTATGCATGTTAAGGTGAAAAGCACTAGGTTTCGCGTCACCCTTCCAGCATGTTGTTGCGAGCCTATAATTGATGGGGACTGATCGTCCATCCTCGAATAGAAAGATTGGAAATATGCATAAAACGATTAACATAGAAGTCGGTGCGAACAGTGGTTCACACACAAAAAATCTCGCAGGTGAAAATGTTGATATGTTGTATGCATTTGAACCAAATCCAGAATTATACTTTAATCTAACTCAAGCATACAAAGGTAATGATAAGATTTGTATTCTGCCGTTCGCGGTAAGCGATAAAGATTCAATGGATTGGTTTAACATATCGAGGGTTGGCGACAAAGGAACAAGTTCACTATATAATTACCACGAAAATCTTGGTAATACGCCGGCCGGTAATCATGAAGTATTTACCACACCGTGGGATTATAGAATATTGGTTCCCGTGATAAGAATTGAAACTTTCTTAAATACTTTTGCAAATACCGATTACGTAAAGATAAACTATATACATATTGATGCGCAAGGATCGGATTTGAATGTATTAAAGGGAATTGGAAAATATTGGGATGTTCTTAAAGAAGGTGTATGCGAGGCAACGTTGGATATTCCCCTTTACCAAGACGCGAATAATCAACAGGATGATATTCTAGAATTTCTTGGTAATAAAAATGTTAAGACCGAACTACTAAGACCGCACCAGAATAGAACGGAAATAGATATTCGATTTTGGATAGATTAAGATGAATATATATAAAACTATTGATGATGTTCCGATAGTGACATATGCGGTAGTTGCTCACAATCATCCCGATATTGATCTTATACTAAAAGCTTATAAGATTAAGGGGCATGGAATTGGAGTTGATTATCAAATGGATTTTTATAAGGCTACGTAATTCAACTGGACAGAAATTCAGCCTTCGAAGCTGAAAGTTGAGGGTTCGAATCCTTCCGTAGTCACCAAAATTTAAGGAGTTATTATGGACTATAAGTGTGTAAATGGGCATGATGCCTGTGATCAAATGTATCCGGGACCGGAGTGTCCCTATTGCGAAAAAAAGGATTTAATGTTGTTTAAACTTGGTAAAATTTACGTAGACGGTCAATATGTTGCATTTGTGGATGTTAATGGCTATAATTGTGCACTTCGGCGTGACGAAGTTGCTCATATAGTCTGGCGTCCCGGTCTAAAAACGTCATTGTATGTTGACGGTGATAAAGAGAAAGATATCATTGAAGTGCATACAAAACAAAATAAGTTTCTGTTAACCGAAGCGGATGGCGATGAGTTCGTTTCTTTAGTGGAACGTATTAGATAATTTATTAGTTGAAACAAAATGGGCGACTAGTGCTAACGGGAACACGCCGCGCTTGCAACGCGGAGTTCGGGGTTCGATTCCCCGGTTGTCCACCAAACTTTTGAGGATAAAGACAATGAATAAAATTGAAAAGCTTGAAGATAAGATTTGGGAATTTGAAGAAAAAATATGTGACGCCGAAGGTGTCGTTTTTGAATATGGCGATCTTAAAGATGCCCATCATAAACAATGGGTAATAGATCAAATGATTCGGAAAATGATTCCCGATTATGAAGATTTTTTACGTCGATATAATACGTATGGACATGTATGGGATGCGGGAATTGAGCCACCAAACATAAACTTAGAGGATTGATTATGGAAGATAAAGAAAAAGTCTCAAAAGCTTTGGACTTGATATGGCAATCCGGTGGTACTGATGGCGGTCATCACAAGCAATGGGTTATTGATCAACTAGTTAGAATTTTATCGGATGATTATGATCAATGGGTGAAAGATTATCAGGGTGAATATGATGAAGAAGACGAATGCTATGAATACGAGTGGGAAACGGGAATTGCGCCATGACAATTATTGCTAACGATAGACCCGAAGCGTTTACGATGACAAGGGGAAACGATGAATCCGGCGTAAGCGGAACGGGGGCAGTCCTCGAAGGCGTTATTTTCAGCGATGGTACTGTAGCGGCGCGATGGCTGACGGAGACGGCTTCATCAACTTTTTACGATTCGATACCTGACTTCATCAAAATTCACATATATAGTCACCCTAGCAATAAAACGCGACTGATTTTTCAGTCAAAATCGTGGGACCAAGACTATATGCATAAATTGGTTGACAAACATGCGCCGATAAAGCATAAAGGGTGATGCACGCGACTCGTAATCGCGGGAACGGGATTCAAGCTCTCGTATCGGCACCAATATAAAGGATGAAATATAATGAAACTTTTTCAACGTGGAACAATACAGTCACTCAATTCGTCTCTTGCTTTTGTAGACGCTTATGGATATAAGTGTGTGATTCGGGAAGATCAAATAAAAGGCTTAAGATTTATTCCGGAAAGCCGAACCAATCATATGGATACGGAACTAAAGGGAAGAAATTTAGTCGAATTATCTACCGAAGTTGGAATATTTTGGATTCCAATGTTTGAAGATGAATTTCTTTCCGTGTGTGCATACGGAAGTGATTTCGAAAAGGAATATGGGAAACCATTTGGACAACGCTAAACGATGACTTAATAGAATAAATGCCGCGTTAGCTCAGTCAGGCCAGAGCATCTGTTTTGTAATCAGAGGGTCGGGGGTTCAAATCCTCTACGCGGCTCCAAATTGTATAGGATAATATATGACACAACAACATCCATTATTAAATAGAACTAGTCCAAAAGGTGAAGATTTTATTGGAACATGCGCTGCATGTGGAAAGACAGGACTGCGGATTTTCAATATGAATGAGGAATGTGATAATCAGAGAGAAATGAATTTTGAACAAGCTTTAATTGAAGCCATTGAAATTAAAGCCGACGAAGCATAAGTGGCTGATGCGGTCGCTTGGTAGGCGACAGAAAATGGTTCAATTCCATTCGTTGGCTCCAAAGGAGTAATAAATGTTAAACCAATTAAAAATTGTCGTTATTGGAGCGATAACAGTTTTAGCACTGGCATTTATTACTGGATTAATTAATTCAGCTTTGCCGGAAATTGTTGATGTTGGAATGGCAACTGGAGAATTTTTAAGGAATATTTTTGGATTTTGATATGAAAAATAAAAATATGGTTGACGGCGAGGTTATCTTGCGCTATATAGAGATTGTGAAGACGACAGGAACATTGCTTCCGACTGATGTTGCGCTTGAAGAGATAACTCACAAGATCAGGGAAGAAATAGGGTTTAACGAATTCCCCGAACGGCAACACCGGGTCAGGTAATTGATCATCCCTCCGGTCCCGTTCCTTTGAAACTAGACTATTCTAGACACCAGTCTAGGGCATTGTAAAATATGGGGAATACTAATTAATGGTGTGGTGTCAGAGCGGCTATGTGGTGGACTGCAACTCCACCTACGGGGGTTCGAATCCTCTCCACACCTCCCTTGAGAGTCCTGTTTGTATAAATAGTTCTATATGGACTAACAAACGGGACTCTCCTAATGAGACAAAAATACTATGCAGTTTACAAAACCACCAATTCACTTAATGATAAGATATACATAGGTATTCATGAAACCTATGACTTGGATGATGACTATCTTGGTTCTGGAAAACACCTAAAGAATGCAGTCAATAAATATGGACCTGAAAATTTCAAGAGAGAATGGTTATACATTTTCGACAACAAAGACGATCAATTAGCTAAAGAAAAAGAATTGGTTACAGAAGAATTCTGTGATAGAAAAGATACATATAACATATGTGAAGGTGGATTCGGTGGTGGATGGCATTATATAAATCGAACTAGGAGCGATAATGAAAAATCTAGAATTGGAAAATTAGGTGCTATTGCTCTCAATGAATTGTTTAATAATGGTATGTTAAAAAAACATGCTTCAATGCAAGGCAAAAAACATTCAGATAAAACAATCTCAAAATTACGAGAGAAACAATCCGGATCAAATAATGGAATGTATGGAAAAAATCATTCAAAAATATCAAAACAGAAAATGAGTGAATCCAATAAAGGTTCTAAAAATTCCCAATTTGGTACTTGCTGGATAACAAACGGAAATGAAATCAAAAAAATTCCCCTAGAGGCTCTTGACAGCCACCTAGAAATGGGCTATATAAGGGGACGAAAATTGAATTAAAATTTGCGTAGTATGGCATAGTGCCGTGAAGGGACTGATATTCTCCGATCCAAAGTGATGCAAATTCACTACTACGCACCAGAATGAGATATAATGCCCGAATCCCCGTGCTGGTCAAGACATTATATCAATAGTCCGGTGGACCTTGCCTGTAAGGGCGCGGCTTTCATCCGCTTAATAGTTAGACGACTGAACGGTGTCGACAAACCCGGAAGGGGGGGGTGGAATTCCCCTCACTAAATTATTAAAGCCTCCGTGGGCAAATGGTAAAGTCACTAGTTTTTATTATGTTGAAATCTCCATTTCACTAAATAATATTGCGTTTACAGGAGATTTAAATGAAACGATACACTAACGAAGATTTGGAAATAGCCGTAAAACAATCAAAATCAATTTCTAATGTTTTACGATTGTTGGGAATTAAATTGGCGGGTGGTAGTCACACCCATATTAAAAATAGAATATTAGATGCTGGAATAGATATGTCGCATTTTACTGGACAGGGATATTTGAAAGATAAACCATCTTCTCGTCGTAAAAAACCCGAAGAAATTCTAATTAAACACGAGAAAAAACAATATAGAACTAAAGCAATTCAATTAAAGAGAGCTTTATTAGAAGTTGGTGTAAATTATAAATGTGTTAAGTGTGGATGCGGTGAAACATGGAATGGTGCGGATATAACACTTCATGTTGATCATATTGATGGCAATTCATTAAATGAAGAACAAGAAAATTTAAGATTTCTTTGCCCTAATTGTCATTCACAAACTTCTAATTTCGGAAGAAAGCGTCGGTAGTCCAATCGGTAGGAGACATCAGTTTTAGGAACTGAACAGTGTGGGTTCGAATCCCTCCCGACGCACCAAAAAAAACGGAACTAGGTTTTTGTAGGTTCGAATCCTACCGGGGGCACCAACACTTAAAGGATGATATAATGTATACTACCGCTGATATAAAAGAATTGGTTAAAGATAGAAAAGTTTTCTTCGATTTTTATCGGGACCACGAACTTTGGTATCGAGTGGAAGGCACTAACTTCAAGTTTCCGGTATCTATTGAAGAGGCGGAAGGTGGAAATTTTAATGGTATAGACAAGGCAATTCTGTATATGAGATATATCAGAAAACACCTTAAATCGATTGAGGAAGGATTTAATGATGGCAATCAAGGTTGATAGAAACCGTCAACAATTTTATAAGTTTGGCGAATTAAATCATTATGAATTCGAATCAATTCGAATTGAAGACGCTATTGAAAAGTTGCAAGAAGTTCAAGATGATGCAAATAAAAATGGCGCTCTTCCGGATACGATTACGTTAAACATTGAAACCGATTATCTTGACGCTTATAATGAAAGTCCTACCATAAAAATGACTTATTACTATAAACGGATGGAAACGGATGAAGAATTGGATAGTCGTATAAAATATGAAGAGAGTATAGTTCAAAAAGAAAAGGACAAAAAGGCTCTTCGAAGAAAAGAAAAGAAGGAAAAAGAGATTGCCGAATTGAATAGATTGTTCAATAAGTATGGGCATAAGGTAATCGAAGATTAATGCCAGTGTAGTTCAACGGTCAGAACGCCGGTTTGTGGAACCGGATATATAGGTTCGATTCCTTTCACTGGTACATTGAAATCTCCGGATGTCTAAATAGTAGTAGAGATACCTAATTTAGCTCCGGAGATTTCCTAACTTGTTCTACACTGTCTATAAAATAACTAACAATGTCAACGACAAATATTACATAGGTAAGCATCAGACCAAAGACCTTGATGATGGATACATGGGTTCCGGTAAACTGATTCAAAGAGCTATCCAGAAATATGGTATCGAAAATTTTACCAAAGAGATACTTCATGTATTTGATACAGAAGAAGAAATGAATTTGAAAGAAGCTGAATTAGTTATTGTATCGGAAGAAACATACAATTTATGTGAAGGTGGTAAAGGGGGTTTTAGTTATATTAACAATAATAGTCTTAATGCTGGAAGACATGTTATACATAAATTTCGTCATATGGGATCAAAATCATTAAAAGGAAAAACATATGATGAAATCTATGGAATTAAAAAATCTAACGAGTATCGCAAATTATTAGCCGTAAGATGTAGAGAGAGACAATCTAATATAATACCTAGTAAAGTATGGACCGGTCAAAAACATACTAATAAAACTAAAACAAGAATGAGTGAATCCCATAAAGGTTCTAAAAATTCCCAATTTGGTACTTGCTGGATAACAAACGGAAACGAAGTCAAGAAAATTCCCCTAGAGGCACTTGACAGCCACCTAGAAATGGGTTATCATAAGGGACGAAAATAATAAATGTGCAGAGAGGATATATAATGAGAGATTTCAATTTGGATGTTACACCATGTCTTCATTGCGAAAAAGGGTGGAGACATGTTATAGGCAATTGTGTTTTATGCGGTGATGGACCTTCCCCCGCAGCTATTGAGCATCCACCTAAAACGTTAAAGGGTAAATACCTAGCCCTTAGATCATTGTTCAATGGGGAGTTTGAACCATTTACCGATTGGGATAAAGCGGTGGAACAGTTAAGCGCATCCGCTTCTAAGGAAGATAACAACGAAGCTCTTTCGGAGTTTCATACCTATCAACGACTTAAACTAAAATATGGAGAAAGATAAATGAACATCATTGCGGCATGTGTAGTTGCGGGCGTACTGACGGCTAATGCTCCGGTATGCGGAACGAATGAAGTCCTTCGCGTTGACGTGTTGGACAGATGCTGGTGCGAGGTTGTATCAGTGCAAGAAGATTCTAGTCCAAGAGGATTTACTCCGGGCAAACCGCCAGTAGTGGTTGATCCTAACGATCCGCCAGTTGATCCAAATGATCCTCCGGTCGATCCTAACGATCCGCCCGGAAATGGAAACGGTGGAAACGGCAATCGTGGTCTAGGAAACTATGGTGAATCGGATGATCCATCCCCGGACTACGAATCCAATAATCCATCCGGTCAAACCGAACCGCCCGGTCAGAGCGGGGATTCTCCGGGTAAGTCCGGTGATGCGCCGGGGCATAACAAGTAATGTTTACAGTATTTTTGGTATTATTCCTGACTAGCACCTTTATTGTTTCAGTAATAGGCGCAGTATATATTGGGGAATATACTGCATGGGGTAAATATTTTCTTGTTGGATTAGGGGTTGCCATCTGGATATTCTTGGGCATTGCTACAATTATATTTTGGCCATAAGATGAAATATTTGGATGAATTATTTTGGAATGTGGTCAATATGGCAATGACAATCCTTTCGATTCCGGCTATATTGGGGGTATTGTTGCTGCTTTCCAGCATGTATCCAAATTAATGGCAGTAACTCAACTGGTGTGGAGGTCGCTCTGATAAGGCGATAGAGGTCGGGTTCAATTCCCACACTGCCAACCAACCCGATGGAGATTTAATAATGAAACCGGAAACTCGAAAACTTGATAAGGTTTATAATGAAGGTTTTGTGGCTTATTTCAGTGGTAGTGTTATGTCGGACAATCCATATCTTAGTTTCTCTCCAATGAATGAGTCATGGAAGTCCGGTTATTACGACGCGGAAGAATCAGATAGGGATAATCATGATTACTCGGGTGGATTTGGAGACGATTTCTCGTAGTGCAATAGCTGCGGAAATGTTTAACATATGGGAAGAGGAAGGCCATGACTACCATTCTATGGTTGATCGGTTTCTCGCGGGTTACGAAGAGCTTCTGGACGGGATTGGACAGATTGATGATGGGGCAGAAGCCCTGCAATACGAATTGTACGAAATCGGCAAGAGACACTTCGGAACGGAAAAGAAGGACTTGAATCTCTGGTTCAAGACACTTTACATGATGGGATTCCACAAGACTAGCGGTGCTAGACTTGGCCTATCAATTGAATTATTCGGTCGCGAAGAATTTATGAATAAGCTAGCGGATAGAATCCAAAATCCGCTAGGTTTACCGAAAAGCTATTGGTTGGCGCGTAGAGAGAGTTCACGCCAGTAAGTCCATGTAGAATCGCAATCTTGGGCAACTTACGCGCCAACCAATTTTTTTTAAAAAAAAAGCTTGACATCCACATCAAATGATGATATATAAGGAGACATGATAATGAATGAAGATAAAAAAGAACGCGATGCGGCCTTGAGCAAGGTTGATATAAATTCTGGTACATTCATGGATGATGGAATGAATGTTATTATGGATTTATGTAGAACACAATCGGGAACTAAGGTTACTGGTGAAGATATCAGACTAATAATTGAAACTGAAGGAATAACACCGCACCACCATAACGCATGGGGCGCACTAATTAAAAAGGCTGAAAAACAAGGGTTCATCCACCATACTAATGAGTGGAGACATATGAAAACGAAAAAGTCTCATGCGAGAAGAACATCGGTATATATGTTAGATTAATATCTACCATAAAAAAAATATGCTACGGTCGTCTAATTGGCTTAGGACACTAGACTTTCAATCTAGGAAATGCGAGTTCGAATCTCGTCCGTAGTACCAATAACATATGTCTGTGATTATATTTGATGGGAAGGAACGCCCAAAGGATATAATGAAGTGGAATTTCCTTTCGGGAAATAGAGTCGCCCGGTCGGCTCCGCAGGCAGATCAAATTTAACTTAGAGGATGATTAATTATGTCGTATAATGAAATGAACCGAGTGTTATTCATCAAGACGGAAGGTGTTCCGAAAATGCCGGAAACTCCCGAATTTGAGAAATATCACGCATATGTTAACAGATGGCACGGGGACTGGACGGAATACTTCTACGACCAAGATTTGCAAATAAACATCGGTGAAGACTATGTTGCTTTTCAACTCAAGATCGGTGACGACTATGAAGGAATGGCCGGATTATTCTTTGATGTGAAGAGTCTAATGCCAAGCATAACCGACCTGCGAAAATTGGAGAAGGCCGGTTTCAAGCTTGACATGACACATACGATTTCCGCACTGATGATACACCATAATGGTACGGATGATTATCTGATCGATTTAATGAATTGGGATGATATTAAAGAGTTGATGAATTCCCAATAAACTATGCTCCATTCGACTAGTGGTCTAGGTCGTCGCCCTCTCAAGGCGGAAACAGGGATTCGAATTCCCTATGGAGTACCAACCAACTCACACAATGAAGGATAAGAACAGTGAAGAAACCAGTAACGCACGTTAGTATTTTACTTGATGGTTCCGGCTCGATGCTCGGAAAATTACATGATACAATTGAGGGTATAAACTCTTACTTGGATGGTCTTGCAGATGAAAAGGGTGTTGATTTCCGCACCACAATGGCGGTTTTTGATAGCACTCGATTTGATATTATATCGAATAATGATTCGATGAAGAACACACCAAAACTTAACACCGAAAATTACCGGTGTAGTGGAATGACGCCGCTGTTTGATTCGATTTCCCGTATTGTCGGTATGGCCGATAATGTTAAAGCGGATCGTAAAGTCGTCGTAATCATGACGGACGGTTATGAGAACGATTCGCGTGAAATTGATCGCAAAGGCGTATCCGATATAGTGAAATCACGCGAGGGTAATGATTGGAGTTTCGTATTCCTTGGTGCATCATTCGATAACTATGGTGAAGCCGGATCATTGGGAATTGGCAGGGTTCAAACCATGTCATACAATGCGAACGACAGAGGTTCAACTCAAGCCGCTTATCGTGGACTGGTAGAAACTTCGGCGGCATACGCATCGGGTGCTACGCAATCGATGGAATTCTCCGACGTGGTAAAAGCAAGTGCTGGCGATGAATTTTATGAAAAAATTGCCCGCATTGCGGACGACAAGGAAGAAGAAGACTAACAACTAGAACTTCGAAGGCTGCACAGTTTGTGTAGTGTGGGTGGCGGAAACGCGCGATCCGACAATTTTAAGGCTACGTAATTCAACTGGATAGAAACTTGAGCTTCTAACTCAAGAGTTGAGGGTTCGAATCCTTCCGTAGTCACATTGAAGTCTCCGGATGTATAAATGGTCTATAATAGGCTAACATCCGGAGATTTCCTAACTTTGTTTTACACTATCTACAAAATAACTAACAATATTAAAGGAGTTATATGATGAGAATATTGACTGAAGAAGATATGGAAATAGGGGATTTCTTTACAATCGAAGAATGGAAATCCGATGTCAAATGTGGTGGTTTTATCCCGGATGATGGGCATGGATATCTTATATATCCTAACGGCATGATCGAAGATCGTGATTACGGTGGCGATAGGGAAATTTGGGATATCGAAGGAATTCCCGTGGGTGTCCTTGGCGTTTTGTGGTACAACCGCTAAAAAAGTGCTTGACAAAGTGATTGGGATAGTGTAGTATACGAATAATGGGCCGGTAATTCAGTGGTCAGAAGAGCAGACTCTTAATCTGTACGTCGTGGGTTCGAATCCCACCCGGCCCTCCATTATTTACCACTTGACAAAGGAACTTCGATATGGCATACTCCCCGATATGGTTTGAATGGAAGTTCAACGACAAGAACTTTGATAAGCCAAAAAAAGGTGAAGAATTGAAAGGGGTGTGGAACCTCTACCTGATGAAAGAGGCATATACGCCTAATCTGAATGATAGAATCTTCATCGGTTCAATTACTTCAACGATGCATGGTTGGGTTGTCCAGCTTGAGGGTACATCACATTCGGATGAGAGAAATCTCGGTACGCGGGCAACCGCAAAGTCGGCGCAAAAATTTCTCTTGGCATCAGTCATGCACTTGCTATATACTAATGCAATATAAAAATCCTAGCATTCAGTTGTCTAGGTCATTGGATTTCGGAACTAAGAATTGGACCATTAGTTCAGGGGTCATAGAAAAGAACATTGGTCGGATAAATCTTAACATTTGGTTGTTAAGTCATGGTTTAGATGAGTAACGGACCGGTAGCTCAACTAGGCAGAGCAGGAGCCTTTTAAGCTCTAGGTTGGGGGTTCAATTCCCTCCCGGTTCACCAATATTGTGCCGTGATAATAGCAAGAAAGTCACTGTGGTTACGACCGCAAGATTCGCTTCCCGAAAGGGATGTTAAATAATCTCCGGATTTTTGACAGGGTGTAATAACCTGCCGACTGGTACAAACAATGGGGGAAGCCGCTGCAACTAGGCTTGACGCATCGGAGAGACGATGACTAAATAAGGATATTAAATGCTTGGAATATTAGGTAGTATTGGTACTTTTTTTGTTAAGATGGGCGTTGGAACAATAGTTCAAAAACTAATCCAAGCAAATGTCGATAAGAAAAATGCCGAAACTGAAGAACAAAGAATTGCCGCTGATATCAAGATAGCGCAGCTTGAAGCAAGAGCGGCCGTCTTAGCGCAAGACCCGGTAGCACCATGGATACGTCTAGGGTTTGCATTGCCGGTAGTTTGGATTAATGCCAAGCTTTTCATTTGGGATAAGATTCTCGGATGGGGAGTGACCGATGCTTTAAGTCAAGAAATGAATTGGGTTATGATAACCATAATCGGATTTTACTTCTTATCCGAAACAACGGCAAGAATTTTTAAGAAATAGGGTGATTGCTATCCCTATGCAAAAGCGTGCTTAATATAGCAAGGAGTTTTAGCGGTTTCTCTAAAAAACCGGTACGAACATAGAGTTTGCGGGGTGGAGCAGTGGTCAGCTTGTCTGCCTCATAAGCAGAAGGTCGTAGGTTCGAATCCTACTCCCGCAACTTTGGGATTCCCATTTGTATAACTAGTCTGTAATGGACTAACAAATGGGAATCCCCCTTTTAACAAATGCGGGCGTAGCATAGCGGCTAATGCACCTGTCTGTCTAACAGGTTATCGTGGGTTCGAGTCCCATCGTTCGCGCCCTTGAGAGTCCCATTTGTATAAATAGTTCTATATGGACTAACAAATGGGACTCTCCTTAATGCATCGACATAAATACTTTACGGTTTATAAAACAACAAATTTACTAAATGATAAGACTTATATTGGAATTCATGAAACCTATGATCTTAATGATGATTATCTCGGATCGGGTAAGTACTTGAAAAGTGCGGTTAATAAATATGGACCGGAAAATTTTAAACGAGAGTGGTTATTCATTTTCGATAATAAAGAAGACCAATTGAACAAAGAAAAGGAATTGGTCACTGAAGAATTTTGCAGTCGTGATGATACATATAATATTTGTGTTGGTGGATTTGGTGGCGGATTTCATTATATAAATTCTTTAGGGAGAAACAACTCTAATAAAGATTGGTCCGCTATTTCGGAAAAGATTAAAAATTCTGATGGATATAAAAATAGAAAAATTCCTTTTGATGTATTAGAAAAGGGAAGACGGATAAGTCATAAGAACGGTTTCTTAGGGAGAAAACACACTTTAGAAACTAAGAAAAAAATCGGACTGGCTAATAAACAGTTTCAACATGGTTCTAATAATTCTCAGTTCGGTACCTGCTGGATAACAAATGGATTAGAAACGAAAAAAATTCCTCTAACAAACCTTGACAAATGGATTGAGAATGGTTATGTAAGAGGACGAAAATAAAGAGGTTGAGTGGCAGAGTGGCTTAATGCGCTGGTTTCGAAAATCAGTGAACCTCTAAAGGGTTCCGTGGGTTCAAATCCTACCTCAACCGCCAAACAAGGAAGGGTGGCAGAGCGGACGATAGCGGTTGCCTTGAAAGCAATTGAGCCTGAAAGGGTTCCGGGGGTTCGAATCCCTCCCCTTCCGCCATTTAGGGGTTGACAAAGTATGCGAGGTATGGCATGATGCTGTTAATGGGGTTGATCGCCCGGAGACGAATGTGGGTTGGAACCACGCCTTGCGTCAATTATAGGTTGGGTGACAGAGTGGCCGATAGTGCTCGCTTGGAAAGCGGGTGAACGTGAAAGCGTTCCGGGGGTTCGAATCCCTCTCCAACCGCCAACATGTAAGGATTTATTAATGGCTAGACAATACATAATTACTGAAGAAGAAATGCTATCACTGATAGAATCTTTGGAAATTGTAAAATTACGTGAAGCGAATTTTATGCGGGATTATTCGATAGAAATGGATGATATGCATCGCCGGTTTCATATGGTTGTAGTTCGGTGGGCACAAAATATGGGGTTTGATGGATATAGAAAATGAGTTATATTATAAGGATTATAATATGAAAAGAAATAGAGCAGAAGAAAAAAAAGCATACGAAGAAGGTTATAAAGCATTTTTCGAAGGAAAACAACTATATATAGACAATCCACATCATCTTAAAGGCACTGAAACAGAACAGCAATGGGATGATGGTTGGTGGGATGCAATGGGGAAAAAATAATATCTATTATTTCCACGTTTTGACAAAAATGTGGGGGCTTTGTTATTTGTGCTCAAAACAAGTATCTGGTACAGTGGGAGCCTGTGTATGCTAGGCTTATCGATAAAAGCATACTGGTTGCAATACCCCGCGAGTGTCACCGAAGACACTTTAATAAAATCGGACTATTTTATTCCGGGATGGCTGAATGGTAAAGCACGCGGCTGTTAACCGTAAGTCTCGAATAGAGTAAAGGTTCGAATCCTTTTCCCGGAGCATTGAAATCCCCGATTGTATAAATAGTCTGTGAAGGACTAACAATCGGGGATTTCCTAACTTGTTTTATACTGTTTATAAAATAACCAACAATATTAATGGTAAATACTACATCGGCAAACACCAAACCAAAGACCTTGATGATGGTTATATGGGTTCCGGTAAACTGATTCGAAGAGCCATAGGTAAATATGGTTCTGGTAACTTTACCAAAAAGATTCTCCATGTATTTGATAATGAGGAAGAAATGAATGCCAAAGAAGCCGAATTAGTTATTGTTTCCGAAGAGACATATAATTTATGTGAAGGTGGTCAGGGCGGTTTTGGTTATATCAATAAAAATTGTCACAATAATATTGGAAATCGTCGTAGAATTGGTAATTATGGTTGGAAAAATATTGATCGATCTTGCTCTAAACATATTGAAAAGATAAAAAAAGGTATTAAAAATTCTAGTTATGTTTTTGGTTCACATTGGATAGGAAAGAAACATAAAGAAGAATCGAAACAAAAAATTAGTAAAGCCAATGCCAAGGCTCAGGCTGGTAAACGAAATTCCCAATATGGAACTTGTTGGATAACAAATGGAAATGAAGTCAAGAAAATTCCTCTAGAGGCTCTTGACAATCACCTGAAAATGGGTTATATAAGGGGACGAAAATAATAAATGTCGCTGTCGTATAACTGGTGTGTACGTCCGGTTGAAGCCCGGAAGGAACGAGTTCAATTCTTGTCGGCGACACCAACACTAATGAGGATGGTAATATGAAAAATAATGACACGGAATTAGATCATTTCAAGCAAAGAAATGCAAAATGGTTACATGATACTAGAGAATATGCGAAAGAATATATAAGAAAACATGGCAGAGTGTCTATTAATGACATTCGGGATGCATGTCCAGTACCGGAAGGTACTGATTCAAGGATTTGTGGATTCGTTTTTCGCAGTAAAGATTTCAAGAAGGTGGATTACGTTCCTTCGGAAGTTGCGGTTGAACAACATGTTGGAGAAGCCAGATCACTTGTTGGAGTATATGAACTAAAGTAAAAATGCCTCTATAGCATAGCGGTCTAATGCGATGGTTTCATACGCCATAGATCAGTGGTTCGAATCCACTTAGAGGGACCAAAATTAGGAGAATAAATGTTTATAACAATATGCGATAGATGCGGGAACACATTAGGGAATTGTCATTGGACAAATTGTCCATGGAAGCCAGCCCCAATTATTCCTCCATGGAAACCATTGCCAATGCCAATGCCAATGCCAATGCCATTCCCGAAACCAAGACCGCAACCAAGACCGAGTGATATTGATTGGAGACGTGCGGTCGAAGAAACAGTGGGTAAGAAAAGAATGCCAAAAAATAACGAACAAAAGATTAGAGAACTTGAAGAAGAAATGGACGAAATGCGTAAGAAATTGAATGATTTACTTAAAAAGGAAAACATTCAGGACTCGGGTAAACAACTTCTTCAAGAGTAACATAAGGAATATATAATGGAAGAAGAAGACGAATTTCTAGACGAAATAGAACCTCGAAGAGACAATTGGGACATTGATGTTACCGTAAAAGAAACTTGGAGAGTTGTATTTGAAGAAAATCTAACAAAAGAAGAAGCAATTGAAACTTTTATGATGGGCGATTACTACGATGTTATCGATGAAATGGATACGGAAGTAATCGATGCAAAAATAGACGAAGTATAATGGGAGTTTAGTTCAGTGGTAGAACAGGGGTCTCCAAAGCCCCGTGTCGTGGGTTCGATTCCTACTTCTCCCGCCAATAACAGGAACGGAAATTTGACTGAAATATTTCAGGACTGCAATTGTCCTTACTGTAAAAAAATCGACAAGTTTCCCGTTCTATGGAAACTAAATGCAAGGGATCGATATTGGTACGAAGTGCCTAAAAATGGTTCCATGACGATTAAGAAGTCACAGAAACCGGTAAGAATCGGAAAAGATAAAGTTCGTGAATTGCCGAAAGATACAAGACCGATAGTTATCTATCGTGATCCGGTGGATCGATACTTAAGTTTATTCAAGCATTATTTCACCAAAGAGGGTGGAAGACTGCGGGATGGAATATCATTTCTGGAACGGGTTGGACGCAAAGACTACAACCCGGAAGTCAAGAAACAGGTTAAAGAAACATTCAATTTCATATTAGATAATCTGGATAAACTTGATTCCAAATTTGAAGTTCATCACTTCTATCCACAGACAAGGTTCTTTGAACCGGATGTGTTCGAAGATTTTGAATTTATACCGATTGGTAAAATGACTGACATTCTGAATGTTAACACGTTGCACCATACGGAATATGACGGCAAGTTGACTCCCACAAAGAAGCAAATTGCCAAAATACGTGAAATTTATGCTGCCGACTACGATTTTTTTCGAAAAAGGGGGTTGACAGACGGGATTTCATATGGTACTATACAAAAAGAATCGCCGGTTTCGGTGGTTCCTAAATTACAGATAAAATCTCCGGTTCAACGAATTCGTGATATCGGGGATATAAATATCCGGGAAGTTATCGGATAAGAATAATGCGGATGTAGTATAAAGGTATTACACTTGGTTGCCAACCATGAGAAGACGGGATCGTTCCCCGCCATCCGCTCCAAGTTTAGAATGGCTACAGCAATCAAAACCTTTTTTATTGGAAAAAAGCAAAGGTCCATTCTGATAATAAGTTTAATGGAATAGGTACAGCAACACATTCGCCGAAAGGCATAGTGTAAACGTTGATAAGCCCCCGAAAGGGGACTATATTAACCGGGGTCTCGCGAGTGGATCAGAGACTATAAACTTTGGGTCCAGCAACTATTCCGATATTAATTACGAATCCCCGCAAGGGGAAAATAAAATGCTTACAGCAAACAAAAAAATCATAGGTTCGATTCCTATATTCTCAATCATTTGAGAGTGGCAAAGGTGCCAACTAATAGCATTTTGGATAAAAATAGAATACTTACAGCAAACCATTAACTAGCTCAATGGTAGAGCATCTGTCTTTAACACAGAAGGTACGGTTCAAATCCGTCTTAATAGTATTCTGGAAACATTTTCTCTGCGGTCAAGGCAACCCCTTGGCCGTGGAGATTATTTCCTCTCCAAAATGTAACTACATGTTCAACACAGTGACACAGGAAAGGAAATGTCAAATGAACAAATTTATCGATTCAATCAACAACAGAGAAGCACGAACGGCCAATCGAATGAAGGCTCGCAAGACAACCGCGTCAAGCGCAGTTGACTTGTTCTACAAGATTGGTGCGTCCCGTGGTAAGAACATCACGCCAGAGTTTTCAAATGCATTGGCGACGGATACGGATTTGGCGATCCGGACGGCACTATGGGCGCGGGACGTTCGTGGTGGAGCCGGTGAGCGTCAGCTATTCCGAGACATTCTGCTTTACCTTGACTCCAAGGGACAGCATGAATTGCTACAGCGAGTTCTGGTTAAGGTGCCGGAACTTGGCCGATGGGATGACATGTTAATTGATTTCTCCCCAAACATCAGAAAGTTTGCCTTTCGCATGATTCGCGAAGCGCTGGATGCCGGAAACGGTCTCTGCGCAAAGTGGATGCCGCGTAAGGGTCCGAAGGCAATCGAACTTCGTAACTTCTTGGGTTACACGCCCAAGCAGTATCGAAAGACGCTTGTCGGATTGACGAACGTTGTCGAATCAAAGATGTGCGCAAAGGAATGGGATGAGATTAATTTCTCGCATGTTCCATCCCTAGCTTCATCCAGATATCGTAACGCTTTCAAGCGAAATTCGGATGAATACCGAAAGTATGTCGAGGCATTGGTTTCGGACGATCCGAAGGTAAAGGCTACCGTTAAGGCTAACGCTTCCGCCGTATACCCATACGACGTAATCAAGCAGCTTAACATTGGTGGTTACTACTATGGAAATAGAGCACAATCACTCGGTATTGAGCAGAAGCGGCACATTATCGGTCAGTGGGAAGCGCTGCCAAACTTCATGAATGATCGGAAGGTTCTGCCAATGGTGGACGTATCCGGTTCCATGTTTTCCCCGGTAACGAAGTCAGGAAATGTTCGGGCAATCGATGTTTCCGTTTCGCTTGGACTGTATTGTTCCGAAAAGAACACTGGTCCATTCAAGGATACGTTCTTGACGTTCTCCAGTTCTCCGGAACTGTTGACGCTGAAGGGTGATATCGTTGATCGAGCGGCGCAGATGAATGATGCCGAATGGGGAATGAACACTAACCTGCACGCCGCGTTTGAAGAGATTCTAGCAACGGCGATTCGCGGACGAGTTCCGGAGAAAGACATGCCAGAAATGGTGCTGATTCTTTCCGACATGCAATTCGACCATTGTACAAGATTTGATGATTCGGCAATGCAGATGATCGAAAGAAAGTTTGAGAATGCCGGTTATCAAATTCCGCAGGTTGTGTTCTGGAATATTAATAGTTATGATAACGTGCCAGTGAAGTACGACAAGCGGGGCGTAGCCCTAGTGTCTGGCTTCTCGCCGTCCATCATGAAGGCCGTCCTGACGGCCGATGTTGAGGAATTCACTCCGGAAGGGGTGATGCGCAAGACATTAATGGTTGACAGGTACGCTTATTAATGCTATACAACAAGGGACGGGGCGGATTTCCGCCCCGTTTCAACAAGTGAAGTGAAACCCAAATGGAGAATGAAAAATGATGAATATTATTGGGGTAGGGCTGTTCCTACTCATTGCGTTCGGTGTTTTCCGCATCGGAGGTCATATCAAAGAAGCCCCGAAGTGGATTTTTCGGGCGGGCGGTCTAGCCGCTATTGCAGTTGCCGGTATGATCGGCTTTAACGGTCTGCTGGCATATAATGACGCCGGATATTGCACGCATGTGCAAACCGCATGGGGTCAGGAAACCAGTAAGTGTGATCTAGGCTGGTATGTCCGTGGATACGGCAATACTACAATCTATCCGCATTACATCACGGTCGCCCATACGGACGATCCGAATGCGGAAGGTTCTTCCCTCGCCGGTCCATATTCGATTCGAATGGCCGATAACTGGAATGGTCTCATTACGCAAACTACGCGTTTTGGTATTCCCCAAGACCCGGAACAGTTTATTTCAATGCATCGGGAATTTCGTTCGGTCGGAAGAATGATCACTTCCACTCTTGTTCCTTCGGTGACTGCCGCACTCGACAGCACCGCTTCTCTCTACACGATGGAGGAATATTGGGGTGGCGGTGCGCGTGACGCCTTCAAGCGGGACTTCTCCGATGCGCTTATCAAGGGACGGCCCGTTACGAAGAGAGGCGAAGTCATCGTACACTCGGCTTCAAGCAACCCGGATACAGCCCCTTCGGATAGCCCCGTTTCGGCGGATACGGCAAGAACGGGTGATGATGAACGGGTTCGTGTAGTCACGGAACGACTTCTTGATGAGAATGGTTTCGAACTTCGTACCCCGAATGACTTCGCGCGATTCGGCGTAACCGTTTCTTCCGCAATCGTGACGAATCTTGACCCGGACGACACGTTCGAAGTCCAGATTCAGAAGCGCAAAGATGCCGCCGCAAGACGTTCCGTGGCTGTTGAAGAGCGACTTGAGGAAGAAGAGCGTCGTCTGCTTGAAATTGCGAAGGGTGAACGTACCATCGCAACACGTCAGGCCGAAGCCCGCACGGAGCAGATCGAAGCTACCACGCAGGCCGAAACCAAGAAGCGCCTTGCGCTTATCGAGGCGGAACGTGTACGTGAAGAGGCTGAAATCGCTAGACAGACGGCGGAAATTCAGTTAGATCGTGCCCGCATCGATGCGGAAGCCGTAGTGGTCACGGCGGATGCTGCGGCATACGAGCGTGAAGCACTTCTAGCGGCCGACAACGCGCTTCAGATCAAGCTCGACACGGAAGTCGCTATCCAAGAAGTATGGGCGCAGGCATACGCTACGCGTCGTGTACCACAGATCGTGTTCGCCGGAAGCGAGGGTGGTGATGACATCCCCGTTGGTGGAGATTCGGAAGTTTCCCGCTTTCTCGACCTTTTGACGGTTGACGCGGCCAAGCGACTGGCGTATGATCGGAGTATCGGTGCGGAGATTGATGCACCGGCACCAACTATCGAGTAACACGCGCGTCAAAAAGAGTGGAAGGGGAATTGTTCCCCTTCCATATTTCATTAAGAAAATCGAAGAGAAATATCTCTTGACAACCCGGAAAGTCTACTATATACTACAGTCATCATGGACCGCTCGCCAAATGGGAAGGCAACGGCTTTACACGCCGACATGACTAGGTTCGATTCCTAGGCGGTCTACCAAATCGGAGTTTTATCATGTGGAACTTTATTCATGAAGACGCTTCAATAGACGACATTACTTCCCTCTTTGGAGACATGGAAGGAAAATTGGAGTTGGTGAATGAGGAATGGGGAACCATTAACGATGAAACCAAACTTGAAGATATCGTGATTCGTATGGGTGTATTCAAGTCGAAAAGCCAAGCCAGAAAAAACAACTGGTCGGGTGAAATCCCGATGGGATTCCGGGAATGGAAAATCGGCAAGAAACACTTTTGGACATACAAACCAATGGAGAATATATTATGACGGATGAAACTGAATTCGTATGGGATAACACAAATAACGATTATAACTATGCGTTCATTGAATTCTTGAAGGATAGTGGATTTACGGTTATAGAGCCGGGCGGAAGTCCGTTTGTATGGAAACGAGCAGATTTTTTCGGTCATAACATTCGATATTCGGTGTCTGTCGATAATGTGGAAATGGGTACAATCGAAGCTAGATTTACTGATCCGGAAAGTCATCGCGTAACAAAGTGGTTGATGTTCGATAGTAACAACGGACGGGCTTTTGATGAAGATGAAGATTTCAATAATGCTAAGTACAAATTCGAACGAAAATTAGTATTGGAGAGATTGGACATTGGGCCAGATGGGACGGCTACGCCTTGACATGGCGTGATGAATGGGTTCGATTCCCTTAATGTCTACATCGAAATCTCCGGATGTATAAATAGTCTATAATGGGCTAACATTCGGAGATTTCCTAACTTGTTCTATACTGTATATAAAATAACTAATAATATCAACGGCAAATATTATATCGGCAAACATCAGACTAAAGACCTTGATGATGAATACATGGGTTCCGGTAAACTATTGAAACATGCTATTAACAAGTATGGTATCGAAAATTTTAACAAAGAAATACTTCATGTATTTGATAATGTAGAGGAAATGAATGCCCGAGAAGCAGAACTTGTTATTGTATCTGAAGGCACATATAATTTATGCGAAGGTGGACAGGGGGGATTCGGTTACATTAATAGAACTTTAGATCATTTAATTCGTAGTAAGATTCAGAGTATAAATGCTAAAAGGAAAGATTATACAAAGATAAATTGGAATGTAGAGGTTCAGTCAAGAAAAAAGAAAAAATGGCATAAAGAAAATCCATTAGAATCCTCCAAACATATACAACTAGCCACTAAAGCATTTCTAAAAAATGGTCACTCGGAAGAATCCAAAAGTAAGATTGGTAAAGCAAATTCCATACACCAATCTGGTTCAAAAAATTCACAATTTGGCACTTGTTGGATCACGAACGGAAACGAAGTCAAGAAAATTCCCCTAGAGGCACTTGACAGCCACCTAGAAATGGGTTATC